ACAAAAATTGCCCGTATTTCTGGGCTGGAATTAGGGCTGATTTTTGTTGCTTACCACGGGTCGGGTCATACTCTCTCTCGTTATATAGCTAAGAAAATAATTCACCTGGGATTTTGCGCAATCTCCAGGACGCGTCATATTGTGAGTCCATTATGCCTATGCTCGTCCGTTGGTCTCATTTCGTGTATGCCCCTATATAAGCACAAACCCTACTGTAAATGAGACCTATGCCGTTTATATGTCTAAGCTCGTCCGTTGGTCTCATTTCGTGTATGTCCGTGCGGGGCCATACCGACGCAAAATCACCATCGCCGTGGGTTGCTTTGGGGTTCTCTATGTCTCCTCTATCCCGCTCGGGATTTCTCTAGAATCTCTAAAAATAAAAAAAATTATTTTTTTCATCACTTTCTTCTTTCGAAAAAAAGTTTTCAAGAAAATAAAAAAAGTTTTTGTAGAATATTATATCCTTGAAAATCTATCTCCATGTAGGGCCGAGACCAAAACCATGTCTAAAGACGGGTCGGGCCATACCGAGGCAAAATCACCATCGCCGTGAATTGCTTTGGTGTTCTCTATGTTCCTCTATCCCGCCAGGATTTCTCTAGAATTCTAAAATAAAAAAATTATTTTTTTCAACACTTTCTTCTTTGAAAAGTTTTCAAAAAAATAAAAAAAGTTTTTGTAAATTTATATCCTTGAAAATCTATCTCCATGTAGGGCCGAGACCAAAACCATGTCTAAAGACGGGTCGGGCCATACCGAGGCAAAATCACCATCGCCGCGAATTGCTTTGGTGTTCTCTATGTTCCTCTATCCCGCTAGGATTTCTCTAGAATTCTAAAATAAAAAAATTATTTTTTTCAACACTTTCTTCTTTGAAAAGTTTTCAAAAAAATAAAAAAAGTTTTTGTAAATTTTTAAGATTTCTTGTAAAATATATCCCATGTCTAAATCAACCGAAACCACGAACGACCGCGTACCGCGTGTTCTCGTACGCTTCGGTAAACACCCATCAAGCGTGTGGAAACCCCATCAAGCGTGTGGAAACCCCATCAAGCGTGTGGAAACCCCATCAAGCGTGTGGAAACACCCATCAAGCGTGTGGAAACCCCATCGAGCGTGGGGAAACACCCATCAATTGTGGGGAAACACCCATCGAGCGTGGGGAAACACCCATCGAGCGTGGGGAAACACTCGTGAGTCGTGGGGAAACACTCGTGAGTCGTGGGGCGTACCGGGGCGTAGCTTGGGAGTACCGAAGCGTGCGGGACTCTCGGAACGAGAGGACGCGGGGCGTGGGGGGGTGCCATTGGACGAATCGTTGGGAGGTGTAGGGGTTAAGTGAATATTAAAGAAAAAAATACATATTTATAAATAATGATTCCTAACAATTTACGGGTAGAACATAACAATATTATATGGAAGACATATTACTCTCATGTATGGGCAGTAATACATTTAGCTGCTCTTAATTTTCATGAAATATTTAGCGATAGAAATGAATATATAACCTTTTACAATAGTTTATCCACTACACTAGGTTGCGTAAAATGTATATCCCATTATAGACAGTTTATGGTAGATAACCCACCGGACTTCACGGATCTTTTTGGATGGACTGTAAAATTACATAACAGTGTGAATGAATCGAGAGGAGAAACTGTTTTTACAAGAGAGGAATCTTTTGAGTATTGGACTAAACATATTCCGGGTATGTCTAATGTGAATTCAAGTGCCGATTCTATATACTCTATATAAATATGCACCGGGGTACGGGACGGACGCGCCACATACGGCGTAAGCGGGTATGGAACTGTACGCCGTCGATTCATGATGATACGTCCATCCGCCAACGGTAATAGGTAAAGTTAGTGTAGGAGAAGCAGTAACAAGCACACCGTTCCATACTAATCGATTATCATCATTACTACAGTGGCCGACCAAGTACGCGAAGTTCGAACTCGACGACGACGCGAAACCACTAGCCGGTTCTCTTGGAGGAGCATATTTAGACTTATTCCTAAAATTATTAAGAGATATAGTACCTGAACTGGGAGCATAACTACCATCTGAAAAACTAACTCCTCGATATTCACTTAAAGCGTGAGGTGCAGAACCACCGAATTCGGCGGCAACCTGAGACATACTAGGTGAACCATTAATACCCATTTAATATTATACAACAAAATTAAAGTTGATTAAATCTATCGCGCATGAAATATTCCTGTGGTATACACCCATTATCACACGATTCACAAAAATCAGTCCAATCCCAAAATGTGTGCTCACCTATAGGTATGCGATGTGTACTTGTAATTAAACAAATAAGGTATCACCCCCTGGATTATGACCTTTGTTTATTTTATGCATACTTATAGATGTTCCATCTATTAAACCACCATACATTGCACCAATTATTTCATTATTTTCATCTCTGGCGACCATACACAGCTCCGGGCAGACTTCGAGTAATCTGCGTTTAAATAATTTAGTTGGAACCTCGTATATTGTATCATATACTTCTAATTCTATTGAGTGTATTTCATCTATATCATCGTGTGTCATACCAGAGTACTGTATTTCACCACAAATATATATATAGGTAAAGACAATTGCGATGATTGCATAATAATTTAAAATATTATTTATTTTTGAATTTTATCTTCGTCACCCGTGTCTGCAGTTATCTGCATACCCAAAAATTCGAGACCGATCAATATAACGAGAATGATTACCAGTCTCATCGCCGACACGGCATCTCTTTATATTGAATGAGAAATTATTACAAAATAGTTTGTTGTTTGGGTATTAACATCGGGGCATCACGGTGGTTGACATCCCCCGATTTTTACATTGACCTAGATTTTCTTCTTTCTTTTCACCATCTTTGTGTGGACACGATCTTCCACCGTTTGTCGCTGGTTTAGTTATTTTATATGTATAAGTTTTCATTTTATCGTAATATGTTTTGCGCCATCTATGGGTGCCTGTTTGCCTGCTAAATTTATTTCGCACACTTCCCCCTACCCATTTACCTTCGCAATCATTACAATTTCTCTGTTGACTTTCGGTCGTTTTAGTTCCACTTGGACAATTTAACACCGTTCTTGTGCGTGTGTGTGTCCTTTTCGAACCATCACAGCCACCGTGTATAACCACCCATTATATAATGACTTCTACACGTTTTACCTGTACCAAGTCCTTCATCATAAACCGTTTTTGTAGTCTTTGTGCAGGGATAATATGTCCTCGGCGCACCTGGACCCAAAGATTTGGAACAAGTCGTTGATTCGGTAGTAGTTACATAACTACACTTTCTGCATCTTTCAAATTTAATCACTTCATCATCCCTACACTCACCCACATATGTCTTAGTGTATTTTTGGAACCCCGGTTTACGCTTTCCGCAAGTACTGTCTCTTTTCCAATCACTGGTTGTGTGACAACAATTACGAGTTTCACTCGTGGTTGCTCCACTGTTTACAACGTCTCTTCTGTAATACTGTTTACCATCTGAACCACATCCACCTATTTTAACCCATGGTCCAACGTATGGACAATCCACCTTTTTCGTCTTTACATTGTCTGGACAGTTTATGGTCGTTTGTTTTTGTGTTTTTTGACCAACTGAGTTACACTGTGTGATGTCGACCCAATCACCTTTTGGATAACAACACGGCATAAACTTTGCCTTCGCACTTGATGGACACCCACCCGGTTTATTTTCTTTATACGTTTGTGTATACTTGGCAGTTCCATCAGCCGAACATGCGCCAACCTTGGCCCAGTCACCCGTCTGTTCACAACACGGTTTGGGTGAACCGGAGTTACGCCGTTCGGTGTCACCATGTGGATAATCACACGCTTTACCACCATATTGTGACTGTTTTGTTATGGTAAAAATTCTCTCTTTATAGGGTTGCACACCGCACGGTTCGTCTGACTTCGGTGCACTCCAATTGGACCAAGACCCTTCACAATCAATGGGACAAGGTGCGCCCGTACATTCTTCCCACTTAATAAGTTCCGGGCAGTCTGCTGGATTTGTTGCGATGTTATAAAACATCTTCTTGCCTTTTTGACCACATGCAACTTTTATTTGACTATCCTCGGTGACAACGCACCCAAGACCAGTGTTCTCTACCCATCCTGTATAATTGTTACATTTTGGGGGCTCTGGTTCTGGACATGGTACATTACACGCTCCACCTTTTGTCACTGGGCATGAACCACTTCCAATGGGGGGTTTATAATCGGGTGCCGTTTTATCTAAGTTAAAAGTTGTGATACCCTCACCACACTTACCTTTGGTACCATCCAAAACAATCTCTTTGAGATTACCAGCGGTATCATACTCTTTACGGACACATGCACCTTCTATCCATGTGTCTCCTTCACACGGTTTGGGCAATCAATGCTACACTCTCGTTCTTCGGGTTCACACTTTCCATCACCCGTCGCTGGTTTAAAATCTGTGTGTGTCGAGTCAAGAATCCAAATCTCTTTGCCCAGACCACAACTTCCCTCTGTACCATCCATTGGTTTACCATTCAAAGAACAGCTCTGCTGTTTTATCCATTGGGTCCCTTCGCAATCTTTTGACTCTACGAATGTGACTCCCTCTGGGACTGTAAATTCACCCTTGGCGATGGCCGTTTTAGTAGCTTCATCGAGAGCGACAGCTAATTTATCTTCGTCACCCGTGTCTGCAGTTATCTGCATACCCAAAAATCCGAGACCGATCAATATAACGAGAATGATTACCAGTCTCATCGCCGACATGGCATCTCTTTATATTGAATGAGAAATTATTACAAAATAGTTTGTTGTTTGAGTATTAACAACGAGGCATGTTGCCAATCCCACCAACTCTACATTCACCTATCTTCTCTTCTTTCTTTTCACCATCTTTGTGTGGACACGATTTTCCACCATTCGAAGCTGGTTTAGTTATTTTATATGTATAAGTTTTCATTTTATCGTAAATCTTTTATTCCATCTACCGGGTGCTTTCTTGATAAATTTATTTCGCACACTCCCTCTACCCATTTACCTTCGCAATCATTACAATTTCTCTGTTGACTTTCAGTCGTTGATGTACCTGGCGGGCAATTTAACACCGTTCTTGTGCGTGTGTGTGTCCTTTTCGAACCGTCACAATCACCACTCGGGGTCCATCCACCCCACCCTCCAATAAAACAACAATTTTCGGTTTTACTCGTGGTTGCTCCGCTGTTTACAACGTCTCTTCTGTAATACTGTTTACCATCTGCACCACATCCACCTATTTTAACCCATGGTCCAACGTATGGACAATCCACCTTTCTCGTCTTTACACTGTCTGGACAATTTCCAGCTGTTGTTTGCTGTTGTGTTTTTCTACCCATAGAATTACACCCAGTCTTATCCGTCCAATCATTTTTTTGATAACAGCACGGCATAAACTTTGCCTTTGCACTTGATGGACACCCACCCGGTTTATTTTCTTTATACGTTTGTGTATACTTGGCAGTTCCATCAGCCAAACATGCACCAACCATGGCCCAATTACCCTGCTGCTCACAGCACACTTTGGGTGAACCAGAATTACGCCGTTCGGTGTCACCATGTGGATAGTCACATTGATATCCACCATGCGCGGCCTGTGTTGTTATGGTGTATGTACGTTCTCTATAGGGTTGCACACCACATGGTTCGTCAGACTTTGGTGCACTCCAGTTAGACCAAGACCCTTCGCAGTTTACGGGACATGGAGGACCTTCACACTCCACCCATCGTGTCAACTCTGGACAATTTGCCGCATCGAGTGGTATTTTGTATTGATTTTTAGTACCTTTTTTTCCACAACGCACAGGTCTTAAATCTGTTTGACTCCTCACACACCCCATGTCGTTATTTTGCCATCCCGGTGCATACTCTACACATTTAGGTGGTTCAGGTACAGGGCACGGAACATTACACGCGCCACCCTTTTCAGTAACACATGCACCACTTCCAATAGGGGGTTTATAATCGGGTGCAGTTTTATCTAACTTAAAAGTCGTGATACCGTCCCCACATTTACCGGTCGTGCCATCTAGAACGGTTTCTATGATTGCACCGTCTTTTATCTCTTTACGGACACATGCACCTTCTATCCATGTGTCTCCTTCACACGGTTTAGGACACTCGACATTACAGTCTCGTTCTTCGGGTTCACACTTTCCGTCACCCGTCGCTGGTTTGAAATCTGTGTGTGTCGAGTCAAGAATCCAAATCTCTTTGCCTGGACCACAACTTCCCTCTGTACCATCCATTGGTTTACCATTCAAAGAACAGCTCTGCTGTTTTATCCATTGGGTCCCTTCACAATCTTTTGACTCGACGAATGTGACTCCCTCTGGGACTGTAAATTCACCCTTGGCGATGGCCGTTTTAGTAGCTTCATCGAGAGCGACAGCTAATTTATCTTCGTCACCTGTGTCTGCAGTTATCTGCATACCCAAAAATCCGAGACCGATCAATATAACGAGAATGATTACCAGTCTCATCGCCGACATGGCATCTCTTTATATTGAATGAGAAATTATTTCTAAATAGTTTGTTAGAATATTGGGTAGTTAACACTTGTGTACCCTTAGGACCCGTTATGTAATCATTCGAATCCTCTGAACATGGCTCTTCCTTCTGTTCACCAACTGTGTGTGGACACGCTTCCGCAAGGCCCTTCGAAGCTGGCCTTTACTTAGGTTAGCATGTACTCGCCCAAGTTTCCAGTATTTGTCGTATTGTCTACTAGACCCTCGCCCACACTTGATAAGATCTCTTCTCCGCTGGACTGTCCCGCTGGACCCATTTTTGACCTTCGCTATCTTTACAATCTCTCTGTTGTCTTTCCAGTCGTTGAGGGGACCTGGAACGGGCAATTTACCAACTGTTACCATTGTGCGCGCGTGTATCCTTTTGCATCCGTCGCCAATCACCATCGATTCAGGCGGTCCGTCCACCCCAGTCCCTTTTTCCATGGACCTTCATAACAACAATTTTCGGTTTTACTCGTGGTTGCTCCGCTGTTTACAACGTCTCTTCTGTAATACTGTTTACCATCTGAACCACATCCACCTATTTTAACCCATGGTCCAACGTATGGACAATCCACCTTTCTCGTCTTTTACTCTGTCTGGACAGTTTCAGCTGTTGTTTGCTGTTGTGTTTTTCTACCCATAGAATTACACCCAGTCTTATCCGTCCAATCATTTTTTTGATAACAGCACGGCATAAACTTTGCCTTTGCACTTGATGGACACCCACCCGGTTTATTTTCTTTATACGTTTGTGTATACTTGGCAGGTTCCATCAGCCAAACATGCACCAACCATGGCCCAATTACCCTGCTGTTCACAACACGGGTTGGTTGTTCCAGAGTTACGCTGTTCGGTGTCACCATGTGGATAATCACACGCTTTACCACCATATTGTGACTGTTTTGTTATGGTAAAAATTCTCTCTTTATAGGGTTGCACACCACATGGTTCGTCTGACTTCGGTGCACTCCAGTTAGACCAAGACCCTTCACAATCAATGGGACAAGGTGCACCCGTACATTCTTCCCACTTAATAAGTTCTGGGCACTCTGCTGGATTTGTTGCGATGTTATAAAACATCTTCTTGCCTTTTTGACCACATGCAACTTTTATTTGACTATCCTCGGTGACAACGCACCCAAGACCAGTGTTCTCTACCCATCCTGTATAATTGTTACATTTTGGGGGCTCTGGTTCTGGACATGGTACATTACACGCTCCACCTTTTGTCACTGGGCATGAACCACTTCCAATGGGGGGTTTATAATCGGGTGCCGTTTTATCTAAGTTAAAAGTTGTGATACCCTCACCACACTTACCTTTGGTACCATCCAAAACAATCTCTTTGAGATTACCAGCGGTATCATACTCTTTTCTAATACACGTACCCGTATCTATCCATGTGTCTCCTTCACACGGTTTAGGACACTCGACACTACAGTCTCGTTCTTCGGGTTCACACTTTCCGTCACCCGTCGCTGGTTTGAAATCTGCGTGTGTCGAGTCAAGAATCCAAATCTCTTTGCCTGGACCACAACTTCCCTCTGTACCATCCATTGGTTTACCATTCAAAGAACAGCTCTGTTGTTTTATCCATTGGGTCCCTTCACAATCTTTTGACTCTACGAATGTGACTCCCTCTGGGACTGTAAATTCACCCTTGGCGATGGCCGTTTTCGTAGCTTCATCGAGAGCGACAGCTAATTTATCTTCGTCACCCGTGTCTGCAGTTATCTGCATACCCAAAAATCCGAGACCGATCAATATAACGAGAATGATTACCAGTCTCATCGCCGACATGGCATCTCTTTATATTGAATGAGAAATTATTTAAGTATCAGAAAGAGTAATATGAGTACAAAAATTGCTATACCCACGTATGTATACATTTTATTCTGTTTTTCAGCTTGTTCGCGTACGAGTTTTCTCTCTTCTAATTCCGCCTTTTCACTTCTAGTCGGTCCGCGCGTTCACCAGCTAGACGCGCGATATCCTCTTTTTCATCTTCGTCAAATTCAAGTTCCCAGGGGTCGGTACCGATGAAGTTTTCATTAATCTTACATTCGTTAAACACTTCTGTGTCTACTGCGGTATCTATTTCCGTGTTTTGAACACATATATCTAAACTAAACCCGCATGGAGATGTCTTTCTTAAATCATCCATGATAGGTGGTTTATATTTATTAGCGCCTACACACACTCTACCTGGACAATACAAACGTTGCATAAGTTCTAAGCGCGCGACTGCCTTGTGCGGTCCCTGTGTTTCTGGTATGTTAGACAATGTATCGTCTACGTAATCCATGGATTCTTTACACCCAGGGATATTGCGCTCATTTTCACAATCTCGCATAACGACATTGTAACATGAGCATCTTTCGTCATTCTTGTTTGCATCCTGTGCACAGAATGCTTCGTCGACCAACTCCGACATCTTATAAGTACTAAACATTTAAAATTGCCAGCACTAACAATATAGCCACTGCGGTGAGTATCAGAATTAAACGGTTTCTATTTTCTTTCTTTTCTTGTTGTGCTTGTCTCACGTCTTCTATAGCATCTAGGCGAGTCAATTGTCCCGCATCAGCGGAAGCTTGTCGTTCGGCTTCTTTTTCGCGTTCATTGGCTCTAATTTCAAGTTGTAGTTTCTTGTTTTTCGCGGCTATGAGTGCCGCATTTTCTCCAGTTCTGAGACCTAGAATCGCCTGAACACTTGCATCTTGTGCATATACCGAATCAAGATCTTGGAACGCAACTTCATTTATCGAACAGTCTCTGAAATATTTAGTATCTATACTTTCACCGACGTTCACATCAGAAGCACATATATTCAGTTGAAAGTCGCACCTACCCACATCGATGAGATCATAATATTCAGGAGGTAAATATTTATCATCACTGCATGCTCGGTTACCACAGTGATACCTTGATTGTATTTCTCTCACGGCGATATCCTTCTGTCCTTTAAATTCTTCTTTATCTGGAATTGCATCAACAAGAGAGTCCCTCCATGCATTACTCTCTTTGCATCCTGGTATGTCTGGGTTAGCGTCACAATCTCGGTTAATGATATTATAACACGAACATCGTGTGTCATTTGGATTGGCACTGCATATCTCTTCTGACATCTTACATATATATGATATTTTTTTGTGAGTATATTTTAAGAATGCCACAGACTTTGTTAGAAAAGGCAATAGATGGTAAAATACCAGTATACTTTGTGCTCGCACACGGCAAAGACTATTCTCCTTCGCAATCTATAAGGAGTGTACCCACTGGTAAAAATCTAATACTCCCAGTAGATTTGGGTGAGACACTAACATACACTGGCGCAGAAGCTCTCGCACGTAAATTAGGTGATAAGTCAAGCATAAAACAACTTCTTTCTAATTTACCTAAAAAATTTACACTTCTCAAAGAAACAGAACAATTCCCGGATACAATTCTGGCATTTCACGATAGATATTTTTGGACCGGTATATATGAATTACCACAACCTGCACTCAAGAAGGGATTGAGAAAAGAAACTCATAATATGATGAATATAAACACACCCACTACACCACCAAAAAAGCGTGTATCTACATTTTTAAACGAAAATCCAAATGAAGAAGCTATTTACATCGTAGCATCATGTAGAGGTGTCAAAAACGTACCATCAGACGAAGTATCGAGTTCTACAACTAAATACGCGGCTAGAACGAGTACACAATTAAAAATGCTCGAACAAAGAAAAAAAGAAGCGATGCGAAAATCAAAAAAACGTCCGGCATCGTTGAGTAAATCTGTAGACAAAAAGAAACAAAAAACAGAACCAAGTAAAAAAAGGAAGAGGTCACCAGATAAAACATCACGAAAAAAGGCAAAACTGTCTCCAGTAAAATCACTTACACAAAAGATATCAAAATTACAAATCTAAATAAAACCGTCACCTATCAACTCCATTTCACCACTAAGTTCACGAAGCTCTTGTGTTTAGGTCACGTATAATAAATTCATTAAATTTATTTTCCGTAGATACATACCCTGGACACAAGTCTTCGATTTCACTCCATGCGTTGGTATATGTATTAAAACACTCTATGGTATTTTCGGGGAGATTCAATTCATTTATTTTACAAAAGTGGTCAATCACTTGAGTTTGAACCTTTTTTGTGATGCGCCTGATTGGTGCAGATTCCTTTATGATTTTATTAATCATGTCTAGTTCTGCTCTCTTAAGACGTACATCTATGGTTCTCATGCGATGTTCGTAATGCTCATAAAAATAACGCAATTCATCTTCACCAAGTTCTACATCTTCTAAAGATATACCTTCTTCGAATACACTTCTCGCTATTATCGGTGGTTCGGGCGCATAACCCCTATAAATGTCACGCATAGTGTTACATAACTCAAGATAATCACCTTCTGGCAATTTATCAGAGTTCTTGTCTATGAGACGCATGACTGTTTTCAGTTCATCATTCATACTTACGTATATGTAGTGTTATTTCTTTAGTCCACTGTAACTGGTGGTACATTTTCTATCAGTTCAAGTTCATATACATTTTCTTTTTGAGAAGGACGAACTATTACTATTCTACACGTTTTCACGCCCATCATCATAACATCATTTGATTGTGGTGATGGAGGTGGAAGTATTATTGGTTTACACAATAAAGAGTACATTTACTTCTTCGCAGACTTTTTCTTTGCAGTTCTGGGACGCGTCTTTGGTGTCATTGAATTTATACTCTTCACGATAAAGTCGAGTTCTCTTTTCACAGATTTAATTTCCTTGTTGAATTGCTTCATAAGTTTTTCATTTATGAATTGATTTTTAAGGGTCATTTATTATAGATACATAAAAAAATAAATAGACATATCCATAAGATGCTTATCAAAGACTTAAAGCACCATTACAAAACCATACGAGAGGAAGTAAAAAATCTACCCAATACATTCATATCAGAAAAACCAAGAAAAGAGGGTGAATGGGTTGGGTCAGAACATCTCAAGGATGTTGTGACTATGTATGCTTCTGGTAAACATGGGTGGCTTAAGGGTGGTCAAGATCACGTGGCCGAGGAATGGATAAGTTGGCCACTCGTGTGGGATGGACACCCAGTGATTGGAAACTGTGAGATGTGCCCCAAAACACACGCACTCCTGTCTTCTATCAAAGGCATTAAAGTTGCTGGATTTTCACTCATGAAAGGTGGCGTAAAACTTAAATTACATACAGATGACGTTGGGCCTAACTATAAATTTACATATCATTTGGGTATAGATGTACCATTTGGGTATTGTATTCTACACCACTCAAAGAGTGGGGACGTCATAGAAGAAAATGGGAAACATATTGTTCTAGACGCGAGGAAACCACATTGGGCAGAAAATCTGTCAGATGAGGATAGAATTATTTTATATATGGAGATTAATCAATAGAGTTTTTATCTCTTGCCGGCGAGTCCTTTATGGTGTGAGAGAGGAAGGTTCTCTGAATCGATCCGCAAACGCGTGGGTGGCGTCTATGTATTCTCTATTTTGTTCGATGGTTTCCATGGGTGTCTTTCCCTCACACGCGGCTATGCGCTGCGTTTGTTCCTCGAGCCACGCGGCGAAATTGAATCCTTCAGGGGTGTGGTTCCGCTTTCGAACGTTTACCAGGCTTTCGAGCAAGAAATAATTCGTATAATGACACATCGCGCGACGATGGGATTCAATCCGAGGATCGAGTCCCTTGACGGTCATGGGTACGTTGTGATCGTGATCGATCTTTTCACCGGCGGCGAGGGCGGCTATAACCTCGGGCGACGCGATCGCGCGTTGGTACTCAACGAATTGTTCATAGGAACACCCGAGTAGTTCCTCTGTGCGCTCACTCTTCGATGTCCCGTCGAGGAACTCGCGTAGTAACGTTCTCAGACACTCCCTGGCGCGGAACACCGGATCGTTTTTGCGGCGTTCCCTCACCTGCGCGTTCCTCTCTTCTTTGTTTTCTGGTTTGGCACGGTACTCGGCGTCGCGCGCCTTCTTATTTTCTTTGTTTTCCGGTTTGGCATAGTACTCGGCGTCGCGCACCTTCCTCCTTTCTCTGTTTTCCGGTTTGGCATGGTACTCGGCGTTGTTCACCTTCTTCCTTTCTTTAATTTCGGGTTTGTCGCGGTGCGCCTTCTCACACTTTTTACAATATGCCTGTAGTCCATTCAGTCTCGACCTGTTCCTACTGTGCTCCTCCATTTCATGACACTTTGAACATTCCTTCACATTATCCATTATATGCTACAAAACCCTATTCTTTAATATTATTTTTAGGTGCATGTTTTTATTCGTTACATATTTTTTACATGGCTATTTCTATTATATTCTATGCTCTAACCCCTCTTCGGTGAACGTCCATTAGAAGATTACATATTTCGAGGTACTTTCCCTCTTGAATTTCGCAATCCTCAATCAGAGACAATGCTTTTTGGAGATTGGTGGGTCTTTCTTGCGCGGGGGCTACGGGCGTAGTGGTGGCTTGGCGCTGTTCAATTCTCTCCCGCTCAATTCGTCGCTCCTCCGCTTGGTTACTAGCGTGCGTTTGTCCTAGCTCAAGCATCTTTTGGGATACATACGAAGCCATCTTTCGTCTGTCTCTGGTAGATTGACCTCTGCTGTAATTAATCTGGCGCATCATATTCTCTGGGTATTCCTTGTTAGGAAGGAAATCATCCAACAACTTTAACATATCTAAGCGACTTTTTGCGATAGTGGCCAATTTCATTTGGATTCCAACCCCTCTCATTCCATCCGGGCAATTTCTCCATAATTCGATGACTTGAAACAAAACAGAGATGTCACCGGTTTCAATCGCATAATCAAAATCCCACGTATTCCAATGGATGCTTCTGTTTTGAAACCATCCATACACTTCCTTAATGATATCCTTATTCTTGGATTTAACAGCCAATTCCATCGTATACATCATATCATCTTCAGATATATAAGAATCCATAATCCGTGGTCCCGGAACTTGATACCCATAGTGTGCCACATAGAAATGAGCGGGCGTCCAATCATTACCAACCACAGAAGTCGCATACACGTATTTGCGGAGAGTTTGTAAGTCATTGGATTTAATACACGCATTCACAACGTTTCGCACGTGTTGTTTGCGCCGCGGTTCCATACCAGAGGGTCTTTCTTGAATGATGGGTCTATACATTTCATGATATTGATCATACCAATTATTCAAGATAAGATGAGTTCCAAGGGTATCCCAGTCATCGATAAGGGAGGGGTTCAAATTCCGAATCCAATGCATTTCTTTGAGAGCGTTGTATACATGAAGCTGTTTTGCTTTAGCGGCTTCAATCAAAGCATTCTTGCATTTCCTATAATCGAAAGACATAACACATTCTGTGTGTCCTTTTTTAATAGCAGTTAAGCACGTTTTGCAGTCTTGGCAGCGCATTTTGAATTGACTTTTAAGGGTCTTTAAGTTGACTTAGGAATATTTCGTATTCATTTTTTTGGCGAAATCGTAGTATTCCTCATCCGACTTTTTAAGAAGGTCCTCGTGCCTGCACGCTTTCATATTATTATTGAAAGCTCTGATGATGTGACGATCCATTTTCTTTTCGTATATTCTTGCCCTTCTTTTTAGTATCCACGCCCTAAACTTCTCACATAACGTAAGCTTTTTCATCACATAATCTTGTATGTGCATCTTACTACCTATGATAATATTACATTTTAAATCTAACAAACGCCACGTCTATGTACATCCATGAGAAGATTGCACAGTTCAAGGTACTTTCCCTCTTGAATTTCACAGTCTTCAATGATCGCCAATGCCCTTTGAAGGTTCGTGGCTTCCTTTTCCACGATCGGGGTGGGGACCACTTCAGGTTCAGGTTCCAGAGCATAGAGAGCCTGTTCAAGTCCATTCTCCGAGGCGAATCTTATCACATCATGGCGACACGAATAATTTCTACCCGGTGTAGATTCGCACAACGCTAAGAAATCAGCCGGCCATTCCGGGCATTGCATGTGAATATGTTCCAATTCGTAAACCTTACTCCACCTGATACAGTATTCCTTCCAACTGGGTGTGGCATGTCTTCTGCCATCTAACTGAGTCCAAAACATTCCAAAAAGAGACGCCCCACCAAAACGATGAACATTCGGATAATCGTCTTTGAAAGAGAGAATTAATTTTGCGACCGTATCCCAACAGTGAATTTCTATTCTTTCAAATATGTGCGCAAAATGCTCAACGAGTGGTTCAAGATGTCTTCGCTTACACCGTTCCTTATTCTTGAAAATCATTTCGATTAATCTGCGACCATTGTTCTTCCAGGCACTCGGCCACGGAACATCACTGCGTTCGTTAAAATGCTGTTCAACCCATCTAACCAAGTGAATTTGCCCGCTAAAGGCGGCACATTCCATAAAATCAATCAAGTCCTTGCGAGTAGCGGTTTCGGTCGTTCTCGGCTTCAAGTATGGGTAAATTTGACTGCTGATAGCGGTGTCACCAACCTTGATGGCGAGTTTCAAGAGAGCAATATTCCTGAGATTGGTTGAGCGATGGGAAACAAAATCCATAATGTACGGATACCAAGTTGGGTTTCTGTGTTGAATAACATGAGTAATGACCTCATATTCTCGACCCGGAATATCCCAAATTTCGGGTTGTATTCTGCCCTCAACATATTCTTTCAAAGCATGCCTAAACATGACCGGGTAGTTATGTTTGGCACAATTTACGAGTGTATTCCCATTCAATCCAGCCTCTTCCCCACGTTTGAGGCACCTCTTAAAGCAATGGATGCATCCCATTTGAATGGCGCAATCAATATCCCAGCCGCAGCAGTGACAGTGCATCATGGTTTGTATTTTTTGAATTGATTATTACAATGGCTACTTCTGACTTAGGCACAATTAAAATATATATTTATATTAATAATGAACATTTATCTCGAAGCATTTCTTCGCTCGGTCGCTGTATTCCTCGGTGTATTTTTCACGGTCACATGGGGACGAAAGAGTAAACCCAAATGGGATATAGCACCAATACTAATGGCTGTCATCGGAGCTCTAATCTTGGCGTTTACACAAAAGATTGAAATGTATGTTCCACCACCTATTATTACAAACTACTAAAGTTTACTCAGGTATTTAGATCCAACTTTCTTCATGAATCTATGCTTCTGTTCGCGACTATCAAATGTAATCTTGAACCCATTCCCAACGTACGGTTTAGGTGGGGGTTTGTAGTAGTCTTCGAGTTCATCATCAGATTCATCAACGATGTAGTCAGGGTCATTAGTTTTAACAGTTCGTCTTCTCATTTTTTCTTAGCATTACTACGCATCAATGTTTTATATACATTTTTCAAGATTTTACCAACACCTTCTGTTATCATCGCATGCGCTAATTGTCGTTTCATCTCAAAATAAAACAAACGAACTAGATGTTCCATCTTAACATTATTAAAGACTTTTATATAGTTTCATTTAATGAAGACCGTTGTAATCGCACTCCCGGGAGATTCATATTCAGGTGCATTTCTTAAAAATTGGACAAATGCATTTATTTATTTGCAACAGAAGGGATACAATCTTATAATGATGAACGAACATAGTAGTTTCGTACCTTTTTCTAGAATGAAAACACTTGGATTAAATCCACTTCGTGGTATAAACCAAACGCCTTTTGGTGGAGACCTCGAATATGATGTATGGGTCACCATAGATAGTGATATATTTTTCTTACCCGAGCAACTCGAAGAACTTATTGAAGACACGGATAAATATCCAGTTGTATCTGGGATTTATAGAATGATAGACATGAAACACTATACAGCTATAAAAACGTGGAACATCGACTATTACAAAAAACACGGGTCATTCAAATTTTTACGTGTAGAAGACATCGAAGGTGCGTCTAAACATATGAAAGTTGCGTACACTGGCATGGGATTCATGGCGGTAAAACGCGAAGTACTCGAAAAAATGAAGTACCCTTATTTTCACCGAGAACTTCACGTGATAGACGACGAGATACGAGACATGTGTTCCGAGGATGTTGCATTTTGCAAAAATGTGAAAGACGCTGGGTACGACGTCATCATAAATACTGGATTATACGTTGGACACGAAAAAATGATGGTGATTTAAAAGCGGATTCTCAATGGTGGGAGGGGTACATCGTCGACAGAACTCGAAGCTGTGTTTGAGATTATCACAAATTTCTAAATATACACTTTCTGGAATGTCAGTTTTATATTCGTCCACGAGGGACATGATGATTCGAATAGGATCGCTCATTTTTAATGATTACAAATTTATTTTTTATATATCATCTTCATTCTCTAGCATGTACCGCAAGCGGTCTTCTATGCTCATCCCATTTTCCGGAACTACTTCAAAATCGGCGTCTGCGATGGCGGGGTCAAAAATATCACCGTGTCTTTCACACAATTGACATGTAGACCCTTCAGTTGGTGGTTCACCAATTGGGTGGTTGTGCATCGGGGCCACTTTCTTTGTCTTTTTGGGAGCTTTTTTAAGTTTAGGATTCTTTTTTGGTGATGACGATTCGGTACTCGTCGATGGCTGAGGTTTGTCGTGCTTTTCACACACAGACTTCCCTTCTTTTGCTCTGCATTTACATCTATTCCCACTTGACGCGGCAATTGCACTACATTGTGCTCTGACAGTTTGTTGTCTGGTTACACCGGTGCGTTGCCTCGGTTTCATTTCTTCTCGGATAGATTTTACTTCTTCGTGAAGTTGTTTATTCTCCACACGAAGTGTTTTCACTTCATCGATGAGAGATTTGACGAGGTCGGTGAGGTGTGCGATGTCGGCCATTTTTATAGTTAATATTTATAGTAGACTTTCTCGACTTAGGAATTTTTTTCTTATGTATTTTTAAATGATCGCGCGTCCATTTACGAGTGTGCTAGTTGAGGCTATTCTAATTGGAATTCTTACATTAGTCATATACACGGGTGTTACTAAATTTGTGAAGGATTCGCGAGCGCTCATCCTCACGGGAGCACTCGTCCATCTATTTTTCGAATATTCGCCTATGGGAAATTTGAATGAAAGATATTGTAAATATTTATTAAAAGCCTAATATTGAACTGAGGACTCTATTCTTCCATTCCTTTACAGTTTCTTGCTTTCGCCCGTACTTGAGCTCTAATAGAGCTTCCGACGCTAAACCTTCATCTACATGTGCCTTACAACAGCCATATCTAGATGATTTATACCAACACCCAGGGTATTCGCATTTAGGTCTCGTCTTCACTGAGGAGGATGAGCTTTCTTCTTTTTCTAGGTGGCTCGTCTTCGTCTTGTTTGATTTCGCCATCTTCGGACTCAGACTCGGTCTCAGACTCCGTCTCAGACTCAGTCTCAGACTTGGTGTCTGACTCAGACTCGGTGTCATATTCTTTCTCACTTGGGTAGTAAACTTTCGGTAAATCTTCTTCGAGTGCGTCCCAGTTTACCCATCCTTCGAGTTGATTATGTTTAATAAATTCCTTCAATTCAGGCTTATCTCTGACACCCCAGGTATTTGACGCGATATCAGACCAATATGCAAGGGATCCATTGTCGATTTCCGCCGGATACAAATAAACTTCGTCATCGATGGTCATTTTATTTTTAATTGTTTCACAGTAAATGTCATACATATGCTCCAACAAACCCTCATTACACACGGAACCGTCGCTATTAAAATTTTCATGACCAAATGTTAAAAAATGCACTTGTCCATATTCGGCATTTAGTTTTTCACGAGCGACACCAATGTAACACAGGTAATCTTTACTGTTTTCGGGATAAGTTTCAATGGGAAATTCTCGGCTCGGAGAGCCCACACTTCGGTATCAAAACTCGTCATCCTCGTCATAAGGTCATCCAAATGGGTCAACCTACGAAGGGATGTGCAGTGCTTACGAGTTCAGTATTGAGGCTCATTTTCTATATCATTTACGTTTGATTTTTTTAAGTCTATTATTAAAAGTCGACTCTAGGCGCGAGGCGTTTGCCGAATGCTTTAATCTTAAATATTCGTTCTCTCTTTTTAAAATCTTCACACCTTTTCGAAATTTCATGAAGTCTAACCTGTGCTTCGAGAACTTTGTCATTTGAGTGGTATTCTTCGTGCTTTACAGTAGGTTCCCATAAATCAAATTTAGAGTAAAACCGCTCCTTTTCTGTATTCCTCGATTCAATTTCTTTGTATCGTTCGATTTCACTACAACACGAAATATATTGCTCCATGTAATCACGTGACTGTTCGTTTTTGAGTTCATCCATTTTTGTTCGAATTATGTCGATGGCGGGATCATACAAACTTGATTTTTGTTCTCCAAAAATTTGATTCACACGGAGAGTTCGAAGAATCACATTTAAATCACTCAGTGCCATGTCGTAAATACGATTTTCTTGGTGCGCGCGGGCACGAATGGTGCGAATTAATTTCGATGAGGTTTTTCCATATCGTGATTTGGACGTCTGTACAGAGAGTGTTCGTGGCTTGGCAGAAAGCGAGGCGGAAATCGCTGGTCGTGCAACCATTTTGCATTATACACACACGATTCCTTTATAAGCTTTAGGAAGTTGAAGAATCACTTCTTCACCCACTTCGTTAAAAGCGATGACTATTTTGTAGTCACCGTTATCAATTTTACATTTTGTGTCTTCTTTTACAGACTTAGGTACAAAAAAATCAAAAAACCGAGTGTAAAAACTCATTCTTCTTTCTTTTTACTAAGATGTTCTTCTTCGAGTTTCCTTTTTTCAGACCGAATCGTTTTCAAAAATCGGTGGGGGTATTCGGTAAATTTAGACCAACTAAAATCGTCGATTGAATATTCAATATATTCTGGTACGTGCGCGATAAACACAATAGATGCCTTTATGAATTTATAAACACACGTAGTAGTTATAGCGTAGCAGAATGCACGTGGGTAAAGCCACCACATATATGTGTTTATATGTTACTTTTTTTATCTAACTTAACTACAAGATGAACCTACATGAAGTTCCAAAGAAAGTTCAGTACGTAACCGTGGACTCAGAATTTGTGAGTGGTTCTAATAACACGTTTACGATCGATTTTTCACTCGATTCAAATGTGCATATGGAAGACATGACAAAAGTCATAGGCTTCAAAGTTGTGGATTTCTATGTTACTCAAGTCGGTGAAAGCGATGGCACCGGAACGACAAATGTTTCTAAATACATAGATGTGGTGTGCGAAGACATACCAAAACGTGCACAAATACTGGACGAAAGAAATGGTGAAATACTCGCGAGAATACCACTCGAAAGAAGCTTTTCCGGAAGTAACACGTTTATCATGAGAGACAAACAATGGAGATCATTTCACAGAGAAACTGCATTATTTAATCCAATATCTATACAAAAGACGCATTTTAAACTTTATGAATCACAGGGTGATGGCGACTACGAATTATTAAAACCGAATGTATCGTTCTACATGATAATAGAGATAACCACTATAGACGTAAAGGAAAAGCCCCGAAATAAAGAGGTTCAAATTTTAGAAGCACTCGATCGGTTGATGTCTAAAATAGACAATCTCAATCATAACGTAAAAAAATTACCGGATGCCGACCAGTTAGAGAAAGCTAGAAAGGAAACAAAAAAATACCCATTTAGCTATCTTGTTATAATGATAGTCCTAATATTAGGAGGTGTCTACTATATCATGCCTAAGCAGACGTCGATTCCTCCACCTTCTTTTTAACTCGGCGAACCACTTTCTTAACAACCTTTGGTTTTTCTGGTTCTGGTGCCGGGGCTGGAGCGACTGACTCCGGTACTGGAGCTGGAGCTGGAGCTGGAGCCACGGGTTCTGGCACGTGGGCTGGCTTGGTGGCTCCGTCAATTTCGTCAACCAAACGCAACAAGATGTCATAGACATGTTTCTTGTTGATGCGAAGAGACTTCATTTCATCACGGATTTCTTGCCTGATAGATTCCATTGTAATATACATAAAGGAAATATTATCTTTAAATGTAATGCTCGTCATAGGACCAAGTCTTCTGAGTGGAATCGGGCAACACGCTAAAAAGTATACCGAACTTTTCCCCGATTGGGAATATACTGAAATTCAAAATGACATACCTGCATGTGAAAGAGCGTTCATATTTGCTTTACCTATTAATTACTGGTTTCAAAAAATACCAGAGCTCAAGAAAAAGGTCAAACACTTACACTGTATGACTGTATGTGAAACCGAAACCGTACACGAAGACTATGGTAAATTGTTTTCATTTTTTGACCGAATTGCAGTTCCGAGCGAGTTTTGCAAAAAAGTGTTCTCGAGACAATTTCCAGATACCAAATTTTATGTCGTTAGAGCACATATACCCACCGAAGACAAATACACCTTTTATCACATTGGAAACGTCGCTGACCAACGAAAGAATTTTAGAGATATCCTCGAAGCGTTCGTGCGCCTCAATAAGCCCGACACAAAGCTTATAGTGAAAGCCACGTGTAATCAACCCATCAAAATTAACTTGCCAAATGTAGAAGTCGTAAATGATCTGATATCTGATGAAGACCTGGATAAAATACATAGATTATCAGATTGTTACGTGAGCTTTTCTAGTTCAGAAGGCGTTGGTATGGGTGCTGTTGAGGCCGCCATCCGAGATAAACCTGTCATTATTACAAATTATGGAGGTGCACCCGAATATGTAAAAACACCGTATACGATTGATTGTGAACTTCAAGAGTTGCAGAATGATGACTTCTTGTTTAAGAAAGGTATGCAGTGGGGCAAACCAAACAAAGAACAACTCTTGGAATTCATGAATGATGCGTATGAAAAACGACTGAGATACATGGATCACTCACACACGAAATGGATGGTTGGAAAAGAACACGTATCACAACAATTCATCGATGATGTAATTGGTAATGAAAACGATGAGCCCGGTGAGAATAGCACCTGAAGCAATGGCACCCTTTTGAGCGATAAGCATGGAGACGATATCATCAATGAAACCAATGTTTGTGGGTTTCTTTACATTTTCGGGGACAATTTTTGCGATAGCTACATAGAGGGCCATGGCGATTATAACTGGTCTTAATGTTTCTTGGTCTAACATTTACAATACACTAATATTTTGATTTTGGCTGATGTTTCTTACAGAATCCACCACACGTAGCTCTAAATCCACACGACTTGCCAGCCAATGTCACTGCCTGACAAGTGTGCACCACACGCCTTTTTTCTACTATCTGCTCTGGAGCTTTATCTAAAAAGTGAATGACCTTACCATCCCTTTCTTTTCGAAGTTGTGTGTATTTTTGTTTCATCTTCCACGTTGCATGTGCGAGTTTCTTGCATCTATCGGTGGGTGATTCCACTCGGTACATACGCATGGCGTCGGCGAGGCACTGTTCGTAGGACATCTTTAGAATGTTGTAATTACAAGGGTAAGAATAGGTGACTTAGGATATAGAACTGCACAATTTTTCAGAAACAAATGAAATTACTGGAACAGATACTGCATTACCAGGTAATAACTCTATGAAACGCTTTTTAATTCTGATTACACCATAGATGTATCTCTTATTATGTGAAACCACATTGGAAATGAATGCCTAACACCACTACGTATTTCAGTTATACCATGCACGTAATCTATATTAGATGGGAATAAAACGAGTTTTCCCTTTTCTGGTTCAATACTCACAAGTAATTCCGGAAAAAATATTTTACCACCCTCAAAATCATCATTAAGATACAATATAGCAGTATAGTCTCTAATTTCGGTACCTGGGTGAAAGTGAGATTTCCGGTAAAAAGATTCACTGTATCACAATGTGGTGGCATACGTTGTCCGGGATACCACGAGACTACGTCAGTATAAGTCAACCCAACTTTATGACCAAATGTTTCGAATGCTTTATTTTTAATTCTATCTATAATATCCGTTAATACATCACGTGATGGAAATGATTCTACATATCTACTTCTACCTGCATAAAATGGAAATACTTTATCCGCTGGTATAGTTGGTGTAGATGGTATCTCGCCGACAATTTTGTCACACGTGGTATCATGAACAAAATTGGGTATTTCGTATATATCCATTATATAATTAGTTATATAAATTTATATTGTCATTTGCATACGGGTGTGTAATAGTACTCGAACTTAGGTCAAAAATAAAGACCCCTACCTTTGTTTTTAAAAAACAGCTTAAGTGAAAGCCTCGTTTATTAAAAATCAAGTAAAAATGAGTGAAAGCATCCAAAAGCTCACCCACGTGGAACACATATTAAAGAGACCAGATCTTATGTTGGTCCTGTCGCTCGCGTTGGTGAACAGTATTGGGTCAAGGAAGGTGATGGATTCGAAAAGAAAACCGTCATCTACGCACCCGCGCTTCTCAAGATTTTTGACGAAATTCTTGTCAATGCCATCGATCGTAATTCACTCTATCCAAAACAGGTAACGTCCATCTCAGTCAACATCGACCGAGAAAAGGGTGAAATCAGTGTCGAGAACAACGGGCCTCTCGGAGGCATCGCGGTCAAGGAACACGAAAAAGAGAAGATTTGGAATCCTGAACTCACGTTCGGACACCTTCTCACGAGTACCAACTACGATGATTCGCAACAGCGTGTCGTCGGTGGAAGAAATGGATACGGCGCAAAACTCACGAACGTGTACTCGAGTAAATTCTCCATCAAAATCAAGGATTCCGAAAACAAGACGACGTACACACAAGAGTGGACAGATAACATGAAGACGTGTGGAAAGCCGAAGATGCGTAGCTACTCCGGAACGACATCAAGTGTATGCGTCACGTTTACGCCAGACTGGTCAAGATTCGGTATGAAATCAATGGATGAACACATCTTCAAGATTTTCGAGAAGCGTGTTTACGATGCAAACATTTGCACCACACCCGGATGTAAAGTCAAGTTCCAAGGAGAAGGTCTTCTAAAAACTGCATTCAATGAATATGCTAAAATGCACACAAAAACAGACGAAGTTTGTACATTCAGTTCAGATAGGTGGTCTGTGTGTGTCGCGCCATCCGAAGATGGATTCGAACAAGTGTCGTTCGTAAATGGTATTTGTACGACCAAAGGTGGGAGTCATGTAGACCACGTGGCGGGTATTCTCGCGTCGAACATCATCGACGAGATGGCAAAGAAAATCAAACTCAAACCGCAACAAGTGAAGAATGCATTCATGGTTTTCGTGAAGGCAACACTCGTGAACCCAACGTTCAGTAGTCAGGTCAAGTCCGAGTGTACTCTCAAACCACAGGAATTTGGGAGCAAATTTGAGCCAACGAAAAAGCTCATCAAAGATATTCTCAAAACGAATGTACAATGCGAACTCATGGCACTGTCCAAGTTCAAAGAAATGAAAGAGCTTCAAAAAACGGATGGTGCGAGAAAGTCTAAAATCACTGGCATACCAAAGTTAGATGATGCAAATAAGGCGGGTACCGCACAATCTGGAAAGTGTACGCTCATCATCACAGAGGGTGATTCAGCGAAATCACTCGCAGTCGCTGGACTCTCTGTAGTTGGACGTGATTATTACGGGGTATTTCCACTTCGCGGGAAGTGCAAAAATGTGAGAGATGCATCTGTCAAACAACTCACGGAGAATAAGGAGTTCAGTGACCTCAAGAAGATTTTAGGTCTTCAACAAGGTAAGGTGTATACGTCGCTCAATGAACTCCGATACGGTCGTCTCATGATCATGACGGATGCCGATACTGATGGAAGTCACATCAAGGGTCTTGTACTCAACATGATTCATTACTTTTGGCCGAGTTTACTTGACCTAAATTTCGTGGTGAGCATGGTCACACCTATCATCAAAGCCACCAAGGGTTCTCAAACCATGTCTTTCTACACGGATTCCATGTTTAGAACGTGGTATGGAAATGGGAGACCTGGTTGGAAGATTAAGTACTACAAGGGTCTCGGTACTTCCACGTCTGCCGAGGCTCGAGAGTATTTCAAGAACATCGAACAGCTCACGGTTAAATTTGATACAGACGAAAAAACAGATGATTCTGTAGTACTCGCGTTCGATAAAACAAAGGCTGATTCTCGTAAAACATGGCTTTTGGAGAGCACAGAAAAGGAAAGTTCTGAACTTGAAATCCCATACGGAAATGTCGAACGAATTAACATCACAGAATTCATTCACAAAGATCTAGTAAATTTCAGTCTCGCAGATTTGAAGCGTTCTATTGCACACGTGTCTGACGGTCTCAAGCCCTCTCAAAGAAAGGTCATGTATTCATGCTTCAAAAAGAATTTGACGAATGAAATGAAAGTCGCACAATTGGCGGCATACGTCGCAGAAACATCGGCATATCACCATGGAGAAGTGTCTCTTGCGGATACGATCGTAAAATTAGCACATAATTTTACTGGTTCGAACAACATCAATCTTCTCGAGCCGTGTGGTCAATTCGGTACGAGACTCATGGGTGGTAAAGATGCGAGCCAAACGAGGTACATCTTTACGAAGCTCACAAAACATGCAAGAAAACTCTTTGATGCTAGAGATGACGCGGTACTCAAGTATCTCGATGATGACGGCAGACCCATCGAACCAGAATATTACGTGCCAGTGTTACCTACAGTTCTCATCAATGGTACTGAAGGTATTGGAACGGGATTCAGTTGTTATGTACCACCGTTCAACCCAAAAGACATTTGCGAAAACATAGAACGAGCTATTTACGGCGAAACACTCAAAGAAATGAAACCGTGGTTTGACAAGTTCAAGGGTCGTGTGTTTAAAAACGAAGAAGGGTTATGGATCACAGAGGGTGTGTGGACATGCAATAGCGTTGGAACTAACCTCAAAATTACCGAGCTTCCACCGGGTCGCTGGACACAGGATTACAAAGAATATCTGGATGGTCTCGTGGAAAAGAAGATTATTTCTGGATTCGTAAACAACAGCACGACAGAAGACGTGGATTTCACTATCACGGGATACACCGGGAAAAACCTTGTGAAGGATTTTAAGCTTCAAAAATCATTTCATGTGAGCAATATGCACCTATTCCACCCGACCAAGGGTATCAAGAAATATGAAAGCCCAGAGGACATTTTAACGGATTTTGTGGACATTAGAATTGATGTATACAAGAAACGAAAAGCGCATCTTCTTCATGTTCTTACAGAAAAGGTGAAAAAACTAGAAAACGTGTCTCGTTTCGTAAACGCCGTCATCAACGAGCGCATCATCGTATTTAAGAGAAAGAAAAATGAACTCGAAGATGAGATTTCTAAATCATACGATGCGGTCGATGGCTCGTATGATTATTTGCTCAACATTAAGACCTACCAGTACACGAAAGAAGCTGTACAGTCGCTGAACGAGGAGACCGATACCATCAAGAAAGAGTTGGAAAAATTGGCGGCCACGAGTCACATCTCCATGTGGAAAATGGATTTAAAAATATATAAGCAATAAGTAGTATGTGTGATAGATCCGGTCCAGATACCGGAGCCGCACTTTGTCTGTCAGCCCTCGGGCAACAGGACACATATCTTTTGGGCGAAAATTCACCCTTTAAGTATGAATCTAAACGACATTCAAATTTTAGAAAGTTTCATAGAAGTTTTAATGTTAACAAACCTTCGAGTGCATCAGATGGATGGCCTTTTGGTCAAACCATAAAAGTTACATTTAGACCACAAGATATGGGGGATCTTCTCTCAAATATGTATATTAAAATAAACTTACCAGGTCTTTCGAATACACAGCATAATTACGCGGATAGAGTTGGGAGACATCTATTTAAATCTATCACCATGCGCGTCGATGAAAATATAGTTGAAATATACAAAGATGACATTGGATTCATATATGATGAAATGTACCTCGATCAATCGGAAAGCGCGAGTAGAATATATACAGATGGACGTTTTGTTTACAGAGAATCCGTGCTAGACCAAGGACTCAATTTTTTCAGAGGTCTCGATACAACCGTATATGTACCTATTCCATTTTTCTTCTCAAGAGCCTATGAATCGTCTGATTATGAAACAAATATACACAATAGACCATACTTTCCTTTGTGTGCGATTAACAAACAAAAGCTTGAGTTTGAAATTGAATTTAGACCTCAGACATTTTTTACAGATGACCCGGTTGATTTGACAGTAAAAGAGTTTGATATCGTGACAGAAGAAATTACACTCACACCCGAAGAACGACTCTTTTACACATCTAGAAAATACGAAATGATAACCGATGTGTTCAAGACTCACCCCAAGTTTGACATAGAACCCGGAGACGATAAAGTAAAATTTGAGCTCACACCCGAAAATCGGGTAAAGACACTTCACTTTTTCTTTAGAAACAAATTGTTTGAGAATGAGAATGTCGCGAGTAACGCAACTGCCACGAATCAAATATACGATTATTACCACAATAGATTCAATCTTGGACCAAAACCATCATACAAACGTGCAATTGATTCATTGTCCGATGACGTAGCGGTCGCAGCGAAGCTATTCATAGATGGTCAAGAACTTCCATTCATAAATTATGTAGATTCACACTATTATAGGTATCTCACCGTTTTGAACCACAAGTTTCATTCAACACCGAGAAATATATACACCTATACGTTTTCTATGAATCCAAGAAATGTTGACCCATCCGGAAGTCTAGACTTCACAAACATAAAGAACAACCGAACTACAATAGACTTTCAAATGAATCCTTATTTCGGGACGAATGAGTCATACACATGTCATATATACTACACAGCGTATAAGACGCTTACATTTGAAAACGGCTACCTTGAATCTCGAAGTGAGCCCATATCGTATTCTCCAAGTTTAGGAGAACAAGGTATGAGTGAAAATTCACGTATTATATACGAAGAATCACTTGCCGAATAATTTATCTTTATTTTCTTTTATGTAATTAATGATCCCATTTTTAATACACCATTTGATGAAATTGAGTTGCGCGAGCGTCGTATTGATTTCATCAGTTGTACCGGGGACTTTATATGAGATTTTGTCCGACCGACAAAAGGGGTCAAATAATTTCTTGCTATATCCATCAAGAGTAGATTTATAAGCACAATGCACGCTGAAAATCTTACCTTCGTTTGTCTTGTACATCAAATTAGTTTTCTTAGAATAGTTCGTGATGAACCATTCCAGATTTCGGAGAGAAATACCACCAGTTTTAGACAAAATTTGTACGAGCGTTTGCCCGTTTTCTGGTGTACAATAAAATGAATCGATTGAATTTAGTAGGATATCTGATTTCCTCATATTACATCATAAGCTTCAAATCTCTAAATTGGTTATTATTAGATGATTCACATGCGGGACACCCAGCTTTATACATGGGAGGAAACGCGTGGTTGTGTCTAATAGTTGCACCCATGGTCACGGGTTCATGAAGTTTGGGTGCGGCGGCGTGCGTTGCACAATAACCACCGTGACTCGCTTTTCTAGTACAGGGCTCACCACCCCTTTTAATACCCATACAATATCCACCTGGATTGGGTAAATCTCTCAAAAGAAGCTTCAGGGGTATGTTGTGAATGGTCGATACTGAGCGCGCGTATAAAAGCATTCTTTCATGACACACCTTTTCCACCTCATCCTCGAATACTCTCGCGAGATTCTCAGATATCTTCATCCTTATTACATTAACGCACCTAGTTTTTAAATGGCAATTCTTCGACGGGTGTTTCTTTCTTCTTTTTTGGCCTTCTTTTTGGTTTGATTTTGGTGAGTAATTCACCGAAAATTTCTTCTTTTGGATCTTCGAACAACGGCTCGATGAGGTCACACACTGGATTTATAAATTTATTCATGAAATAGTATTCATAATCAATGGGGATACCATTTTCTTTCGCGTATTTTGGATCTTCAGACTTTTCAAAAGCCTTAGCTTTTGGGTCACCCGTTTTAATGAGTACATATGGTACCCTATCACCCGATTGTGGCTCCGACCCGGGTTGGCGTTCACGCATTTTTCTCACAACTTGTACATGTGCTTGATTTATATCATCGATATTAGGGCTATTAATTGATACACTCTGTCCTTTTACTTTATATGAATCTGAAAGACCCTGTGAAAGTGTGAGCTTTTCAATGGGTACGTCTCCCTCAATCAGTTCAATCGCACGTTGAAGAGCCAGAGCTCTCGGAGCTTCTGTGTCATTACTCTCGAGCACAACATCAAGAAGTTCTTTACAAACTTCCCGTACGTGCGCAGTATTGTCGCGTCTCACGAGCTGAAGACCCTTCACATCTATATAATCCATGTTCATCTTTCCATCTTTTCCTTGTGTCCAGAGCTTTGCGGCATATCGTTTTTTAGAATAGAGGAAATAGGGCCAATACACCTTTTCCAATTCTAGATTATTGGGTTTCTTAAAAAGTGCACTACATTCTTCGGCGGCGCGTTCACCAATTTCCCAACTATATTCGACGGCTTCGATGCCTTTACGGTCACCTACATCAAATTCAACCATTACTGAATCGGTATCACCGTATCTCACTTTCGCACCCGGAAAGTTCTTTTCCACGTACTCCTTTGTTTCATCAATCATACTCCGACCTTTTGTTGTTACCGTAGACGCGATGTTTACACATGGGAGTATCCCCTTTGATGCACCCGTGAATCCATACACGGAGTTCATACTAATTTTGTAAGCTAATTGCTTACCATTATACATCGCTTTGAGTGCACCTGTGGATACCGCCATATCCTTCTTCGCTTGCTTCCTGAATTGTTTCAATTCAAGTAAAATGCTGGGTAACAACGTTGGAACACCTTGTGCAAATTTGCATAGACGCTTTGTCGGTGGTTGCCCCTCAACTTTACTCGGTACAGGAATCTCAAATGTCTCATACTCCACACCAGGTACGTTTTCGTATTTAGGATCCATAACAAGACTCGAATAACACAAGTTGTGTGCCATCATGATGGAGGGGTACAGACCTTCGAAATCAAGAGCTGTAATCGGTGTATAGTATGCACCCTTTTGAGCGTCAAGGACAGTCGCACCTTCATATCCTTGGTCACCCATCTGACCATATTGAATTGTGGGTACCATGAATCCCATTTCCCGCGCCTTCTTTGTGAGTTGACTAAACACCTTAATTTGCTGTCCCCGTTCGACGAGATAACATAATGGAGTCCAGGTTGCTTTCGCCATTTCCAGTAGATTTACAAGAATGCATAATTTAGACAAGAGTCTATGAGGAAGCAATGTATCCTTAATACAATACTCTGCAACTTCACGCAGTTTTACTGGATCGGCTTCTTTGTAGCGTGCAAACATTTCTTTCGCCGGCATATCAATTTTGTTGTCCCCGAGGTACAGTTTAGACACGTTGTCAAGTTTATATGAGTCGAGTTTGTAACCTTTCTTCACCTCATGAAACAAATCAAATATAAATCTACCAGGCATACTCACGAGTTTTAAGTCGTTATCACCCAATGCACTCGAAGAAAGTTTCTTCAGGGTAAGTTCACAATTATGACCACGAAGTTTACTCAATTGAAAAAATTTGAGGTCACATCGCGTAACGATGGCGCGTTTCATCAAATATTCCAAATCAAACCCAAATATATTCCACCCAGTGATGATGTCTACGTCCTTATCATGTAAATATTCACGGAATGCCATTAACATTTCGCGTTCAGTATCGTATGACAGAATAGTAGAACCTCCCAATTCCGGATCAGTCTTTTTGTAACATAGACAGGTTTTATCGTATGGTTCGTCACTCCCAAATTTACAGAGTGAAATTGCGATTTGAAAACATGCATCACCTTGGATATCAGCATCGGGGAATTTACCAGTAGAACTATTACATTCAATATCCACGGATGCAACTACAAAAGGTGCAGTTTTCGGATTTTCAACTGGTTTTAACTCACGCCAATTCTTACATTCGAGGTCGATGTCAACGTGCGCGTTATACGCAGCTGTACATAAATCACCTGTATCGAGCCATCCAGTTGACTGAATACCAGTTCTGTGCATGAGTCGAAGTACCGGGTCCAAATTAGATTCGTACATTTTCATGCGAATACTTTCATCTGGAAGTGGTCGTCGAAGACGTCCAGCAACCATACGTCTCGAAGCGAGATTTCTAAAAAATAACTGAAGGTATGGGAATTGCTCATTGTTTTGAAATCCCCAAACATCTTTGCGGTGAATCGTGTTATAACTCGTGAGACAACCAGGACACGCCTTTTCGATTTTGTTGTATATGATTTGCACCTTTTGTTGTGTTATATTACGAGGCAACTTTACAAAAAAGTAAGGTGTAAATGCCGTCGTTACACATACAGACTTACCCTCACTTGTTTTACCAAAGATATTGATCAAGTGTTCGTCGTCTGTATCCTTGGTCTCCCAGGTGAGTGCTTGGAAGACAACCATACTTCGTTATGTACCTAAAATTTTAATATCATTTAATAATAATTATGTCAGCTGCACTTGTCGATCTTGTATCAGTCGGGGCTCAGGATGCCTACATCACTGGCGAACCCCAAGTCAGTTTCTGGCGCCAAAACTACAAGCGCTACACGAACTTTGCTCTCAAGCCAGAGCGCATGGATTACATCGGTACTTTCACGAGTGGCGCGGAAGTTGTCGTACCAATTCGCTCGAAGGGTGACCTTTTGAGCTACATATGGGTGGAACACCCAAATATTTCCAACGTTGGCGTAAACACTGATGGCCTCTTTTCTTCGGGTGATACCAGTGTGACTGAATTCAGTCTTCACGTTGGTGGGCAAGAAGTTTGCAAGTTCGATTCCTTGTATGTACAAGGTGTTCACAACGTTGTGTACCGCGATACACAAGCCAAGGCATCTTGCTCCGTGACATCGGAAACAGTCGCCGATAACGCGAAGGGTGTCGCTGGTACCGCGTCCGATTATTACATGGTACCATTCTTCTTCAGCGAAGATTGGACTAAGTCGCTCCCATTGGTGGCGTTGCAATATCACGAAGTTGAATTGCGAATCAAGTGCCGTTCTGGTCTCGGTAACTTGGGAGCAAGCCCAAAAATATACGGTATGTATGCATACTTGGACACCGCCGAACGCGAGCATTTCACGTCACAAGAACACGAAATCCTCATCACCCAAGTGCAATATCAACCAATGACAAAGACTGACACGTCTATCGATTTGACTTATTTCAACCATCCAGTCAGGGCGCTCCACTTGACAACGTCAAATGTGTCTGGTACTGGATGGGCGAGTGATTACAGTTTCGATACCGCGTCGCTTTACATTAACGGCCTCGCCCTATTCGAAAATGGTTCGAACACATTCCACCATAATGTTGTTCACGAAATGCACACCACTGCACTCGCGCCATCATCTCTTGATGCGGTTCCACTCTTCACGTGGCCATTCTGCTTGACCATGAACCGGTCACAGCCAAGTGGCTCTTTGAACTTCTCTCGCATAGATAATGCGAAACTTACCATTCAAAGTCCAAGCTCCGGTGCCAATGATGGATTATATAGAGTTTACGCTGTAAACTACAATATTTTGAGAGTGAAAGATGGTATGGCGGGTATTGCATTCTCCAACTAAATTAATTTCCAGAAGACCCGAAACCACGATTTCCTCTCTGCGTTTCCACGAGTTCTTGTACTTCTTCGATGAGAGGTGTTTCACACCTTTCCAGAATCATTTGTGCAATTCTATTTCCCTTCTTAATGACGAACGGCTCACTCCCGTGATTAAGTAGGATGACTTTCAACTCACCCGTAAAATCTGGGTCGATGACACCCGCACCGGTTTGAATGCCATACTTAAGTGTCAAACCGGATCTAGGTGCAATACGACCATAAACACCAGGTGGCAAATGTGCACAGACACCAGTACTTACAAAAGCACGTTCGAGTGGCGGGACGATTACTTCTTCCATGCTATATAAATCATAGCCAACGGACCCAGGTGAAGTCCGTGTAGGAATGATCGCATCTTCGTGTAGCTTCTTAATTTGAAGACTCATGAATAACATTCTGGTGTAATCTTTATACAAGTATATATAAATGATACCTCTCGTCATAGCACTCGGTGCGGCCGCTCTCGCGTACACATTCACCGGAGAAAACTTGGTCTCCGCTTCGGAAGCGAAGAAACTGATCAAAAGTGGAAAGATAAAGAAAGTCATAGATGTACGAACATCTACAGAGTACAGACTTGGTCACTACCCAAGAGCGTTACATTTGCCAGTCAACAAAATGAACGAAAAAACAACGACAGAACTTCCAAAAAAAGGATTGCTCGTCTACTGCAACACCGGACAGAGGGCAAGGATTGCGGCAGAGAAATTAATTGATTTGGGATTTGAAGATGTGTATTACATAGCAGGACATTACTCAAGTTTGAACTGAAACGTGTGTCTATGTATCGCACCTGACTTTTAATAATCTTTCAATGCGCACCTTTTCCTTATTCATAAACAAAGTAAGTTGTGTAATCGGGTCATCGAGATACACTTGCCCATGGTTTTTTAGTCTATCACATTTTATGACCTGATTCACGCGTACGATATTGACACGAACAACTCTTTCTCTTACGGATTTACTATAATGTGCGGCGAGTATAGCTGCATCCCTCTTCGTTTCCTTAGGAAGTACATCTTCTTCACAACATACGACGACATGAGAACCAGCACCACCGTCTGTATGTAGCCACCATTCATTTGGAAAACTCGATTGTGTCAATGCGTCATTATCTTTCGCGTTCTCACCCACCTTAATGGTGATGCCATCGAATGATGTGTATGACTTCATACATAAGTTAGAACCTACGTTTTTATATAATTTATGGCCAGAACGAAGACTACTACGAGGGAGCAAACTTGGAATAAACGCGACAACTATATATTGAAGATGTTTGTGTGGCAGTTATATAATAGATTACACACTATCGAATTATTCGCAGTCTATGCATATATGCGTTTGGTAGAAACGCGTTTCGTCGTTAAGAAATTGAAAACGAGCGATCTGAAGTTTGTTCAATTTTAGTAAATTTAACATCTTTAATTTTATCAATCATCCGGTTGACGTGGTCTTGTGTGATTATCATACATTGTTCACACATGACGCGCCCCTTGTGTTCGACCAACAATGGACCTCCCGTGCCGACGACTGCCCTAATAATATCAAGCATGTTTCTTAATATCTCATTCACCTTGATTGACTTAGGCAATAAAAATATCTGTTTAAACTAGGTATGAATAATAATTCAGTTGTCATAGAAACACCTCCTAAAACACCTAACAGTCCAGTGCGCGTCATACAAAATGTGAGCCCGGATATTATCAGGCGTCAAAGTTTGAATAACCTCAGGCGTATGCGAAGAGAACTGATGTCTTTTGCTAACGCGGGGTTTATAGGTCGAAGAATTGATTTCAACAACTCAAATAATCGTCCAAACACATCAAATTATATGAACGAATAAAAAAAAGGTAAAAAATAATGCAAACGAAAATAATCGGACACGAAAAATTACATGGAAAAATATGAATGTGAAGAATCTTCCAATAGATCCAATCACGGCAAATGAATTCAATTACGGAGACAAAGCGGTAAAAATAAATAAACTGTATCTTTCGCCAACATCGTTTAGAAAGATGGCTCGCATGTCCATGACAAGTGCTATAAACGCAAACGGAAACATGGTTCTATTTAAAAATCCGATGACACGGGGCAATGTTAAAAAGGGTGATATTAAATTTGTTGTGTTAAAAAAGCAATAAACTAAAATTCGCTAAATTATATGCACGTAGTGTTAAAGTCGAGTCCCACACTCACGCATAAATATAGGGTCACTCTACCAAACAAAAAAACAATCGATATAGGTTCCATGGATTCACCAGATTACACAGATCATGGGAATCCAAGGCTCATGCGTGCACACCTACTTCGTAAAGGTGCCGAGATACCCAGGGAAGTTCGAGTGGAAACAGACCTATACGAGATACACCGTGGCATGTTATATGCAGACACCAGTACTGAAGAAAACTGGAACGATCCCTCTCGTGCGGGGTACTGGGAAAGATGGGTATTATGGAGTTACCCATCGGTTGAACATGCTAAGTTATGGATGACGATGCGTAAAGGTATTCTATTCATGCCCACGGAAGAAATGTTGTGGTTTTGTGATGATCAAAAAATGCATTAAGCACCCGTTGACCCAAATCCACCAGCGCCACGTCCAGTTTCGTCGAGTGTATCAATCTCGTGTACATCCGGGGTTTCACACCTCTCTAAGACAAGTTGAGCAATTCTATCACCCTTCTTAATCTCAAACGGAACGTCCCCGAGATTAAAAAGAGCGACCTTAATTTCACCGGTATAATCCGGGTCAATAACACCCGCACCCACGTGAATGCCATGCTTCACGGTGAGACCAGATCTCGGTGCAACTCGTCCATATACGTTCATCGGCAAAACAACTGCGACCCCCGTACCGACAAGACTTCGTTGCGAAGGAGACAATACAACCTCATCGACACTGTATAAATCGTATCCAACAGCACCACCAGAACCACGAGTTGGAACAATAGCATCTTGAACGAGTTTTTTCACACGGAGTTCAGACATTTACTTATAAGAGTCCGTAATCTTTATCTTAATTAAGGAATATACGGCTTAATTCATAAATGTGGTCCATCCATAACGCAGTCGTACGAGCCACCACTGAACCTAAAACGGATTACGATAAACTCAAAAAACGTATTAACCGCGCAACGCTCGGATATGGTAGCGCACTGACGTCCATGTATTTCATCACACATGGAGCAGAACAAGGTGTGTCTTCTACCATCGGTGTAGCAACCTCTTTCGCATACATCGCGCTACTCGAAAGACACGTGGATAATATAGAAAATTCACATTTTCAAAAACAGTTATTAGCTCCAATGGGAACTGCTATATTTGAAGCCATGTGGAATAGTGCACCTTTTGCATTTGATTTTGATTATGGGGCAACATTCGTCGGATTTCTTGCATATAAGGTGGCGCTATTGAGTGTCGTGTACGATGAAGTTCGGAGGATGTTGGTGTTAGGTGATAAGGAAGATTAAATTAAAATGATTATTATTTAACGACGCGTCGCGGACCGATATCGAGGCGACCCAAGTTCTTAATTTTACCGGTCACGATATATTCATCGATCTTGTTCGCAATGCCCCTGCCGATACCCGGTACCTTGTGGGGTCCTTGTGAAATCTCAGTTCCATTCGTGACTTCAAAGTTGAGTTTTCGAATAGCCTCTGCACCCTTCTTGTAAGCCTCGCTTTTGTGAGTATCTTTCTCCACGCACGCGAGTAAATCCAATTGTTCCGCGATATTCTCATTTGTAGTGAATGTCTTGAATCTCTTAATTTCACCGGTTTCAAGAAATTCATTTATTTTTCGGATGACACCTTTCCCGATACCCGGTAGGTGAGCGATTTGCTTACCATTGCTTAATTTGAAATCGAGATGATAGATGATATTGGCCGCTCGTTCATACACCGATTTCTTGTATTCATGTTCTTCCTCTTGAGCGAGGTCATCAAAAGCGTCCGTGAGGGGTAAGTTGTAGCAGACAAAGTAATCATCCGATTCAGATTCAGATTCAGTTTCCGTTTCCGTTTCATATTCAGAGTCGGATGCGACGGACTCGTTGTCACTCACTTCAGCGTAGTGAAGCATTGTTTCATACTCCAGGATAGCCTTTTCTTCTTCACATTTGTGGAAACGCTCTTTGAGTTCGGCGTTCTCCTTTTCAAGGTTGGCGATGTAGGTAGCGATAGATTGAGAGTTCATGTTTGATTTTAAGTCAATTGATTATTCATGGCGGTAAACGCGACTTAGGTTTTTTTTGTGTGTTTAATTTAAGATGTCAGTGAAGGCAAGATGTACCTCAAATGGAGAGTCACTCTATTACAATCTAAATGAAATAGGAGACATCACAGAGGGTAAGAAAATTACCAGCTTTGAATCCAAAATGCTCATAGACGTTATAAATGAAATAGAAGGTAGATGTATATCTATACACAGACAATGCAAATCACAATATCCACTCATAACACCTGAAAATTCCAAATATTGGTTAACTTCTATAGATCAAGAAAACAGGATATCACTCGCACACACGATAGAAAAGTCAAACATACCCGTACTTTATAACACACCGAGAATGTGCGATCCGGGTGTCACTATATCCAAAAATTGGAGTCTTCGTAATTACATAGAAAGTCGCCTTTATCTATTTAATAGAGTTTATAACAGGGGTCAATCTATAAATAAAAGAAAACGAGATTTGTGTTACCCGAGCATAGTTTTCGATTTTAGACCATTCGTGTACGCCATGACAATGGAAGGAAAAACTATATACGTGTCTCAATACATAGTTCCAACGTCAAAAACTAAACTTGGTTACGTACCAATCAGTTCAATAACTCCTAATCAGCCCTCCCCAAAATCAGAATCAACGCTTGGTATATTTAAGACCATGGTTTTAAACGTTGCCTCGAGTAAAGCAAATGCAGGTATAGCGGGTAACAATTACAACGTTAAAATGAACTCCGGAAACATGGAAGCGTTCATCAAATTTATAAGAGAGTACGATGGAGTTGAGTTTGTCGGTAACTCAAATTCAAATAGTTCATTTTTTCCAAAACAAAACACAACTGGTATACCAACCATACCCCTCACAGATGATATAATAAGAGTATTCTATTATGATTTACTCCATGATAAAGTAACAAAGGGTACAACATTCAAATATTTTAAACAGTTATTTACCAAAGAATTTTTAAGCTTTAACAACTCTGTCACATTTAATATACATGTGGGAGCGGCGAAAGCGGCCAAGTCGTTTTCAAAATACAGAAGCATACTTTCCAAGAAAAATGAAATGAAAACGGTATTCAGGGGGCGTGGCAATAAAAGAAAGGAAGTAGAGATCCCACAATATCCAGCCATGTTCAAGACTATAGGAGACTTGTCACAGTTCATATACGCGGGTAAATATAACACGATAGTGGCGAGTGGTGATAGAATGGGTATAGCTACGGGTTTATATGTAAACGCAAAGATGAACGTGGCTGTCAAGACGATGATAGAAGATGGTATAACGGGGTTTGTTGTATACACGGGTAAGAGTAATGTTAAATTCCAATCTAGATCGTCGTGTGTAAACATAAAAGGTAGTGCATGTATGTTAAATAACTCAGTAAAGATATCAAAAGAACGTTTTGAAGCAGAATCTAAAAAATATATGCCACAGAACATCCGGGAAGGAATAAATAAAATAGAAAAAACCAAACCAAAGCTACCAAGAGGTTTCAAAAGTTTGGCTCAGTTAATAAACAAAAATTCATACAAAGCGCTCACACCAACCACAAAAGCGAACTTGAAAAAGAAACTCATCGAGTTTGCTGATTATTTACCAGATGAAGTAGATAGATATATGAACATAATAAGTCCAGAAAACAGGGGTAAACTCGCGGCGGCCACTGGTAGAGGTCTCACTACTAGGACCGGTGTAAAACGCGATAGAAACAATACACAAAGTCAACCGGGTCAAGTCAAGCGCCTTAAAACTACAGGTAAAGGTGTCACATGGTCTAACAATGTGAAGGCTGTGAATACTTCGAAAACATCCGGTGCTAAAACGGTCGTGAATTTATTGAATTTGGTTAACAAATCTAAAAGCGCAAATACTGCGAAGACTGCGAAAACGCCCGTGAATTTATTGAAATCGGCTAACAAATCTAAAAGCGCAAAGACTGCGAAGACTGCGAAGACTGCGAAGACTGTGAAGACGCCTGGCGCTAAAACGGCTGGGAATTTATTGAAATTGGCTCAGAGTAGATCACGGTCCGCCGTGTAATACGTCTTTCCTTTCATCACAAAACTATGCACTCTCGCATACGCCCACGCCTGCGGAGAAGCGCCAGGTCGGTGCCCGGTTCTCCACGCGGCGAGTCCTCGATCGTACACGGTTCTCAGTGTCTTCAATGGTATCTTCGTCGCTTTCGCTATTTCGGGAAGGGATTTCGCGTTCGGGTACTTTTCGCGGAATCGTTTCGTGTACGAGGACGTACGAGTTTTCACGTTCTTATCGGTAGAGAATTTAGTGTACGTTTTCTTTTTCATTTTCATGTATCTAGTTTCTACGTCTTTGAGTGTATTGAGCCCTCTGAAATATTTAAGGGGTGCATATATGGGACCCTTCGTTTTACGCAGTTCGCGAACTTTCTTAGATATTTCCTGATCCGTGAGGGCCATCTTAATTATTACATATAATTTTAATCTAACCAATCGTAATCTTTCGAACCCAACTTTATTGTACACCCATCACATCTACGACATTTCATGTATGTGTCCAGTATTGGATTATAAATTTTGCATTTATCTCTACACATGGGACAGTTATATTCCTCTTTTATTTGCTTTTTTAATGCATACTTAACTGGACGCTTCGTCCTGGAATCACTGTGTAATTCCATACCCTTCCACATCAAGAAATTGGCCGTGATGATCTTAGTCATATCTTATTTTCCGAAAAAAATAATGACGTCGTTGATATTTTCAAATACTTTGTCACCAAAACGAAGTCGACCAGTATCAATACAGTAATGACCCCGTATACCTTTATATGAAGCCTTGTGAAACATCTTAAAATATTAATTATTTTGTTTTGACTTAGTTAAACAAAAAGGTCTTATAATCGTTAAGATGAGTCTCGAGATAATCACGGGCAACATGTTTTCTGGTAAGACGTCGGAGCTTATCCGGCGTCTTAAGAGATACAAGGTTATGGGTAAAAAGATATCAGTCATAAACTCTACAAAAGATACGAGGTCAAATGATGATGTGATTCATACACACGATGACGTAAATTTTAATTGTATAAAAGTAAACCAACTCTCGGATACCCTCTTAGACAAAGGATTCTGTGAATCCGAAGTCGTAGCCATAGACGAGGCGCAGTTTTTTATGTGTCTCACAGATTTCGTGAGGATGTGCCTCTTTCTTAAAAAGACGGTCATCGTCGCTGGTTTGGATGCAGATTACAAACAAGACAAATTTGGGGAGATATTAGACTGCATACCCATGGCTGATAGCGTTACGAAATTATCTGCGTTATGTATGCGTTGTAAAGATGGAACACCCGGGCCATTTACTAAACGTATCGTAGATACACGAGAAATTGAAGTGATCGGTGGTTCAGATGCATACGAAGCCGTGTGTAGAACACACCTGTTAGCTTAGAACCTTTTAATGTCTAAAATGACTACAATTCTTCTATCATCCGTGGTCTTCTCAACCTTATGATACCTCGAATGATCGAAAACAAAATCTTCTCCCACCTTGTGCTCGTGCGTCATATATTCAGTATCAAGTGTACTCGTACCCTCGAGTGTTAAGTGGTATCGCAGGTATAAATTGTGCTCGGCGCGGTGGGGTGGTATGGTGATTGGTCCGTCCATCACTGCTATCATTCCACCAGCGACACATGGAATCATGTCTATGCGCTTCTTTATATAAGGGATATCAGAAAGTTTGTAGTAGTAGTATTTTTCTGTTTTTTCAAACCATGCATCATCGTCGTGGAAATAGTGTTTCTCAAGTGCATCCATTTTATGCAGGAATGCGTCTCTTAGTTCTTTGTGATAGAGTTTAAGTATGCATAATCCACCAAAATCATTAGAATAATAAAATGGTTGGTGAAATAACACGTCCATCAGAGTGTTGCGCATACCAACGAGTGGTCTGAGTGGTTTGCGAAAATACAGGCGATCTATCGGATTCTTAAAATAGTCAAAGGCTACTAACACGACAGGGAACAGAACACATTTCATTATTTTCTCCATGTATAATAAATGCCAGGTTATAAAGGAAAGGAATACTACGCACCAGAACCAACTGACGAGGTCGATACACTCGACAAACGATTCTTCATGGGTCTCACTCGAACACAAACTGGTTTGATCGCACCACCCGTGATATATTTCACTATGGTACTTCTTGCTGTCATCATGGCACTCCCAGCCGTCTATAAGAAGCGACCAGGTCTTCTCATACCACTCGCCATTGGACTTTACATCAATGGAATTCACTTGTACCACCACTACGCACTATTGAAAAAATAAATTAAAAGTGTATATTAATAGAATGTTCCTATCCAAGGTTTTCGCAAACTTGATATTCCAGTCACTCGTGACATACGGCTTTGCGAAGGCTACCATAGAAGATCCCCAAATGAGCGAGGCGTTCGCGAAAAATGCACTCACGTACATGATAGCGTGGTTTATCGCGCTTCTCATGTTTGCATTCAGTAAAAATATCATCACTCGGTTCACACTCTTCACCGCCATGTCTGCCGTTGCCGGTATGTTCCTGGGTACACAAGGTAACACCAACGCGAAAGAAGCTCTACTCGATGCGGTCACCATTTTCATCGCCATGTTTACGCTCGGTGTGGCAACACACATGTTAGGCTATGACCTCCAGTCGCTCGGCTCGATTCTGTTCATCGCACTCATGGGTTTGATTTTGTTAAGACTCTTCTCCGGAAAAAAATATTCGGAGCTCGTCGTACCACTATTCGCACTCTTCGTCGTGTATGATACCAATAACATACTGAGACGCAACTATGAAGGTAACTTTGTGGGTGCATCATTTGACTATTTTGCGGATATTCTTAATTTGTTTAGTGGATTGCTGAATAATGAATAAGCCTATTTCTTACCAACACTGAAAAATCTCGTCATTTCTGGAAAATTAAAAATAAAAAAAATTATTTTTTTCTACGCTTTCTTCTTTGAAAAGTTTCGGAAAAAATAAAAAAAGTTTTTTGTGTTTTTAAAAATGAAAAAACATGGTGTTGCTTCGCAATTATTCTCGTCTTTTGATTTGAAATCCTGTATATCCCTACATAAAAGTGAAATTCAAAAAAAAATCGGATGTTAATAATAATGAGGGTCACACTCAAGAAAAGTCCGATCCGTGATAAGAAGTACCGGGTCACTTTTCCCGACGGAGATCATGTAGACTTTGGTGGCAAGGGGTACACGGATTACACCATACACAAAGATCCCATGCGTATGCGTCTCTATGTATTACGACACGGTGGCGGAGACACACGAAAATTTAGTGACCCACAAAAGGTACACCAGAGAATGTCTAAAGTGAGTAAGAGCAAACTCGAGGATTGGGGAATCTCGGGTTTGAGGACTGCGGGTTTTTGGTCCAGGTGGCTTCTATGGAGTGAACCAGACCTACGTGACGCAATGCGCTTCATGAAAATGCGCTTCGGACTAAATATAAAATATACGTAAATAATAGATGTTACCAGCTTTGATCCTTCCTCTATTGAATGTACTCGGTATAAACGTATTTCCGGGACAAGACGCATGGAGTCCAACGGTTCCGTTCGATAAAAATAAACACTATTCCGTGTCTGCATTATCTATACTTTGTTGTTGTATCATGATATCTAACATGATGCGCAAAAAATTCATAGGATGGTGGGTCCCGGTACCAATGAAACCAGTTGGTTACGGTTCATTGGCGATATGTATAGCTCTATCTTTCCTCGTGACGTACGATACGTACCACAGGGCACTGAGCATGATACCAAAATCAGAAGAAAAGAATGATTAGAAAAAGTTATCTGTTCGATACAATTTAGCGGAATAATCACCTGATTGTCCTAATATATTTATAGTCTCGTTACCATAAATCTCTTGACATCCAATATCATCCATGCAATCTCTTTCACCCATCGACACTGGAAGAGAGTACATTTGATCACCCGGGGTTACCGTGTAATAATGGTATCTGTCTCTTCGTCCACGAACTTCCTTGCCGTACAAGGGGAGTGTCTCGTTGTTTTCACCGAGTAACACTCCCATTTGTTGAATACGTCGTGGTTTGTATTCCTTGATTGGCGGCGCTCTAAATTCACGCTCTACGGGAATTTGAACAGGTACGGCGACACGCTCGCGTGTGTGTACACGTCTTACGGGCTGAGGCTTCGTGAGTGTGTACAAGAGTATCAACAGTAAAACGAATATAGTGATGAGCATCGCCGTGTGTCTAGTCTTTGCGTTCATTATTAATAGACTTAGATTTTAATACTATGTCTTGCATTATTCGTACATGTTTTTGTGAATATACTTGTTTACTATGTTTCTTATCATTTTTAGTCACACGTTTTTTGGGTTCCTTATAATCCATTAAATTACAATAGCGTCTAATTTTTATCTAGTGATAATTGATGACTCGTTGTCCGCGGATGATTTGTAGTACACCCCCATGAATCCCATGGTCACCAATTTTAGGAACGTGGTTAATTTCAATCTTTCTTCCGTTTACGATTAGGAACTTCCTAGAGCTGGTCAATATAGACCGTTCGGTCACCATTTTGGTTCCGGACCCCCAACGGTAATCGTAAACTGGAGCGTGATATGGCATTTTGTGTTTAATTTATATATGAATTGATATTACTTAGGTTAAATCTATACGGCCGAGTCTGTATTGAACGAACAACCAAAGACCAAACATCAACGTCTTTAGAAGGTTATTTGCATCGGTGTCATCCATCTTATATATGGGCCCCATGATTCGACCAAAAAACGTTTCCTCTTTCGAGTTACCTGTGACGTACATTTCCATCTGTGTCAAAGCACATGTGTCATCATTCACAGACCAATGGTAAAAGATGAATGGTATGAGTATACTATACATTTCGAGTAGCTGCGTATTTTTCAGGAAAGGAATTACGAGCACTGCCATGAACAATACGAGATGGATGAAGAATATAATGTTCATCTATTAATATGGATCAAGAAAATATTGACAATAACATGATCCAAGGATTTCCAAAAGATATAGAAAAACCCGAAGCCCCAAAGAAATGGCACACACAACAGGAAAAGGTTCTCAAGGAATGGGGTGAGGCCGCGGCGTGTTACAGATACATGAACTATCAAGCGTTTCTTATGTTTCAAAAACTGAGTATGCGATTTACACTTCCTGTGATCGTACTCTCGACTGTCACCGGTACAGCAAACTTTGCACAAGAACAATTTCCAATTGGTATTCGTTCCTCTGTACCGTCGATCATTGGTGGTCTCAACTTAATCGCGGGTATTATTGCGACTATCATGCAATTTCTCAAGATTAATGAACTGATGGAGAGTCATCGTTCCGCGTCACAATTGTACGGAAAACTGTCTCGTAGAATCAGACTGGAACTTAATCTCCCACTCGTGAATAGAACTCTTGATGGCTCAGATATGGTTCACGATTGTCACCAAGAAATGGACCGTCTCATTGAACAGAGTCCACCCATACCCAGAAAGGTTCTATCCGACTTCGAGAGAGATTTCCCCGATGATAAGATATTCACAAAGCCAGAAATATTGCACGTGCACCCAATTTTACCTTTCAAAGCGATTAAGGAGTATTCCATCATGAGTCTTCTTAAAGACCCAAAACAACGAAATCTAACCGAACACGAACTCAAAGATGAACTCGATGAATTGCGAGGGCGTGTTATGCCCGGTAACAAAAAGATTCCCGTCGACCCCCTGAAAGCTTCGGGAATACGAAGAAGACCTGCCCCGACGGGTGACTCTATTCTTAAAATGACCGATACCCCACCCAAAAAAATAACTCAAGAGCCTGACGTAGAAACGGGTGAGATAGAGTATACGGACGAAGAAGTCGTAGAAGAAGAATAATTAAACACACGAGTTGCGATGAATGCAACCAGAATAAATAAAGTTAAATTAAAGAAACCAAAACATAATAAGTAAGGAACGATCTTCCTTCTGATAGGATCAATAATTCTAGATTGAAGTGCATCGTTTTCAAAAATAATATCTATAGCCTGATTAGTGAGATCATCATTCTTCGCCATGGACGCATTTGTTAAAATACATCGACAAAAAAAGGTTCAAAATGACACGCTCCATCACAAAGAAATAGACCGACTCAAACAGCTCATATCACGGGGTAAAAATGTGATGCTATGCGGTGCTCATGGTTTTGGTAAAACGTTCATATTGAATGAAGTTTTAGACGAATTAAACAGCATAGAAATGCCATATAATTATAAAGCATCCGATGAACTCAGGGGTTCAAATATGTGCATTTTTTTAGAAGATTACAGACATGACGTCATGGCACAAAGGCACCTCATAGATTATGTATCCGATGGCGGTCGTGTATCGAATGGTTCTTTTGTCGTGACATCTAAAAATGTATTTCTCTTACCGAATTTTGAACTCATCATAGTACCCAAAAGAACGCCCACCGAAATAGCGTCATTGAAACCAAACGAGCCCAATGCATATTCGGCGGCCGTAAAGTGTAAAGGGAACATATATAACTTTTTTGATTATATTAATTTTTCGGACGAGAAAGATATATTCACAGAACCAAAAGATATCGCTATAACACTTCTATGTAAAGAAGAATCACGTGACGATGTAAAGACATTACACGAACATGGTCATGTGTGGGGTATGATTCACGAAAATTACGTAGACTCTGAAGTGTAAACACCGCACGCATATCACACGCACTTTCCGATGCAGATCTATACGATTCGAGTATATATAACGGTGACTGGACTTCGATGTGGTATTTCATAAACTCTGTGTATAACACACCAAAGGAATATCTAGGTGAACCTCTTAATGAAAAAACAATAAGACCGGGTAGCTTTTGGACAAAGTATGGTAATTATAAAATGAGGTATCAAAAATACAACAATATACGGCTCAGAACTAGAATGTCGCATCAAGAACTTGACTTCTACGAGATTATGCGAGAATAGGTGATATAGAAAAATACCTAAGTTGTGGTCTTACCGCTCAAGATTTTGACGTCATAAATCACTTGTGTGTGGGTAACAAACTCAAACCGAGGGAGGTATCTCAAATTAAAAAGAAAATAAAAGAACTTAAAAGTTAAAACCTTTACATAAAAGAATAATAATGGACGTCAAAGCCATCTTTCATAAAGTGAAACCACTGTTCGAAAAGTACAAGAACGATGAACATATTGAATTTGAAATTAGAGTTGGTAAATTCAACACTGGTGCATTCGATACAGACGTCGGTGCACAAGGATTTAACACCATTCTTGATGGTCTTAGAAAATATGATGGCTGGGAACGGGTTGTGAACACGACAGAAGAAGTTTTTTATCGAGAAAGTGATAATCTTCGTATCTCTATCGATGAGAATACATCCGAAGAAAAGATTGTTAAAAAGACTCGTGTACACAATGAAGATTTTAAGAAATTGGGTAACGCCCCGTATGATATCCGTTTCGGTATTTCTGTAGAAACACCCGTAGATGATTATGAAGGTGAAATGGACAAACGCAAGACGAAGCGCCGTCTTTCCTTCATTCGGAAAAATTTATCTATCGATGTCACGGCTGTCACCGGCGATGTAGAAGACATGGACACAGAAGACCCAAATGTCTATCAAATTGAGATGGAAATCATAGACCCGAAACTTGTGAAGGATGATAATGAACTATTTAACATTCTTCATAAGGTGAAGGACTTATTTAATATATTGGATAGTAGTAAGTAATGATCCGAATACTTGTAATACTGATCGTTTTGTATTTCGTTTTCTTTGCCGATTATAGTAATGAAAATGTGGGTTCTATGGGTTATAAATCCAAAAACTTCCACATGTCACACGGGATGTCCCGACAAACTCTCGAAAAAATGCGCGCGGATGGTCTTTCCGAAGAAAGTCTCAAGGAATTCATCATGATGGAAGATAGGTTACTCGAAGTAGAGCGAAAATCCGTATGTTCGCAAACTGCGCGTCAATTTGAGTCGGTGGGTGTATCTGACCAAATCAAAAAGCGGTTCCCCGGGTACGATTTTTCGTATCACACCAAACATATTAAGCAAGCTTCTGAACCAGAAAAGCTTATAAATAAAAGTATCACTTGTTCTTAGCCAAATTAGCCCGCGTCTTTTTGTACTTTTCAATAAATTTCTTAATTTGAGATTTTGTTGGATTTTCTGTTAATATGTAATTCACGACAACATTTCCGTGTTTTCCATATTCATTCTTTATAAGTTTCTTCTTATATTCCACCGCCCGTGTTTGTTTCCATTCAGATACCAAATTTCTTTTTATATCGTTCGCCGGCATTTTTCGAAGGACACCCATTTTATTTGTGATATTCTTTTCCTTTGACGCATTATTGAGTAAATTTGACATTTCACGTACATCCTTGTTTATGTTCATTATTTTACCATATTTTTTAATCCATCTAGGACCATAGAGCTTTATTATATCGTTCTTTATACCAGAGTTGTTTAATTTTCGTTTTTTCTCGATTGCGCCTATTTTAGCTTCTCTTTTAATTTCGGCATTAAGCGCTTTATTCGCGCGGATGGCCTCACCGGCGTTTCTTTTGTCTTTAGTGTTTTTCAATTTGAGTTTTTCACATAAAATCTTTATTGTATCTGTATTGTTTACTTCTACACCTTTAGACATGGCCATGGCGACAAGTTGTTCCTTTTTGTAGCTAATACACGGTTTATCCTCCACCTTAAAACTCTCGTTACCCAGAGAAAACTGTTTAATCATTCCACACAGCTTATCTTTTTTGTTTTTGTCTTTGGCATTAACAACACCGAGCTTCTTCGCCATTTCTATGAGTGTCGATTTAGTTAAATCTTCACATTTCTTCTTTCCTATCATGAGTTTTCCATTTTTACCATATGTTATTTCTTTCGTGTTCTTTGGTGATTTTCTCGTTGACTTCTTTTTGGGTATTTTATAGCAACACTCGTCACCTTGTGGATTCTTTTTAGCTTCAAAACCAGTCTTACACGGTGGTCGTCGCGCTTTAGGGCACGAAGATGCATTCATCTTCTTCTTGGGGTGAACGACTCGATTAGGTACATTCACGGAAATATTTATTTCACCTTTAGTGTTGAGCATCTCAAACAAATCGCGAGCTTTTCTATAGGCATCATTTAAGTCTTTTGGGTTTTTAGCACCGGACACTTGAACCGCGCCACTCTTTGCTATGATATATTTATGTTCTTTGTATGTAACATACATCATAGGTGAAAGCTCTGGGTCATAAGTAGAAAGAAATCCGTATCCACGCGACCGTGCACGAAGTCTATTCATATCACGGACGACACCGTTAATTCTAAATTGACCACTCAAGTTGTTGTATTCAAACGGGTTGTAGAAAAATGTTGGTCTTCTCGTGTAACTCTTAACCATGAATCGCCGTATGAGTTCGGGTTGATTTTCTATTTCGTCACCCTTTCCTATGAAGCCACCCGAGAATCGAATCTTTCCATTTTTATAAAAATTCACAGTCCCACCATTTGTTTCGGTTCCATTTGTAATAGAAAACTTAATCTGGACGGTAAAAAAATTAAGATTTATATCCCCCTTCTTACCATACTCTCTCGTGTGTGAGAATCCAGTTTTGAATCTACCATAGACACCTACTATGTCTTTTGTGGTTATATAAAGACCCTGGCCGATGGACGTTTTATCGAGGGGTTTATTCTTAAGAATATATTTCAAATCAACGCGCGATTCGGCATCAAACTCCTTGTTCACGGTCGCATTGAACATTCCTGGGTTAAGACCGCTTAAAACGAGGCGCGTAGGCGAACGGGGTGGTGTGTTACTATTTGATAAAAATTGCGCAAACTCACCCATATTTTGATTATTTATCATCGAGTTCTGTAATCTCTTGGGGAAATTGGTAGAACTCGATCTCTGTACATTCACACCCGAATTATTAATGAAATTCCGGAGAGATTCGGGTCTATTCATATCTAATATATGTTCATATTTTTATTACACATCAGATTCGTTGGACATGAGCATATCACTCACTATATCTAAACCAAATATGAATGGTTGCACACTAAACGGCACACCATTATACATCGCTGTGTGCTGACGCACTTCTATGTCACGCTGACTGAAAGGTCCGGCGTAGAAATCTTGGTTGAAACGCGGCTTGCCGAGGTTATTCGCCGTACAGTGTTCGTTAAACTTTTCCACGAAAATCTTTTGTGGACAGCACAGCTCGGGGTTGTATTTCATACACGGGGACTGTAGGAAGTTCTCGAGAGTACTGGATACGGTTGCCACCTGTCTCTGTACATCCTTGAAATATTGGGGAACAACGTTCCAAATATCTTTGTTTGCGTACTTTTGTGAATATTCAAGGTATGCGCGAATACACTTCTGTAAAATCACTGGAATTTCGCTCTCGAGCTTCTTTTCGAGTGTTGGGTCTGCATCTTTCACTTGTTTACCAAAGTTCCAAGTCAAAATACGACGAAGAACACTCCCCGAATTATCCTTCCAACTCGGAACTTCATTACCACCGAGAATACCTGGTACCTTCCACGTCATAGTTTTCGCTTTTTCGTGTTTAATCGCACAAGATACTTGTTCGCCGGATACGATAGACTGGAATTCCGCTTGTTCGAGTGAAATATCATTTTTAATTTCGGGAGAAATGAAAACAAATGCATCGTAGATAGAAGACAAACCAAATTTCTTTTCCACGTTGTTCGAAAGTGTCCGGACGTCATCTACGTCATAAAAGTGTGCAAATGCTTTGGTGATGAGAGTAGACTTACCGGAACGTGCGATACCCTTCAAGAATGGAATGACTTGCCAGCCGTCCATGTCACCCACGTCAAAGCACAAACGACCACCCATGATGTACATCCACTTTGATACTTCCCCATCAAACTTTTGGTAATCTAGAATAGATTGAAAGTAGGGTGTGGGTATGTCTTCCCATCTCTCAATGTGACTGTAATCTTCTAATTCGGTATCAAAATACTTGCAACTTACGATGGCTTGATCTAAGTTTTTAAATTCCTTCGAATCGTACGTATAGAAATCAGTTTGATATAACCCCGTGGTTGCAGACCAACTCTTACCGACAAAGATACCGTTTTTGAATGACCACACATGTCTATTCCGTTTAATTTCAGGAAATTGCATGTCGTTACAGTTTGATAAGTGTCGAATTACATCTGAATACGCAGAGCCTCTACACGATAGATTTTTCCATAGTTCAAATTCGGTTTCTTTCTGTGCGACACTGTATACATAGTCTTGAATTCTCTGCTCTTGCTTCCATGCACGCGTGTCATGACCATCATCTGTTCGGATCTGTCTGCAACAGTGACCTTTATAGCGTTTGATGTTATTCTCATAGAGCTTTTTTAGAACAGTAAGAATAGCCTGTTGATACGGACTCAATTCTTCCATAGAAGATGGGAGTGTAGAACACCTAAAAATAGATGGGTCTGTTTCTGGGTTAATAGGAATGTACGTTGGGTTGTTAATGCGTTCATAAATGCGAGTATGTCTAAACACAATCTGCCAAGCATCATCTACCTGATCTATCAACCGATTGATGCGCATCGAGATCTTCATATCATCACCATCATCGAGGTCTAGAATCTTGAGTGCATCGGCGCGATGATACAACTGTCCTAATTGAAGATTCATTCGTTGATGTTTCGCTGATATACTTTCGATATCAATATTTACCATAGGTAATCCGGACTCTGGGTTCAATTGATTGGGCGTAAAAAAATTTTTAAAACCCAGTTGAAAGGAAACCGCTTCATCCTCACGACGGAGAATGTCCCACATGTCTTCCAATTGGGTCAAAAAGTTCATGAGCTGTTCTGGATTAAGACCCTGAATCATATTAGACCACGTAATCTGATTCGTCTCTTCTGGGTCGGCATCCTGGTTTATGAAATGTGTCTCCAACATTACAAAGCTCCTTATCTTACCTTTGAGTTAATTTTCTAAGTAGATTTTTGCATCTGAGATAGTATTTTTACCATAATTCTATTTTGCATCTCGAGTTGTTTAGAGATGTTCACCAGGGCAGTACACACAGTATCACCTTCCTCCGAGGCAAAAAGGGAGCCTGCGATGTTCGCGATTTTCATGACGGCGTCGTCTTCCAAAAAATCAGCGAGCTCATCTTCATCTTCATCTTCATACATTTCCATGGGTTGACTTCCATCCTCATCGATCGCGACACCGACATCCGATTCGGTTTCATACTCAGATTCGGATTCGGATTCAACGACGTCGAGTGGCTTTGTCTGTTCAGGCTGAGTCATGGTATACAGTACACCAGGAAAAATCAAACTGAGTTTTTTCGCGAAATTATTTTCTTGGTATATAGTACAAAAACTCTCAGAATGGCCGGTGGTCTTATGCAACTCGTCGCCTACGGTGCCCAAGATGTCTACTTGACGGGCAACCCAAAAGTCACTTTCTTCCAAGCCGTGTACAAGCGTCACACGAACTTCGCGATGGAAAACATCGAACAAACTGTCAACGGTACCCCAGGTGCGAACGGTCGCGTTTCCGTTACCATCGCGCGCAACGGTGACCTTGTCGCGGACATGTACATCGAATCCGTCGCGGGTACCACCGCGGGTACCGATGATGCCTGGTTGGCCGAGCGCATGGTCAAGGATGTTGAATTGTCCATCGGTGGTCAGCGCATCGACAAGCACTACCAAAAGTGGTGGCGTTTGTACTCGGAGTTGTACCTTGACGAAGCCAAGAAGTCCAACTACGGTAAGATGACCACCGCGATCGAAGCCGGTAAGAAGATCTTCTTGCCACTCATCTTCTTTTTCAACAGAAATCCCGGATTGGCGTTGCCTTTGATTGCCCTCCAATACCACGAAGTCCGCCTTGACTTCGACTTGAGCGGCGAATTCGCCAACGTTACCAACGGTAGCTTCAAGGTGTGGGCCAACTACATCTACCTCGACACCGAAGAGCGCCGCCGATTCGCGCAAAAGGGTCACGAATACCTCATCGAGCAAGTGCAACACACTGGCACCGACTCCGTCACTGCCGGTACCGAAGTGCAAAAGCGCCTCTCGTACAACCACCCAGTCAAGGAACTCGTCTTCTGCTTGGATGACGGTACCGACACCTGGAACACCTCCAACGCGGCGCCAACTGTCACCGCGAACGTCCTCCGCTCCGCGACTGAATCCAACTGCTTCGTCTCCGGCTCCTTCGCGGGTGCCCCAATGCTTGCGGTTGAAGGCGCCAACTTCTCTGAAGATGGCGATGGTACCCTCGACACCTTCAAGCTTGTCCTCAACGGCCAAGACCGCTTCAAGGAACAATCGGGCAAGTACTTCAACACCTGTCCAACCATTCGTTCACCACTCCGGCTCCCCATCGCCAGGTGTGTACGCGTACTCCTTCGCCCTCAAGCCAGAAGAGCACCAACCAACCGGTACGTGCAACTTCTCTCGTATTGACAACGCCCAAGTTGCCATCAAGGCTCGCGCGGGTACCGAAAAGACGACCCTCCGCATGTTCGCGACCAACTACAACGTGCTCCGCATACAATCGGGTATGGGTGGCCTTGCGTTCTCCAACTAAATTGGTTTATTAGAATCTGAATTTTGTAATAAGATATAAAATTTAAAAACGTTTACATCATTTTTAAATTTTATTGTTTATATAATATATAAATGGCTGAATCGGAACCAGAACTTCCAGTCGAACCAATCGAAGTAAGTACAGATCAAGCAATAACAGCGACAGATAGTGGGAAGAGTTCTAATATGGGTGTTATAGTATTGTCGGTTGGAATGGTTGTATTGTGTATGGTCATCCTATATGTCGTGTTCTTCGATAAGAAAGTAAGGAATTCACCCACCCGTATGAATAACAATTCGATGATGCCAATTCTTAATAGAGCACCACAAGCTTTGAATTCTATCAATATGTCTTCAAACGGTGGTTATGGATACAAGGCTAATGCCTTTTAAAGTTAATACACTATACATGTGTAAGTATGATAGAAATATACACAGACGGGAGCTGTTTACACAATCCGGGGCCGGGTGGATGGGCGGCTAAGTGTTATGACCCAGAGTTTACACTCGAGGGTGGAATTCACTCGAGTACGAATAATATCATGGAAATGACTGCTGTTATTCGTGCTCTCGAAAAATGTATTGAAATAAACGAAAATGACGTTATTATATACACGGATAGCAAGTATGTAAAAATGGGTCTTACCGAGTGGTATAAAAAATGGGTCTCAAATGGATGGAAGACAAGTACTGGTGGAGATGTTGCAAATAAATCGTTATGGATGCGTTTATTAGAACTGATAAAGCTGAACAATTCCGTGACTGTCGAATGGGTAAAGGCACATTCCACAAATGAAAAGAATAATGAGGTCGACGAACTTGCCCGACGTCAGGCGCATATTTTCTCTGCGTAAAATAATGGACATCGTCGCTCCGTCTTGTCCCAACGGGTGGTGTGAGCGCGAGGAGCGCCTTCTCCGCAGGTGGGCGGAAAAGGCGGCAGGGTATCGTTGGCTACACAACCACGCGCGTCTTCATTACAAATGGTTAACGGATGCACTCATGTATCCGTGTATCATCATATCATCCATTACAGGTGTGGGTGGTTTTGCCGTACTCAATCCTAGTGATGATAATGTTTCGCCGGAAATGAAGAGGAACATTATCATTTTTCAATACACATTCGCCTTATTAAACGTATTAGCGGGTATACTTTCGTCCGTATCCAAATTTAGTAATAGTTCGACTATGCGGGAATCGCATTCATCCATGTGTGTACAATATTCAAAGTTTTATAGGAACATAGACATGGAACTTTCATTAGACATAGAACATAGATCTAACGCCATGAAATTCGTGACAAAACAACGTCAAGAGTATGATAGATTGTTAGACGAGGCTCCCGATATACCTTATCGCACCATATGCCAATTTAACCGCGAATTCCCAGACAAAGAAAACAAACCAGACGTATGTAACGGTCTAAGTGTTATAGATGAGGACATGTACGTAAAAGATACTAGGGTGAGGGATGCGATGGCTCGTTGGATAACGCGTACGCGATCGAGGTCTCGCAGTAGAAGTTCAAAGGAATTTGATAGAGTATGATTACTAATGCCACTGAAAGTACAATACGAGACCAAAACTCACTATTATGACCACGACGATCATTACGTGCGTGAAATTATTACAAGGAACGTCCTCTTCTGGTATTGGTCTTTGATGTCCCCAGTTTTCCATACTCCTTCTTTATGTTAGACGCGGTTTTTTATGATACCCTCCTGTAAAAACTAAATACTAAATGCATACGAGCCTTATCAAAGAAACACCTCGCTACAAACCACAAGCGCATGTTAGAATAAAACACGAAAATAGTCCTAAGTGATACCCCTTGACCCATTCAGTAATACAAAATGGAACTTCAACGTGCTATCATCAAGGGAGACCTCAATGGTCTTAGAAAGCTCGAACACCAAATCCTCGAACATGTAAATCACGTATACGAAGATGCTGGAAATGGGAATGATGATTATGAAAACTTTAGTATTTATTGGATCACCGGCCAAAAAGACAAAAACCTTGCACTTGAGATGTTAATGGTGTTTCTTAATACTTGCCAAACTGCGTTAGGTGATTATTTCCAAGAATACATGGACGTCATGGTTTATCCCGGGTTGGTCGGGGCGGTGTGTGCCGAAAATCAGGCAATTATAGATATATTGAAAACATTCGCAGATGAACATACATACATGGACATTTTTACTACTTACAACTAATTTAAAGACTAAGCGCGTATAATGTATATGTAAAACAAGCTCTTATAACTCAGTTGGTTAGAGTGTGGTGCTTATACGATAGTATACTTGAGTGAGTTCATTCTCACAAAGGCACGCCAAAGTCGCGGGATCGAGACCCGCTAAGAGCATTTTTACATGTGAATCACACATGTAAAAATGTTCTCTGTATAATGTAAATGACATTTCTTCAAAACACGAGTATACTTTTACCACTCGTGATAGTCACACTCTATAGTGGGGTTAAGGTTTCCCAGACCAATTTTTACCCAGGAATCGATAATTTACTCAACCAAAACACATTGTATGGCATCATTATAATGATGCACGCCATGTTTGGTATCTCACCAGTGAGTGAACTTCCAGAGCGCGCCAAAGCAGTGGCTTCGAGTGTTTGGTTCAAACTTATCTCTCTTCTTATCATTTCATTCTCCGCGACTCGAGATTTTGAAGACGCTGTTCTTGTGTTAATAACATTCCTCGGTATAGTCCAACTACTGCGCACAAAAGAAGAACGTAAAAAGTATCGATATATTATAGTGTAGATGTTTCGTGCAACGCATGAACCAAATGATATTTACAAGTATAGACGTATTAAAATTCGTACCACTATACTTGAAACTATCTATAAAAAACCTTGTATAAATATGAAATCTGAAAGGCACGACAATGATCGTTTGCGTTTCAGATTTAGGGAAGCTATTCGAGAAGCAGAAGAAATTTGTGCCGATAACAAGGGGTGTCGCGAGTGTTATAATGCATGGTACGAAGTTGATGAACTCGAGGATTCTCTCATGCGTCTTGGCGAAGAAGTTATCCAAGAGAATAATATGAGGTATGGTTCAATCATAAGACGAAATTTTAAATTAAGATGGAATATACAAAACGTAGAAGACCATCACGTTATCCCGCGCCAATTTAAAAATCATCCAGTCGTCAAATACCTTAGGTACGACGTGAATGATAGTAAAAATATCATCATGATGCCGAGATATCTTTTACCCGGTCTCAGAGAAAATAGACTCACGCATCGCGGTGGACACAAAAAGTACAATGATTACGTAGGAAATGTACTCAATTCACTTGATACATTAGATGAACCAGAAAAAGATTTCAAATTATTTACTGAATTTTTAAAAACAGCGTGTCGGTTTAGACCCCAGGACATCCCTTGGAAGTGATACTTCGTGTACGAGGATGAGTCGTTTCCACCATGGTCATATATTCGTCAATCGTAAAATCAACTGGTTCAGATTCTTCATCCATGCGTATTAACAATATTCTTCCGTCTATATCCATATTTGAAAATGGCCTAGGTAACACGTTTTCATTTTTATTTAGATTAAATGGGGATTCTTTACATTTTAATATTACTACAAATTCCTCCTCCCATTGCCCGACAAAAGTTGCTTTACCTCTGAGTATTTTGTAAATTTCATTTTTCTCGGGTGATAGATCTACGTTTATCTCATGTACATCGTTTGGTTTTTCATTTATAAGTACAGCTCTTACCATCTTATGATCATGCGACAAAAAAATTAATACCCTTTTTCCAAGAGTTCCGTTTGTGCATCCGGGAATCTCTTTGAAAAATAATCCTTCCTTTTCCAGTCACTGTGACCTATCAGACTTTTATGTGAACGATCTATGAGCATACAATGTCTTAAATCTTTGTAATAAACTCGGGCGCCGTCAAATACTAAGTCTTCGTGTTTCATATCAATGTGATTATCCATCACATCAAAGTTGTGTATATATTTATGCATATTGTCTACGTGTATCAAATAGCACTTTGTGCTGGAAATCCAGCGAACGAGCTGAAGACCACTTTTTGATGTATCTGATGCGGGATATCTCGATAAACAATGAAAGAAACAGAGTTCGAAATCATCCCCTAATTCATCTATGACTTCTTGAATTTCATCAAAAAGCTTTGGGTGTGTAATGACAACATTATCTTCAAACACGAGTGCATATTTGTGACGCCCTTTAAAGCATTTATCGTATATGTTCATGTGACCCATATAACATCCTATTGCGCCTAGGTTAAAGTACGTAATGTTTGGTCTGACCGCGGATTCGTCGTAGTGCAACTTAAGAGCCTCCCTGTAATATTTAGGATCTACGCGGTCTGAATAAAGCTTCGCCTTTTCTGGAGTTCCCGTGTCCGGTCCGACAACTACTTCGAGTGGAATCGTGTGGTCATACGTGTTCATGAAACGAGTTGCTCTTACTCCATTTGGATCAGTCGTAAGCATGTAACACTTATAATCAACGTGGGGCCTGTATATTATGGATTTTAAAATTATGAGTGTAGCGATTAAAATTATTACAAATAACATGCTTAAAATATACGCATAAAATTATATGCGAAGTGCCGCGATAAAGTTCATGGGTGTCTTTCTTTGTTTCCAAAAGTAATATTCACACAAAGCGGTATACACAGAAACACATGGAATATCAGACGTTGCACAGTGAATACAGAACGTTTTTGCATACAGGGCTGTTTTTTCTAAGACATCATACATATCTCCATCTTTGTACATATCACATTCAACCTCGCTCATTTCCAGACAATTTTTAATAGCTGGACATACTCGAGTGGCTTCTATGTAAATCATTGCATACATGAAACGTATGGTTTGTATAGCCACGATATTATCAATAAACTTGTTGAATACCTGTTGTGTATCAGAAAGTTTCATGTCTCTACTCATAGAGCGAGCGTTTGCGGCAGATTGTAAAATGGGTGCACAAACACCCGTTTCGATTGCTCTCGTGGCGCACCACGTAGTTCTCATATTTTCATTTACAATATCATCATTTTCTGGGGCCGAATACATGCGATTGATAGCATTCTTTAAAATTGGACCATTCACATCTGTCTTCCGAGTTTCATGCAATAAATCATTTATGAGCGTGTCTTGATTTGTGTATCCATATACATCTGCATATACTTGATAGAGGCTACATTCCATAGCTTCGTGGACGGTTTTGATTAAGTGTGCTGTACCAGGTTCTCCATCGAGGTGCACGAGTCTTTTTGCAAATGTCCGAAAAAAGATTTCTTGTGCGTCTATAACCTTTCTCGAACCATCGAGCATGAGTAATTTATTAGACATACCCCCAGTAATGTAATGGATACCCTTATCTTTGCAATTTTCATAATAAATTGCATTTTCATCAAACTTCTGTAAATTTAAATTTACAATTGTGTCTTCTTTGTCACACCACTCGATGAGTTGGTCCATTGTATTTTCATATCCATAATCATCTGGATTTATGAATGTAGCGATAGTTCTTGGGCCATTCATATTTAATGTTAAATCGGCGACAGTTGGTTGCATTTTAACATTTTTAAATGGCGTAAGATTTGTTTTGTATTTATCGTACACCGAAATATTCTTAAATTGTTGCATGTCACGAATAACCTTAAGGCTATTCGAGTTGACACCCACTATACCGTAAGAAGACATACTTTATTGTAATGGTGTATATCTTTTATACTACTTTTTCCAACCATACATCGACATGTCTGAATTCTCACACCACGGGTATACTTCTTCGTAACCCATGAAATTATGAGCGGTCATACCAATGTCTTTGCATTGTAAACATATATCAGTATTATCGTCTATGATTGTACCGATAGAGAGTGCCCTACATATATCAACTTTTGGTATTTCAAATTCTGTATAACTATTCGTCAATATGATATCATCGAATACACCTTTGAAATGATACTGTAGCCAATTTTCAGTCCTTTTTCGAGCAATTTCCTGCCTTCCAGTCACCGCATATATTTTGTCAAATTTTCCTCGCAAACGAACCATGCCTATCTGAGAACCGCGTATAGGAGAAATTTTACAGAAATCATCAGATTTGTAAAAGTCACGAACCATTTGAGCCGATTCTTCTTCTGTTATGTTAAACATATCCTTGTATACATATGAATACTTTTGGTTTGGACGTGGCATTTTTAATCCTCGCCATCGAGCCATGGGACGAACGAATGGCATAAGAACTTCATCTATATCTATGGCAATCTTCTTCATTTATCATAACATCATTCGTAATCTCTAAATGCTATTCCTACTGGAAACCGTGGAACGCCTAGTTCGGTTAAATTTTGATATTTTACCGTGAGCATCTTACCAATGTATTTTGATGAATTGGTAAACATTTCGCGGCGCTTTTCTTGTGTACCTTCAGGTCTTACGGTAAACATGTGACCACTTTCTGTCACACACTCCCACGTGGGTGTACCCACATCTTTACCCGTGCACTCACGCACACCAACGACCTCATATTCATCCGTTTTAAAATCTTTCAATTTAAGAAGGTAATTGCTCCTTTTTCCGATTTCATATACACTCGAGGCTTCGCGAATCATAGTTCCTTCGTATCCAGCATCCATATACTCTTTGTGCACTTTATGGATGTCGTCCTTTGTTTGTACCCATTTGGTTTCCACGTTCACGCGCTCAATTCTTTCCTCAAATGTAAGATTTGGTCGATTCGTGTCGAAATAATCAAACACTAGAAAATCCAAGGCTTTTGGATTTGTTTTGTATAAGCTCGTAATTTCTTCAAATGTCTTTGTTGGATCGTAACACTCCCCATCTAGATATTCACCCTCTTTGAGTTCCTTTTCCCCAGTGTTCTGTACCCGGAACAATTTTACCCGTCCGAGAAATTCCACCCTTATTAGATACAAGCAAACGAACGCCGTCTATTTTTGGTTGTACATAGAACGGTTCTGAAATATATTTGTGTCGGTCATCCCATTTATTTGCGAGCATGGGTAAAATAGGTATCTCTTTTTGATTTTCCCACATTGTCTTCGCACGTTTAAGAGCGCTATCATATCCAAGCTTAACATGAATGGTTGAAATAGATTCCTTTCCACCGACCATACCAGTCTTCTTCACGATATTGGCGGTGCCATCGGGAAGTTTATTTACACTAATATCAAAGTAGCGTTTTTTGCCGTTTTTGTCGGTTTTAAAAATTGTTTCCATTATAGTAAGGGTAGATATGATTCCGGTCGTAAATCACGAGCGATTGGAGCGACTTAGGCCACCCCCCGCAACAAATATTCCACTCAACGCGAATACTGCATGCATATTTATTATTATTTTAGCTATTATTGGTTTGTACAAGAGAAGTGTAGACATCAGTCAATCGAGGAAACAACATTATACTTGAGGCACTCTTCGACATTCATATAGATGTCCTTCTTCATGAGCTTCTTGAATTCTTTTTCCGGGATTTCAGTCTTTTCGAGATAGACCTTCGTGATCATGTCCATGAACTTAGAACACGAGTCCATTTCATTCTTCAAATCTTCAAACTTACCCCAGAACCCATTCGTCGATAATTGGTGGATGAGGATATGTGCATTCTTGCCCATGCGACGTTCATGTCCACCAAGCAACATAAACGAAGCTGCACTGCAACACGCGCCTTGAGCGATAGTAACAACTTTAACTCTCGACTTTTCAATAATATTCATGGCGCTAAGACCAGCAAACATCTCTCCACCGTCACTACAGATGTTGATTCTGATTTCAGGTTTGAAACCCGGGAAATCGATAGATTGTTTGAGTAGCTTATTTTCAAGCTTCTTAAAATCTTCGGTAAATTCCAGAATATCATCGGATGTTACATCGCTATAGAAGAACATCTCATTGCCAATGATTCGCGTAGTCCTAAACTCATCTTCACCCGAAGTGATTGGTAGGATAGTAGGGGCTGGCATTTGTTAATTGAAGTGTGCAAGTTTTAAGTTACTTTTTGTATTTTTTGAATGCCGAGGCTGGTGATCTTCTCACTGACTGGACCTTTTTTGTTTTTGGTAGGGGCTTTTTAAAGGCGGATTTGGCAGACGTACCCATGTTTTGTGGTGTAGCTTTTCTTGCTTTTGGTTTCGTGACTGGTGTCGCTCTGCTGAGTGTATTTACCATTTTATATACAAGAAGCCTCATATTTTCAAGTTTTTGGTTAAATTCTTTGTTTACGTTTCTGGCACTCGTTGCACTACTCATTTATGTAACCAGTTATTTTAATAACATTTGCGAGTTTATGGTGAGTATTTTTTCATACACGTGTTATATGCATGGCTTCTTGAACCTAGGAAACACTTGCTACTTTAATTCGGCGATGCAATCACTCCTTCATATATTACCAATATCTGAACATATATACAAGAGTAGATATGTAGGTGATTGTAAATTTACTAAATTGTACCACGACCTCGTGACTATGTACTTCAGTAGACAAGAATCTAATAAGATTGATCTTACACCACTATTGAAAGAATTTCAAATGGTGTTTCCTAGATTCAAGTTACACGAACCTCACGACACCCAGGATGCTCTTTTTTGTATAATAGACATTCTAGAAAAGGAATATGGAATAATAAAGCGTTTAATATATGGTAAAAAGACACAAATAACTATATCACCGGATGGTAAAAATACAAGTGACACAGATTATAGCATACAGACACTTACTATCGATGATCACGTGTGCAAGGTGAGTGATTTAATAAATAAAAGTATGAACTGGAATACACTCGAGGGATACGTAGACGACAATGGAAAGGTTCATCACGTGGCGACGACGCGGACTATTTTTAAACAACTACAATCAGTAATGATCATTTCGTTCGATAAAAAAAGTCGGATACAGATAGAAGAGGACTTATCATTTACAGATGATATTAGTTATTCACTACAATCGTGTGTAATACACGAAGGCGTACAGTGGGGCGGTCATTATTACTCTATGTGTAAATTCAACGATAAGTGGTATGTACAAGATGACGATCATATAGCAGAGGTGAATTTGAAGGAAATAGATGGGTATTACATTCTCATATACATTTTAAAAAATCAGTAATTTTTATGTTCTCTTTTATGTTTACTAACGTTCTATAAAACGTACGCCTATTATTCGGGTACGTTTTATCAGTTCTCTGCATGATAGGCATCCACCACATTGGTGTATCTTCGGACATGTATTTACACTCGAGAATCATGTTCTCACGAATCCACGAAGTGTCGAATTTATCTTCGGGAATTATAGATTCAAATACAAGTTCACCTTTTTCTTGAACATACAATCGCCATTTCCCATTCACTGACCGCGCCTGAAAATCAATCGTATTCTTTTCACATGGTTTCCATTTAAACATGGTCTCATGAGTACCAATCTTTACGGGACAGTTTATTGGTGTAAATATAAGTCCATCAACTTCTTGAGTCACGGTAGGTAAATACTCATTTAAGAAGTATTCGTAGTCACACATGAGATGAAATTTCTTTACCTGTATTTTGGTCACGTCACTTTTCAGTGCGAGTAGTTTTTTCGCCGCCTTTTCACAATACTCGAGTCTATCAATGAAATTCTTGTGACCCACAATGATACCCGACTCTTTCAGACAGTCATATATCAAAAATGTATCCTTGTAAAGTTCCCCTTCCAAAATAGTGCCTTCATAAAATGTGCGCCTAAATGTAAGTTTACAAAGAAACATATCAAGAGCTCGGTTCACGAGAACACACACTTTGTGACTTCCATACATGAATGCGAGTAACATAAATCGAACACCATCCGTTTTTTCGCAAACCACGTAATCATTTTTTCGAAGTAAATCAAAATGTTTATATTCGATAGATATCGGCTGACATCCCGGAAATCGATTGGGTGTCGTCCCCCATGTGTCCTCCATGTATTTTATCGCGTATTTGTAAAGTGGATCATCCCTCTTTACAGATACTCGTGACATCTGTTTAATATTTTAAATTTAATCTTTAATTAGCTTTAATGCCGGCCGCGTTCAGCAAGTTACTTACACACTCATGAGTATATGTCATTGTCAACTTAGATGCTGTATACGCGTTAATTTTGACACCCAACTCCTTGAACTTGGAAAACATCTGCCCCATTCTCGGTGGAACTCGACAATCGTGTGTGCGCTTATCCCTTACACACTTAGACGTATTCTTGCACATCATTAACCAACACCTCGCCTCTGAACTCGTAACCTGGTAGATATCTTCGGAGATCATTTTACCAACCTCAGTGTCGAAGTGTAGACCAATTTGACTAACCGGTTCAGTCGTTTTTTCATTCACACCCTTTTTAAACTGTTCCCAATCGATACCCTCTTTTACACCTGGGAATACTAAACAACCAAGACCATCGTGTGGTTTAAATACTTGAGCAATTGACCCTTCATCCATCGCCACACCGAAATCAATAAACAAGATGCGGTCGGACGTCTTCATGTATCTTTGAATGATATCAGACTTATCATATGGATCGTCATTCACATACACGACTTCATTTTGGACTCCATTTGCTTGGATGCACATAAGGTTTAAGCGTAAAACCGTGTGTAACGTTTTCACATGACACGATTTACTCCGAGTAACGATGATAGTCGCAAGTTTCATTAACAACTATAAAACTCTAAGCCTTAAGCCTATCATTCATACAACCAGAGAATGGCAAGTTACCAACATGTCCCAATGTGGTGTGAACGTCGGCATAAATCTTACCTCCAACTTGTTGCCATCGTCTACAAAACGCGTAGTCTTCAGACAAATATCTCCGAGATTCCGGGTCAATCATACAATCAAACACGGCGCAATATTCATCAAAATCCCTGTTTTGGTGATCGTTTTTGCAGTTCAAATCTGTGAAGTGTTCGTGCATCTTTTCAAAGGCTTTGCGGGTAATAACCATGAATCCCGTTGGTCCATCCAGAACTTCCACGAAACCATTTTCAACTGAACGTCTATGTGCGCCGATATTAGCTACGAGACTCGATGAAAGCATAGCCATATTTCTATCATCACCTTGCTCAATCGCAGTCTTCGCTTGATCCCACATAACGACCTTCTTTGGATATATCGCTACCGATACATCGTGTCCCGATCTTACAAGGCGAACAACCGAGTCCGCGTTAAAATCAACGTCCGCATCGATAAACATGAATAGATCAGCGTCGGTTTTTTGCATAAAACGACCAACTGCGACATTTCGGGCTCTGTGTACGAGAGATTCATTTTCCGTTGTATCAATCATGAGCTGAATACCCTCCTTAATCAATTCAATTTGAAGCTTAATGACGCTCGTCATAAACTTTTCTAGACAGAGACCACCATAGCATGGTGTAGCTAAAAACAATTTGACCATATTACATTACATTACATTCATTCCTCTAAGTATCGTTTAATTATACTTTCTATCTTGTTTATAGTCGGTATAGATACCGAACATTTATCATTTATTTCACTCTTAGAAAGTTGCCCTTTCATCACCACATAAATCACGACCGACGCCACACTATTAGGTGTTTTACTCATGAGCTCTGTACAATTTTCTAACTTTGCACACATCTTGTTACATTCTAACCTCTCCGCTCTCGTAACTTCAAACGAATTTAGTAAACGTTGCATTACGTTAAATGGTTTCGTTACGTAATTCTTTTCGGTCTTTCCAAGCAATGTATCTTTGAACATTTGTGTAGTTCTACTAATATCTTTTGACTGAATACCAAACATGTCTGCGATTTCCTTTGTCGTGCGGGGAATTTTTGAAAGTCTACACGCGTACAAGACGCAGTTGGCTTTTATTCCCAGACGCACAGCTCCCCGGGTCAATTTTTCCACGTTAAATTTCCTATACATCATCTTTGCATCTTTCAATACACTTTCAGGTAAAGATGGGCAAGCTTCGTCTATATCTTTATATGCGTGAAATAGAGACCTATCCGTGTGATTCATCGATTGATGAAAATTTATTTTTGCCATTCTTTTATTTTCATACGTCGATGTATTCTTTGTTGATATGACAGTTCCCTTACCCCATGCATTCGAAAACAATTCTGGATTCGGATTTGGGTTTCCACATCTAGATGGATCATTCACACGTCCATCTTCAGTGAGACCACTCGTCCATTCAGGGCTATCATCTATGAAATGCGCTTGTGTGAGTCCACACCGCGAACACACGGGCATTCCTTCTCTGGTAAATACTTTTACACCATTACAATTTATACATATATGCGTATTGATTGACTTTCTTACAGCGGGTTTATTTAATAAGCGGTCGACATCCGACCAAATAGCAGCCAATCCTTCCATATCAAAAATACCTTTTTTTTGAAAGTTGAAAATGCGCACTTAGGTTTTCAAAAATTTAGATTATCCGCATGCATTTTGGCAAACTCTTCAATAGAATCAACCACCTGTTTAAATTTACGAGAACCGGGACTCGTGGGTTCCCATTCATTCCATTCGCGATCGACTTCCCTGTGCGAGGAAGGAGGTATGACCTGTCCATCGATTTCGTCGTCTGGGACAATGAACCCTTCTAAATCACTTTCTTCATCCGATTCATCAATGATATCACTTTCCATATCTTCCTCTATTTCATCTTTTATACAATACATGGAGTCGCCTATTTTACAAAATACGGATGTACCATCCGGGTAATGCTCACACATGTTTTCTGGTTGTACAAGTTCTTCATTTTCATCAAGTTCATATACACGAGCACCTTTATACACGAGAGACGTGTCTAGGTAATAATTGACGGTGAGATAGTCGTTCATGTTCTCTGTAGTTGTTGCGTACATCTCATCATCAACATCGTCAATATTTAACAAAACTTTTATGAGATCACCAGGCTGGATCTCTGAAAAATTAATCATTCTTAAAGTTTTAAGACAAAAATATTTTCAGGTAATAACACACATGGGGATTGAAATTTTTTCGAAGGATGGATGCAAGTACTGCGACCTAGCTGAAGATATATGCAAGGATTTGTGCTTAGATTATAAGAAAACAAAAATTGAGAAAGGTGATTTGGAAAAATTATGCGGGAAACCAATCGCCGCGTATCCACAAATTTTTATCGATGGAAAACATCACGGAACATTTTTTGACTTTCAGGACTACATCGAAGACACGGAGCCAATGCTCTTACCGACACTGAGTAGGTTTACTGTGTTCCCTATTCAACATGACAATTTATGGGCATTGTACAAGCAAGCACAAATGAGCAACTGGACAGCGGAGGAGGTCGACTTATCAAAGGACATGGATGACTGGAGCAAACTGACAGATAACGAACAGCATTTTATTAAGACTATATTGGCATTCTTTGCTGGTTCGGATGGTATTGTATTTGAGAATCTCAACAACAACTTTGCGGATGAAGTGCAATATCCCGAAGCTCGGTCATTTTATGCATATCAAGCACATAATGAAATGGTTCACGGGGAAACATATAGTAAATTGATAGACAAGTACATTCGTTCACCTTCGGAAAAAAAGGAATTGTTTTCGGCGATACAAAGAGTACCGTGTATCGAGAAAAAGGCGAGATGGGCGATGAAATGGTTTGACACGTCGCGCCCTTTTTGTGAAAGACTTCTCGCTTTCGCGTGTGTGGAGGGTATATTCTTTTCCGGGAGTTTCTGCGCTATCTTTTGGCTTAAGAAGCGAGGACTTCTCCCGGGTTTGTGTTTTAGTAATGAATTGATAAGCAGAGATGAAGGTCTTCATCAACAATTTGCGGTTGAGTTGTTCAACATGCTTAAATTTAAACCAAATTCTGACACGATTAAGGAGATCGTGAAAGAAGCGGTAGAAATAGAGAAAGAATTCATCTTGGATGCACTTCCATGTAGTCTCATTGGTATGAACTCCGAGAAAATGACACAATACATTGAATACGTATCAGATAGACTTTTAAAACAAGTGGGTCAAGAAAAGATCTGGAATTCGACAAACCCATTTGAATTCATGGAAACCATCAGTCTCGACGGAAAGACAAACTTCTTTGAAAAGAGGGTGGGTGATTATGGAAAGATGGACGAGGATTCGTGTGAAATCGAGTTCGACGAAGATTTCTAAAACACTTCAATATACTAAATGGTATTTTGCCATTTACTATATTGATTAATTAATAAACCAAATGAAATAATTACTCTATAGTCACAGTCTTACCGTCGTCGCATTGGCAAGTGACCTGCTTTTGTACACGAACTTTGAGAGTCACTGGTTTGTCGATTTCGTCACCCATGACATCGAGTGGCGCGAGTTCAAGACCACTATCGACCGCATCGTATTGCATTTCGCTAAAACCTGGAAGAGGCTCTGGCATTTCAGTCATTGGTGGGGTGATAACTGGTTCCTCTTCTTCTGGGGAAGGTCCAACCATCATTGGCATTTCTTCTTCAATGGAATATCCTTCCTTCTTAATGTTCATCATGGCCCACGTGATGAGCAAGAACACCACGGTGTGAAGAGCGAGACCTCGCAAAGTGGGGCAACCGGTTGGACCAGAAACCCATCGACCGAAAATAGAACGCGTCAAACGGAATGTGTCTGGGTTCGCGATTATAAAGAACACGAGAGAAGACATAGCGGAAATCAAAAATTTCTGCTGGGCCTTCGCACCCCCGCATCCACAACCACAATCTTTAAAGATACCCATGTGTAATTTTTATATTGTAGACTGAGAAAAAAAACATGCTTAAAGTTTGGACACCATCATAAGATATACAAAAACAAACCAAATGTCGTCTACTAACATGATCCAACTTTCCAACACTTTCGAATCGTCCTCTGTTGTCTTCAGTAAAATGAAGAAGAACAAGAACGGTGGCAAGACAGTATACATTAACACGGCCGATGGTAAGGGTAAGCTCTACTTGCAACTTCCGTTCATGCGAAGCCCTTATGGTCTTAGTGCCTTTACTGATGAGACGACTAATAAGACGTCGTATTCGCTCGATTTGTCTATTGACCCGGACAACGAGCAAGCCGTCGAACTCGCCGCCAAGCTCAAGGAGCTTGATGCGAGAATCATCGAGACGGTTGCGGCAAACTCCAAAGAATGGCTCGGAAAAGTGTACAATCCTGAAGTGATGAAGGAGGCTTTGTATAAGCCGCTTGTGCGCCCCGGGAAAGAAGAATACCCAGACACTGTTAAACTCAAGGTCATGACCAAGCCAACCGGCGAATTCATGGCTGAAGCATACAACCCTAAGCGAGAACTTGTTCCGATTGATTCCATCGAAAAGGGACAACGGTGTATGTGCATCGTAAACGTGACCCAAATCTGGTTCATCGATAATAAGTTTGGTGTGAGCTTGCGCCTATCGCAAGCACTCTTCGAACAATCGACGAAGCTTCCTTCCTTTGCATTCCAAGGCGTCGAAAGTGAGCCATCTGGTGACGCAGGTTGATGAAGGCGCCGAAGAAGAATATTACGAAGAAGAATGTCAAGTCGAAGAATAAAATCTAGCATTAAAACAAGATGCAGGTGAACAACACATCAAGAATTTAGCGGTCATCAGGCGCAAAGTTGGAAAAACCAATACACCCAGAGACCACGAAAAGATTGGTAAGGAGGTCACCGAAGCTATCAAGAAATTAGGTTGTAATCCAGACAAAATATTTTATACCATAAACGGTAATGTGACCCCGAATTTGTCTATTAAGAAAGCGGTTCGAACGCGTGTAGGTACCAAAAAGATTGGCGAAGGTGAATATGGCGAGATTTTTTATGGGTGTGTCGATAAACGATGCAAAAATGAAATTGCGATAAAAATTCAAGAAGAATCGTTGACAACGGAATATAAAATTGGAAAACTACTCAGTAAACTTGGTGGTGTGAATCCATATGCTCTTGAAAAGTGCAAAGATAGAAACGTCATGTACAGTGAATACGCGAATGGGGGTGCACTCGAGCCATACATCATGAAAAACAAGAACGCGTTGAGACCTATACATTTCAGGTTTATAATCACTGACGTGTTATACAATCTTTATAGAATACACAAAAAGTACCCATCTTTCAGGCATAGTGATCTTCATGGTAAAAATATACTTTTGCGAACCCGAACACCCACGTTGAATGTGTCCAAATACAAAATAGGTAAGATGACGTTGGACGTCGAAGACATCGGTTTAGAAACAATGTTAACAGATTATGGTTTATCATCGACGGGTACTATAAAAAATCCAACTATACGTGGACTCGATAAACATTATGGTATAGCCCCGACATCCCACATGATGTACGATGCGCACCTCTTCTTGAATGCCATGTTTCTTATATGTACTCGAATAAGAACAGAATCATCTAATAGTGTAATTCGTTTTATTCAACGTATATTACCAAAAGAATATATAGGTTTAGAATCTAATAAGATTGAAAATTTCCGTTTAAAACTAAATGCCGATCACACTAAATTACCCACATTTGAAGATATATTCTCAGATGCATTCTTCTTACCATACCGGTCAAAAGTGACGTCGCGTAAGAATCCATTGAACTTTATACCAAAGGCAAAACCAATTTTACAAATGAAACCAAAGAAAAAGGTGGTTGTAAAGACACCCTTAAACCAAGAAGCGGCGAAAGAACGCGCAAAGACAATTTTGAAAAAGAAATCCATGCCTTCACCGAAAGTAACCATAGCACCAAAAGGATACACGCGTATAGATGGAAAGAAGTGCACCACGTATAAAAAATCAGAGATTGTCGGAAAGGCAAAAAGAGCGGGGATAGATACTCAGGGAAAAACCGTGAAGCAGATGTGCGACGCTCTAAAAATAAAATATGTGAAGTAATTAAATTATGATTGCTTTCTTAGTTCTGACCATAATCGTTTTAATTGTTTTGTTTTACACTGGGCGTCCCACTAAGTGTCCGTGTGGGTGTGGCTGCAGAAAAGGGCGTTGCGATTGCAAAGGGTGCACTTGCAAAGCATGTAAGGAAAAATGGACCGTGTACGGGACTAATTGGTGTGGTTGGACTACAAAGCAACTTGATTACATGAAAAAGAATGGTAAAGCGTTCGATTTCGTTGACTGCGAAAAACAGCAATGCAACGGAATCAAGTCATTCCCAACTCTTAAAAGTTCGGAAGGTGAAATGTTTTCGGGATACCGCGAAGTTTAAATACCACGGACCACGGCGAGCGCCAACGACAAGATGAAGGCATCAAGGAAAGTATCGAGCTTCTTGAGAACAGTCACGTGCTTCACGAGCGAACGGTTCCACAAGAATCGTAGCACGAAGGTCGTGATGAGAATCATGAGAACAAACGTGAGGAGTTCGGTGATGGCGTCTTGAGTCTTGCGCGCGTTAACAAGACCTTGGATCATTTATCTATTAATAATATTTTTTTCTCCAATATTATTAATGGGTCAAGACACTAAACGTCTCCCCCTGAGTGGGTCAGAACATAGGTTTACACAAAGATTATGGGGGCGAGCGATTGGTATCAATAATAACAATTGTTACGCGTATGCTGTCGGTGATTACGAAAAAAAGAGATCATACAAGAGTGTCCCCGGTGAACGTGCTGGTGTCAAGAACATGAACCATTCGTATGTAAACTGCAAAAAATTACCACAACGTGTCGTTGCGGATAACCCAAAGAAAGTGTACATAGCAAAAGCTGAAGAGAAATGCAAACCCGGGCATTACAAAGTTATGATGTTCGTTGCACCCGGAAATCCAAATAATTACTTTAGACAAGGTGATTTTCACTTTTATAAGCAAGTAAATGTTGTGGAGTATAAATTGAAAAAAGGTAACACACACGAAGCCATCGCAAAATTTTTCAAAGTCCCGGTCACACGAATTAAAAAAGTTGCACCAAAAATTGTACCAGGTAAAATCATACGTTTCAAGGCTAATATATTTGCCCACAAGCGTGGTTGGGCGACAGGACCACTTCTTACTGATGCGAAAGGTAATGTGATAATAGATCCACGCAAAGCATCTAGAGATTATGGGTCGTTAAACTACAAAACGTACTGTAGTTCATTCTGTGTTAAGAATAAGGGGATCAAAGTCGGACACACTCACACCAAAGTCAGAAAGAAGACTTGAAAGATCAATCTCATTTTCAACATCAAAGAATATATCGAGTGCGTTAAATATAAACTCAGATTCGAGTAACACTGCGTTTGAAGTCGATTCAAAATTATTATGAATCGTTATCTGCACCCTGAAATTATCCCCATCAAACACTTTCCTGCATATAGGACAAGTTTGCTTACCTTTATTTTTCCACTTTTCTAGACAGTGTGAATGAAATAAGTGCCCACAACGTATGGGTTTATTATGCCGTGTCTCTCTGACGTCACCGAGACATATGGCACACTGAGACATTCTCTAGAAAAGTTGTATATTAAAATAACACTAATTTTGCGTATTTAGTAAATGTTGCGAGTGTCGACCAAAGCTTCGTCACACGAAGAACACTTCTTGGTGTCTTGTTCGGGTTTGAAAAGTTCTGGACCCTTCGATTGCAAAAGTTTGCGGTAAGAGTAGTTGTCTTCGTAAGACACACCGTTCTTGTTCATCAAGTAGTTGTTGTACAATTGGCTAGACGAGTTGATGGTGAAGCATCGACCATCGGCCATTCCAAGTCGCTGAGACATTTTTATTATTACATCAGAAATTAATTTGTCTATTCTCTATCGTACGTTTCCATGATTTTACATTCATGCCTCTGAGTTTTTTAACTATATCATTTATGTTTGCGCCTGATAACGAATCAAAAATTTCTTTTTTGTCTGGTGCAACTTCACCGACTCTGATAGATGGTTCTGTGTTAATATGCTGATTGATTATGTTATATGCAAATGCAATTTCTTTGAATGTCTCGGCTCCAGTGATGATAACCTTCCCTGTACTAAAAATACTCGTCGTCACTTCTTTCATGTCTTCAGCTGGCTTGAACTTTACTTTTACAGCAGAATACCGATCTGGCTCAAATGACACTTTGAATATATCTGAATATTTTTCAAAGTGATCCGCTGTACGCATCAAATTGATATTCCAATTTAAGCTGAAATTTGAGTTTATCATCACAACCCGAAATGTCTCTATCGGTGGTATACACGATTCATTGAGTAATTTACCAATGAGAAGTGAGAGTTGTCTGATAATGTGTTTGCAGTTTACTAAATCTGAACATCCCGCCACCTGGATACTACCGTTTGGAAAAAGCTTGATAGATTTTACACTGTACATGTCTGTGTAAGACAGGGTAATCTGGTTATAAAATGAAGTTGGTTTCAGTATCCATTCACATCCTGCATCTTTTCGTCCACGCATTCTCAAGCGAATCGGCGATATTTTCTCAAAACACTTGCGAAGATGTTGTATATCAAGTGGCTTATTAAAGCTCGATACCATCGTGATAGTCGTAAGTTTTACCCATGATGGTCTAATATTCTCTGGAATCTCATTTCGAAACTCATCAAGAGTTAGGTAATACGAAAACGTGTTATTGACGATTGAGCTGAACATAGTTAATTTAGGTGTGTGTCCAGTTCGACTTAGGCTTTTAAAATACTTAGAGAATTTACGTTAAAGAAAACCATGACCTCCTTCGTAAAAACTGCTCGTGTTTCCCATGATATTGAAAGTGATTCACAAATAATAGAAATAGAATACGTAAAGTATACGAATGGAATTGGTTATGAAAATAAAACAGATACCTTTAAAACCACACCCATTGGAACCTGGACCACAATACAGTCTATATCAGACACACTTCGCTACGAACAATTCTTGGACACCATGATACACAAAACAACTGAAGTCAGGAGAAAGATGGCTTTAGTTGAGTTGGAAAGTGTGATGTGCGAAAATAATAATACGCGCAGTATTGTGCGCGCTATGAATGCGGTCAAAATATTAGACCCTACGTTTTCGCCTCCAGTAATTAACATGCACTGTACTTGGCAAAAAAAGTTTGCAAAGGATGTGTGCGAACAATACATGCCTCAAATTATAAAAACGTGTACAAACGATATGAGACTGGAAAAATTCTTTAGAGTGCTGCAACTAATAGAAGTAGAATCCCTGCACCCACCATGTTATTCATAACTTTTTGGTTATGAACCTTGTTTGGTTTGTTTTCTCTAGAAACAGCTAATGGCTCTTCATCATATTGAATATTTCTTCCTGGATACAACTCTCTAGATAGAGGACACACATCCGTTCGGCCAATTCGACCTGCGACCATCACTCCATAGTCGCACATCGGACTACGGTATTCTTGTTGCACAACTTCTTCAACTGGTTCTTTGTGTGGCGCAAAATCTATGATTTGACGACTCGTACCTGGCATGAAGAAATCATGCTGAACATATGGGTTCACTCGATCAATAGATTCTTCGTCGCTCAAAAGCATCTTTATACTAACACAGATTATATTTCTTATACTTTATTTTCTTACCATGTTCTAACCACATCTTATCTAGGTCTACATTTAACATGTACGAGAGCTGAAATAAATAACTAAATACGTCACCCATTTCCATCATGATATCCGTACCTCGTTCCTTTTTCAAATTAGTCTTTTTATACGTTTTTTTGTGCTGTCTTATCGCCGAAGCGAGTTCTCCTATCTCCTCAGTGAGAAGAAGCCATACCGTATCTACGGTGGCATTAGTCCAACCTTTCTTCTTACAGATGATCTCTGTTTCAGATTTGTAATAATTTAGACTCATATCGTTACATACCAACAAAACTTTATGTTAGATATATTATAATGAAGAAGAGTAATCTTACCTACACACTCTTTGCCATATCGATTATTACGGTGGCTGTTGTGTATTTCGTGTCATCCAAAAACCCGTAACCACAGGACAACAAACAATGAACGTGAAAGTTAAAGTTTCACCAGAGAAACAACTCGTCAAACCCGATGATATCGTCGAAGAAACGATTGTGGGGTCTGAAGAGCAGCCAGTCATTGGCGATCAAAATGGACGTGGACCAGTGATGACGGTAATTTAAATACCAATCTTATCACTCTTACCAATCTTATTTCCGTAAGTCGTGGTACTTTGCGGTCTGTCTAGTGGTTCTAAGCCTCTGTCCATATCATGCACATATCCCATGTATTGAGAGACGCCCGATTGAATTTGTGACACACCAGTCTTTATCACCATCTCGTTCATCATTTTCACTTGTTCGTTAACACGAACGTTATGGTCACCCGAATTGTTTATGAACACGACGCGCATGATACCATACAAATCATCTTCGCTTTGATAATCGATGGATATACCCGTCTTGTTTTTGAAATCCTGACGTATGGCTCGTTGAAGCAAGTTCACATTGAACGACGAAAAGAAAAGTGTGTTCAGTGGTGTCTGGCATTGCTTCAAAGAATTCAGGTGAAGATTATCACACATTTAATATAGTCCTGGAAAAAAACTATCAGTAATTATAAATGAACATATCAGTTTCTGATTTCGACGAGGCCTACTCTACAGCAGCATGCCCACAGTATCGCCCTGTATGCAAAGGCAATAACTGCTTCGTCGCGTCGTACCCACCAGTTTCAAAGCCGGGTGCATACGGGACATTTCTCGTAAACAGCTACTTGGTACAGCCCGAACGCAAGGCCGAATTGGCTGGACCAGTCCCGGTGAGAAGTCGAGACTTCAAGTAAAAAAGGAGTATAAAAAATTCATTAGTATATTTATAAAATGAGGGTTATTAAAAGATCCGGTCGTATTGAAGACGTTAAATTTGATAAGGTCACCAATAGGATCTCAAAACTTACACATGGATTATCTGAAAATGTTGACGCGTCCATGATCGCACAGCAGGTGTTTTCTTCTATGCATGATAACATCAAGACACACGAAATCGACACACTCTCAGCTGAGATTTGTATCGGTATGATTACCAGTGACCCAGACTATGAAATACTCGCGACGCGCATTGTCGCGAGTAACATTCAAAAGCGTGTACCCTCTACGTTTTCTGAAGCCATGCAGAAATTGTATGATGCGGATATCGTCACGGAAGAAGTCACAAAAGTTTCAAAACACATCGATGCACATATCAAACCCGAAAGAGACTATGACTTTGGATATTTTGGATTGAAAACACTCGAGAAGGGATATCTTCAAAAGATACACGATGAAATCGTCGAAACACCTCAATATATGTACGCCCGTGTATCCATAGGTATTCACGGCGAAGATCTCGAACGCGTGGTCGAAACATATGACGCCATGAGCAAGGGTCTTTTCATTCACGCAACACCAACACTCTTCAATGCGGGTACACCAAGACCACAAATGTCGTCGTGTTTCTTGGTAGCGAATAAGGATGATAGCATTGACGGAATTTATGACACGGTCAAAGAGTGTGCACAGATTTCGAAGTGGGCTGGTGGTATAGGTTTACATGTACATAACATCCGCGCGAACAAATCACACATCAGGGGTACAAATGGTACATCCGATGGTATCATCCCGATGTTGAGAGTGTATAACGCGACTGCTCGATATGTGAATCAAGCTGGACGAAGAAAGGGTTCTATTGCCGTCTATTTAGAACCATGGCACGCAGACATTCTCGATTTCTTGGAAATTCGCCTCAACCAAGGTGACGAAGAAGCGAGATGCAGAGACTTATTTTCTGCTATGTGGATCCCCGATTTATTTATGAAACGTGTCGAAGAAGGTGGAAACTGGAGTTTATTCTGTCCGGATAAGGCGAAAGGTCTATCCGACGTGTACGGGAAAGAGTTTGAAGAGCTCTATGAAAAGTATGAACGCGAAGGTTTAGCCAATAAGGTTGTTCCCGTCGCAGACATTTGGAAGGCTATCATCAAATCTCAAAGTGAGACGGGTACACCTTACATGCTTTACAAGGATGCATGTAACTACAAATCAAACCAAAAGAATCTCGGTACCATTAAATCATCCAACTTGTGCTGCGAAATTTTGGAACACACCGACAAAGATGAAACAGCGGTGTGTAATCTCGCCTCCATCGCTCTCCCCAAGTTTGTCAACAGAGAGACGGGCGAATTTGATTATGAAGAACTCCATCGCATTTCGAAGATGGTGACACGAAACCTCAATCAGGTGATCGATAAGAACTTTTACCCCACGGATACAGCGAAACGATCAAACATGAGACACCGACCAATTGGTATCGGTGTCCAAGGTCTTGCCGATGTATTCATCATGTCGAGAGAACCGTTTGGGTCTGAAAAATCAAGAGAAATGAATCGTCTCATCTTTGAAACCATTTATCACGCATCACTCGAATCGAGTTGCGAACTCGCCGACAAAGACGGTACATACGAGACATTTGAAGGGTCACCTTTCAGTCAAGGCATCTTGCAGTTTGACATGTGGGATGCACCAAAACTTTCTGAGCGGTATGACTGGAACGCCATGCGCGAGCGCGTGAAGAAGGGTACAAGAAACAGTCTTTTACTCGCACCCATGCCTACGGCGAGTACATCTCAGATTCTAGGAAACAATGAATGTTTCGAACCTTACACACAAAACATTTATCTGCGACGAACTCTTGCGGGTGAGTTCGTGGTCGTGAATAAACACCTCGTCGGTGACCTCAAGGCTGTGGGTCTTTGGTCAAAGGAAATGAAAGACCTCATGATCAAAGCAAATGGCTCCGTGCAAAATATCGTTGATATTCCAAGTGAACTCAAAGAACTCTACAAAACCGTATGGGAAATCAGTCAAAAAGTTATCATTGATATGGCCGCAGACAGAGGTGTATTTATCGACCAATCACAATCTATGAACTTATTCGTTGAAAGTCCAACACTCTCAAAGCTCTCATCGATGCACTTTTACGCGTGGAAAAAAGGTCTCAAGACAGGCATGTACTACTTGAGAAGTAAGGCGAAGGCGCGCCCAATTCAATTTAGTCTCGAAGCCGATTGCGCGGCTTGTTCAGCTTAAAGTTTTAGAACGTATATTTTTTAATAAAATGTCTAAATTCGTGAATCTACTAAATGAGCTTGAAATCCCACAACACGACGGGCGAAAGATATCCTTGTGTACAAAAGAAGGAAAGCCCTTACGAATTCAATTCCCTCGAATGTATATCCCATTCGGTATTTCAGGATTCACACCAGAAGTTGGTCCAACTAAATGGTCTCTCGATTTCGCCATGAAAGGATACGACGAAGAAGGCAATTACGTCAAGACATTCTATGAAACGATGCGCGCATTCGAAGAAAGAGTGATTGAAGCCGTGCACGAACAAAGCGAAGTCATTTTCAAACGAAAAGTGAGCATGGATGAACTTAAATCGTGTTTCTTTTCGAATATCAAGGAATCACCTGACAGAGAACCAAAGTTCCGCGTCAAAGTCGACGTGAATATGGAACAAAAAATCAAACCGTATATTTATAACGAACAAAAGAAATCAATTGGTAACGTGGAGTGTAAAAATGGATTATATTCAAGAAATTCGGGAACTGCCATCGTTGAGATAAACAGTGTGTATTTCTTGAACAAAAAGTTCGGAATTACCTATAAATTGTACCAACTCGTGACATACGAACCACAAGCACTGAAGGGATTTCAGTTTATTGTCGATTAAACATCTGTGGAACTTGTTGTACGGGTGTTATCACATTTGAACCCGGTACGTTTCTATATACTGGTGTGGGCCTGTAATTTCTATTACCACCGCGTGTATTCGTATATACCGCACCACGTCCAGTTTCATAAATTCTATGCTTTTGGGCATCCAGGTAATTGGTTGCCTGTTTTTTAGCCTCCTTCTTCAAATCAGGGGCCATACTCTTCGCCCCTGATTTGGCTTTGCGGGCCGCAGATTTAGCCAGCATACTAACAAAAGATACCATTTATATGTATTTACTTAGAAATTATAAGTAGTTGGTAAATAGCCTGAGCTTCCTTGAGCAATTTTCCGCGAAGCATCGTATAATTATCGGGGTCTAGACCCTGTTTTATTTTAGCGAGTCTGACCGCTTGGTCCCATTTTTTGAGAGTCATCTCTTCTTATATTACATTTACATTTTCTTAATGAGCTTCTTGTACGCCGCGGTCCCCTCCTTTGGTTGAAGCTTGAAGCCGGACTTCTTTGGCTTGAACACCTTGACCATCGCCTTCTTGCCTTCTTCTTCCATGCGAGTGAGAGCCGCCTTGGACGCGGCCTTGCTCTTGATAGCACCGTACTTGTCTTGGAACAAGTCCTTCTTCTTCAATCCACCGGGAGTCTTTTCCGCGGTACCGTGGAACACTTCAGCGCGAGATCCAAATGTCTTCATTGTATATACTCTATGCCCTGAAAATATTTCTAATCTCAGAAATCGAAAGCCCCTCTGACTTCCCGGGTAGCTGCGTTTTAAGACGTACATCATCTAATATTTCCGCGGTTTCGTGTGATTTCCTCACCTGAAGCGCGACTATAGACTCGTCTACACTCGGAAACTTCTCATCACCTTTGTAAATGAGCTTCTTCACGTATACATCTCTGGTCTGCCCTTTTCTATGACACCGACCAATTGCCTGGAGTTCCGTACCTGGGTTCCAAGAGGGACTCGTGATGTATACACGTGACGCACTTTGAATGTTGAGTCCCTGTCCACCAGCCTTGACCTGGATGATAAACACGCTGTTGTTTGGAGCTCGATTAAACTCGGCAAGTTGTGACTCGCGACGCTCTTTTGAGAATGAACCATCAATTCTAAACACGGGACACGTGAGTGTTTCTTGTATGTAATTCATCTCGCCCATGAAATGACAAAATACGAGTGTCTTTTCATCGGGGTGCTGAGAAATGAACTCAAAAAGTGTTTCCATCTTCTTGGAGCGACCCGACCACGGCGCGATTTCTTCGCCAGTCTTCTTAGACATTCCATCTATATAGAGTTGAGGCCAAATCATAGCTTGTCTCGCACGAAGCAAACATTCAAGAATGTCCATATTGTACATACTCGTGTTTCCGTGAGACTGAGAACGACGCATCATTTCTCGAATCATTTCTTGGGATTCAGAAAACACATACTTGTACATTTCCTTTTCCTCGTGGTACATCTCGAGTTCAATGTTTTCAAAGTGACACGCGGGGACGTCGTCTTTTGTCTTTGTTCTGCGTATGATATACTTTTGCCTAATAGCATCTATATGACATTGTACATCCATTCGGTCTATACCGAAAAACCCACACAGTGAAACGAAATCGTCTACACGATTGAAGACTGGTGTACCCGTGACGAGCCAGCGAGTATCGGTGGCAATTTTCATCGCGGATTTAAACCTCTTTGAACGCCGGTTTCGAATTTCATGCGCCTCATCTAGTATGACGCGTCCCCAAGTAACTCTGTGTATCAATGGGTCGTGCTCTGTCAGTAAACTGTATGGACACACGGTCACGTCACATTTCACGAAATCTGTGTGATCTTTTGTGCGGTTCAATCCATCGTACACAAACACAGTGAGTTGTGGAGCGAATTTGTGTATCTCATTTTTCCATTGGGTCACGATAGATTTGGGTACGATGACAAGTGTGTTCCCTCGTGGATTACGTGTAATCACGGTGATGAGTTGTGCTGTCTTACCGAGTCCCATCTCGTCACAGAGAAATCCACCTTTTGGACCGGAGGTCGAATGCTCCCTCTCGAGCATCCAGTTCACTCCCTCTATCTGATGTGTATATAGCTCCATTTTTGGTTTGATTTAGACATGGTTCGTGATTACTTAGGTGAAGCAACACCATGTTTTTTCATTTTTAAAAACACAAAAAACTTTTTTTATTTTTTCAGAAACTTTTCAAAGAAGAAAGCGTAGAAAAAAATAATTTTTTTTATTTTTAATTTTCGAGATGACGAGATTTTTAAGGTTTTGTTTGATAAAGACATAGTCTCTACATAAAGGGTAAAATGGTTTATGTAGGGGCATACAGGATTTCAAACCAAAAGACGAGAATAACCGCGAAGCAACACCATGTTTTTTCATTTTTAAAAACACAAAAAACTTTTTTTATTTTTTCAGAAACTTTTCAAAGAAGAAAGCGTAGAAAAAAATAATTTTTTTATTTTTAATTTTTGATAATTATTCGAGAGGAGCCCAATTTGCAAAAAAATCGGTCGCACAATTTTCGGGTCCATCTGGTTCCCCAAATTCAATGATGCTTGTTTGACCATCACGTGATATACCAAAATTTTTCTTTTCACCCGCCTTCGTGTATTCCCCCGCGAGCTTGGCATTTTCGTGCTTTATGCAACACACGTAATTATGTTCCTTATCGGTACCTCTTTTATCGAACTTACCCTTTCCAGTCATGGATGCACCCGCCGTCAATGTGACAGAATCAATGGGTTCATCTGTACAGTCAGCCGTTTTATACAAAGCAATCTTCATATCCTTCGTAGTTACCGGTTCTGCTTGTGGTTCATCGGAGGACACGTCCATCGTGGTCGTACCACTCGGTGTAGAATCTCGTGTTATGATTTCCATATCAGTTATGATTGGACCCGGGTTCCGTTCTTTCCTTTTGACGTTCATATTTTCAAATGCATTTCCAACGGCTCTCGCCGTTCTATAAGATGACCACATAGAAGACAGACACGAAATCAAACAAATGAAGCCTATTATTTTCATAGCCGTGCCGAAAGTACTATTCGATTTTTGTTGTATGACAATAGGCTGTGTACTCATTTATATATAATAAGATAATAAATCACTCGTCCCTATATTCGTCATCAGGGTCAGACTTGATTTCACATGGAGGTGGTGGTTCATCTTCTTTCTTCTTACGGGTCCTGGTCTTCTTTACCGGCTCTTCTATACCGTGTTCTCTGTGATACAATACCTTTTGCCAAAACTCTTCCATCACCGGAAAGTACTTTTCAAACCAACCCCTGTCTCGCGGGACGCGCACGACCACAAACTCTTCGGGTCTCGGCCAGTTAAAATCGGCATTTTTATATTGGATGAAATCACACTCTTCTAGGTCTAAAATCTCCATACATAATTGTAACTGTGGCATATAATGTTTCGGGACCTCCGGTAAAATTTGGCGGGACATTGGACACTTAATTTCTACGAGCTTTCCGCTCTCCGTGATACCATCAGGTGACCCACCGAGCCATGGGTATTTTGGGTGTGGTTCGAGACCAATCTCGTGTACGACCTCATTGTGTCTCTGTTCATATAGAATACGAGCCTCGTCTTCGTATTTATTCCCATGCTCGGTCGCCGCGTTTCCAGTGAAAGGTTTACCCTTTCCACACTTTTTGAGAAGTAGATCAAATGGTTTCTCATACTTGTTTTCCCCTATGGCTGTGGCACAATCACTCGCTGTGAGCATGTTTTTTCTCAAGTCGAGCCATTCTTGCGATCTTTGTTCCGCATACGTTTTACTTATCAACTTTGCGACATTTGGATGCATCCTAATATGTATTACAATTTACTTTTTAAGCATATCTACACTTTATTGTACTATATTACAATTTGGATAGAAAAAATACTTTGCCGCGTTCTGTTCAGCCTGTTTTTTGTTTTTAGCAAAACCTCTACCTAGAATGACATTGTTCACGTATACGTCTACATAAAATATACCATTATCGTGTGAAATAACCCGATAATCTGGCAAAGGGTGTCCATGTGTTTGACAATAACGCATGAGATGATCTTTGTAGTTATCATCAACCATGATGGATTGCATATTCACGAGTTGAGGATTCTCATAAATGTTTAAAATAAATCGTTTTGCGTGTAGAAGCCCTAGGTCCATGTATATCGCGCCTATGAATGCTTCAAACACGTCTTCTAAAATCTTTGGATTTTTGAACCATTCGTTGCGCATACCCTTCTCATCCATTTGAACCCATTTGTACATTTCGAGCTTCATCGCAATATTTGCAAGCGTCTCACCTCGCACAAGTTTAGTGCGAGCTTTTGTGAGAAATCCTTCCCTTTGTTTCTCGTATCTATCAAACAGAAATTTTGTGATAACGAATCCTAATACAGAGTCCCCTATGAATTCAAGCGTCTCAAATGATTCCAGATTTTCATTTTCTTTCAACGAAGATTTATGTGTAAATGCTTTTTGGTACAAATCTATCTTAGATATCTTTGTACCAACAAGGGTTTCGACGGATGCCTTGTCGATTAACATTTTATATGATAAGTGTATATTTTTTTAAGCAGTTTGTTCGACCTTGGTGTAGTGTGGGCTCAAGTACTTTTGCAAGTTCAAGAACGTGATTTGCGTGTCCGCAGGTGGGTCAAGAAGAGTACGGAGCTTGTCGTCAAGAACAAGAACGCGACCGTTTTCTGGGTGCTTGAGACCCTTCTCAGTAACGTACTTGTTGATCGCGCGAGTAACGAACGAACGGGAGACGAGCTTATCGGCCTCGACGCCGAGAAAATCAGCAAGCTTTGGGGAGATAGCTTGTTCTCGGTTGAAACCGTTGTTCTTCGCACGAGAAGCAGCCTTGGTTCCGTCTGGATCGTCTTGCTTGGCCTTGATCTTACGAACAATCTTGGTCAAGGACTTGACGTCGTTACGGAGAGCGGCAATTTCGGTGAGGACAGATTCAAAAGACATCTCGTTTTATGTTTTACTTAGGTATCACATCTTTAAGCTTGTTGAAATAATATGTAATGTACTAATAATATGGATCAAGCCGAGTACTCAGCTGGGGTCATAAATCGTTTCAGGACAAAGAAACTGTTTCATAACGACCCCGTACTCAAGAAGTTCTATGATAAAGATGATGTCACCAAATTCAGGGCGAGAATGCACCGCGTTCACAAGGATGAAGATTTCAAAGACTTCGCGAGTGTTATATTCACGGACATACTTCGTTATGAAATATATGCGATCATCGACGAACTCACGGCGTTTTTGAATCCCGTCGGTGATTTGATTTTATCGGGTGGCGATGCAGTGAATTCGTACCTAGAACCAACGCAGAGAATCATGACGCTCGATATAGACACCAAGTTCACACCCAGATTCAAACCAGATGCTAAGTTTTTTGGAAAACTTCAAGCGGTGAAACTTTTACTATGGAATAAACTTGGTGAAATTTCGAAACGTGTAAACACGCGATTTGCGAAGCTCGTACAAGAGGGGCGAGGAAAACCAGGTAGATTCATTGGTCTCGGGTTTGCGAACAAGGGGCCATATGTGACCCGCCGATACACCCTCATTCCAAAGAAAAAGGATTCAAAAAAAGGACCAGACACACTCGCGGATATCGAGCTCTTCACCCTCGACATGAAAGCTCGTGTGTATTCACCGAAGACTGGGCGTATCGAACCCATTAATATGGGTGGTATACTTGACATAGCATTTATGCGACCCGGTGAATTTGGATTTGAAGTAGGTGATGACCAGATACAGGCACTCGATATATTCAAAATCACGGGCAAATACGTTATCGGTAAATTCGATAACATCAAACTTGCATCTAAAAAGTTTCTCATCGAAGACTCGTATACCATGCAGAAACTAGGCCTTCGTGCACCAGAAAAGAAAGAAAAAGATCGTCGGCGAATGATTAAACTTGCCCGCCTCGTTACCAAGCGAAAGATTCTTCAAAATGACTCGATGGAAGATATCATGAAAAAGGTCGGCATACCGCTTAAGAAAGTCACAAAAAAGCGCGCGGTGTTTCGCAACGTGAAAATGTCAAACGCGAAGAAAGTGAATCCCAAGAAATACACGGCATTTACGACGACCCCCGATCCGGAAAAGATTTCAAAACAATACGTGCATGGACTTAAAACTTCTCATAATATGGGAAATCTCTCGGGTTTTACCAAAACACAAGGTAATATGCGCTTCAACACAGAAGAACTCAACTGGGTCAAAAACAAATCAGAAAACTACGTTAAAAATGAATTTAATTACAGGCCAAAGCGTCCAATTCCTTTACCAGAAAAGATAAAACTAGAGGAAACCCTTTATGGATTTAAGCCAGCACGCGATGCATGGGTTCCAAAACCTATTATACGCAAATCCGCCATGATACCATTTATAGGGGTTAAAGATTTGAACCGTATATGAACTATAAAATGATTTACGGATCTCTCTCGAAGGGCGAAGATGGTCTCTATCACGTGAATGCTCTCACCGAAGATAAGAAAAGATGCTATGTACAGGTGAAGAACGTGAAGGTCGTCGATGATGTATCCGGTGAAGTCACGTTCGACATCTCTGATGCAACGGGTGTCGAAAAGATTGAGGCCATCCATACCCAGAACTTGACGTCCGCAATTGAAAACAGTGAGACGTGGTTCGGTAAGAAGTTGACGGAAAAGACCATCAATAAGGTGTACACGAAGGAAGATACAATTTCGGCGGAACGAATTCCAGCCACGAAGGTGTTCGACGCGTCGAAGCAAATGACGCAAATTGAAGCATTTTCCCCAGGCACGTCGTGTACTATCATGCTCGAGTACGCGGGTCTTTGGTTCGCGAAGAAGGCATTCGGTCCATCTTGGAATTTGGTCCAGGTCAAACTGAACCCGGAGCCAGAGCCAACCCCTGAGCCGGAGCCAGAACCAGAACCAACCCCCGAACCAGAACCAGAAATTGAGGCTTACCCAGAAGACATCGTGATTGAAGATGATGAATAAAAAAATTGTTTCTATATATAAAAGATGATGAAGATGAAAAAGGTCACGCCACGTCAAGCGATCGTCGCCCTTGCGATCGTGGTTGTGATTTACCTCATGGTTTCCAATAACCGTTCCAGCTACAGCGTGAAGGACACCGAATATGCGGGCATCGGTGGCATTGATGCCGTCGGTCCATCGGCCGAAGCCGGTGTTGGTTGCGAAATGAAGGCGGGTACTGGCCTCGCCTCTTCTTTGTTGCCACGTGAAGTCGCGCCTCAGGAGGACTTCGGTGAGTTTGCCCCAGATGACATCCTTTCCGGCCAAAACTTCCTCGAACCACGCCAACAAACCGGCTACCCAGAAACCATCGGTGGTGCTCTTCGTAACGCGAACCAACAAATTCGCGCCGACCCACCAAACCCCAAGGATCCCTTCGTGTGGAACAACTCCACTATTGCACCAGACACGATGCAACGTGGTTTGTGCGCCTAAACTTAAAGAATAACGTATTAAATATATATAAATGTCTCAAGTTCCTTCAGACGAACTCTCAAACAGCGTCTCTAAATTGGTTGAATTAAACAAGCAAATTACAGAAGCCAGAGAAGATATAAAGATCCTCGTTCAGGCCGAGAAATCCCTCAAATTGCAAGTGAAAAAGCTCATGATGGATAACGGTCTCGACGCCATTAACCTTAAGAAGGGGAAAATTTCCGTTCGTAAAAGTGCCAGAAAGACTGGCCTTAATAAGACCACCGTGATGGAAGGTCTTGTGAACTACTTCAATGGTAATGAACAACAGGCTGAAAGTGTGTTAAAGGCTATACTCGATAGTCTTCCAGTAAAGGAATCCACTTCACTTTCCCTCACGGGCATCAAGGATAAGAAATAATGGTTTGGAATGAATACGTCCACGCGGCGGAACGTAATAGTGATAATGAATACAGTGATGACGAAGAAAATGAAATCCAATTGAATCGTCATCTTCACATAGACGATTGGGGCGGACACTTCGACGATGATCTTTGGTGGATGTGGCAACTACTAAAAAGGTATCTAGGAGATAGATATCTCGACAATCACATTCTCAAGTATGCCAAATATCATGATTTTATTGAATTTTGTTACCAGTTCTCAGATGATAGAGCGATAGAATTATAATATATACATAAAGTAAACATGCTCTCACAAAAGGTCTCTATTCCAGCGGCCCTTTTCCTTGCGCTCAGCCCAGGTATTTTGCTGCGTACCGATGGTACCAGCATTAAGTTCCGTGATGGACTCACAGGACGTACCGCCGTTCTTTTCCACGCACTCGTGTTTTTCCTCGTCTATTCGTTGATCGCGAAAGCCATGGGTCTCGTGTTGACGCGAACCGACCTCATCGTGACCACCGTTTTGTTCTTGGCCTTGAGCCCAGGTATGTTGCTCACCCTGCCACCAGGCTCTAAGGGTGTTTACATGTCGGGACAGACTAGCCCAGCGTCTGCTTTCGTACACACCGTCGTGTTCGCGCTCGTGTTCGCTCTTTTGCGAAAGCAATTTCCTAAGTACTATTAAGTGACCACCAATGAAATATTTGGTAATTGGTCCAGGTGCTATGGGACTGTATGCCATGTTAGGATATCTTAAAAACATAGAAAATCGTCTCAGTAATGTAGAAGAAATTTCGGGTGCATCTGCGGGTTCCATACTCGCAGTGTTATTTGCACTCGAAAAGAGCGTTGATGAGATGATAGACGTATCACTCAGATTAAACATTTCAGATTTAGTGAAATTGAACTTGAAATGTTTTTTACATAGTTATGGACTCGTAGATTTAGACGCACTCCGCGAAAAGTTTGTGGATATATGCAAATGTGACCCCACGTTTGCCGAACTTAAGAAAAAGATATACATATCTGCATTCTGTGTTAATACAGGAAAGACCGAGTATTTTTCGGTCGATACACACCCCGATATGAAAGTACTGGACGCCGTGTGTATGAGCATAGCGATTCCTTTCGTGTTTTCGTCCAGAAAATATAGAGGGAACACATACGTAGATGGTGGTACCGTAGAATCGATGCCACTCGCACCGTTCTTAAAATATAAACCATATGATGTTCATTGTATACAAATAAAATCAAATATACCGTACGTAGAAAATATAGACAACCCACGTGTGTTTGCCGAAAATATCATGCGCTCGGCGTTGGTAAATAGATACGACTATGATACACGTGATTATGATATCAAAATCATAGACGTGGACGACATGGACATATTTGATTTCAATATGTCTTATGAAGATAAGATACGAATGTTGACGAAAGGTACCTCATAATTTTTTATCAGTTTATAACAATATGGATGCGTGCAATCCCGGTATAAACACCAAAAACCTTGTACGTCTCGTACGTCAGGAGACGGGTATGGATCTCAATCTTACTAGAAATCAAGTGTGCGACGCATACAAGTCTATCCAGGACGGTAAGCTCCCACTTCCACCCATGGTTCTCTCGAAAGATGGTAAGTACATGTTAGATCGAAAATCCCCACTCACGGGTGATGACTTTGAAGTACTACTCAGTTCCTCATCTAAATCAGACGAACTGAAACGTCTGGCGCGTAAAGTGGGTCTTTCAAATTACAAAGAAATGACAAAAGCACAACTCGTCGATGCGATAGAGAATGTTCTAAAGTCAAAAGGCGTGAGAGAACCCATCCGTCTTCACATTACAGTGCGCAAGGAAAAGCGCATTTCCGTAAATAGTAATAACAACTATCAAAACAATTTTAATGTAAATAACCGTAACGGAAACGGTGTAAAGAACGACAATAATTTGAAACGCATTTCAAATGAATCGAGTAATCTTGGGAACGGGAACCGTGAAAACAGGAACCGTGAAAATGGGAACCGCGAAAACGGGAACCGTCAAAACGGGAACCGTCAAAACGGGAACCGTCAAAACGGGAACCGTCAAAACGGGAACCGTCAAAACGGGAACGGGGCGTCACGCACCACACGAAACAAGTATTACATGAACGCCATGGCCCGGAGAGTGCGCGGAGAACAACCGGCACCATCACGTCGTTCGAACGATCCGGCCATGACTCAACTCGTAAACGCGTTTCAAAAATCCAAAACTAGTGGTCCAAATAGTGATGCATTAAGACGTGCGCTCGAGCGAGCCAAGTCGACATCTTCTGCTACAAATACAAGAGCACTGGCGAAACAAATCGAAGATGCGATGAAACGCGGTAACACCACAACACTCAACGCGTTACGAAAAAAGTTGGCAGTCCCAGTGATGAGCGAAAAAGATGGGAAAGTGGCCAAGCTTGAGAAATACATAGTAAATAAAGCGCGTAAACTCAATGATAAACGCCGTATTACATTCATGAATGAAGCCCAAAAAAGCATCAAAGCGTACAAGAATGGTACAAACATGTATGAGACGGCAGAAGCGCGTATCGCCAAGGTATACGAAAATGCATATGACATAGATACACTTCAAAAAAACGTAAATACCATAGGAAATCAAAAAATAAAATCTTCCGCGCGTGAAAAATTAAACGCGTTTAAGCAGTCGGGTGGTACAGATACGAGTTCAAAAAATGCCGTGATTAAGTTGATAAAATTGGACGAAGAGCTCGGCAAAAAGGGTGTAAACCGACTCTATTTAAACGAAATGAGAGATGAAGCCTTACAAAATATACAATCTTACAACATACGAAACGGGCTAGCTAAAATTAACACACGAGTTAAAGAAGACATGAAAAAACGTGGTGCCGAATTCAATGAACTGACTAAAAATGACGCCTACAAGAACGTTCAATCGAATGTTAGAACCAAATTAAGAAATGCATACGTGTCTGGTATTCTGAACATTAGCGGTGTTAAGAGAGGACTTAATAACGCACTCGAAGAATCTGCGGGCGTGTATAAAGGTTTGGAAAATAAAATAAAAAATTTAGAAGCTAAACTCGGAAACTCTAAACTCACTGCGAATGAAAGAAATACACTGAAGAAAGAACGTAATAATTTAAAACAAAGATTGAATCGAAACGCTAAAAACATGAATGTAATGCGTGAACAATTGGGTAATATGAAGACTACTGTGAACACCAAAAATAGAAACATAGAAAGACTCAAAATTAAACAGGGAAATGCGAACAATGAAATAGAAAAACTCAGAAACAAATTACAAAAGAATAAAAACCTGTCCAATGGAGAAAAACGGGCTTTGCAAGAACAACTCAATAACGCCATGAAGAACAGAGCCAACATCAATAATCGATTGAGAAAATCCGAAGCAGAAAAAATGCAATACATGCGAGAAATGAATACATTAGCTGGTAACGTGAGAAACATTACCAAACAAAAAGAAAATGCAAACGAAGAAATAAGTAGTCTCAGAAACAAATTACAACAGAATAAAAACCTGTCCAATGGAGAAAAACGGGCTTTGCAAGAACAACTCAATAACGCCATGAAGAACAGAGCCAACATCAATAATCGATTGAGAAAATCCGAAGCAGAGAAAATGCAATACATGCGAGAAATGAATACATTAGCTGGTAACGCGAGAAACAAAAACAAAGAAATAAACCAAATAAAGAAAAATATGGCGGCGGCGGGAAGTTTAAGTATGGCGCAAAAGGAAAAACTTAGACAAAATCTAGAGAAGGCTCAAAGCGAAAAAGCTGAAATGAAGAAGGAATCCGACATGTGGCATAACCGTTTACTTAGTGAACAAGAAGAACTCCGCGAAACTCGAATCGAACGGGAAAATCTTAGAGCTAACGCCACTAAAGCTGCACTTGAGCGCAACAATTTGAAGGCCGAATCCAATAAACGACAACAGGCATTAAAAGAGGCGGCAGAAAAAGAAGCTGAAATCACCAAAAAACTTGGTGAAAGCAACGCATCTATAAAAAACCTCACCGAACAACGTGCCAAGTTATTGGAAAAGGGTGAATTAAACGCGGCCGAAAAGGCAAAGTTAGAGCGGATAAGAAAAGAATTGACAGACGAACGAAATGCAAAAAATAATGAAATACGTCGACTCCAAACTTTATCTAAAAATAGGAAAAATGCATTAAAAAAAATATCTACAAAATTAAACGAAGCTACCAGAAGCTTAGCTAGGAGTGAGGGTCTCATTAGTACCCAAAAAGAGAACCTAGAGGCTAAAAATGCCAACCTGTTGAAAAAGATTGTTGAGATCGAGAAAACACAATCCAACGTCGCGAGGCTTCAAAAAGAACTTACTAACACTAAAACAGCTTCAGCCGCGGAAAAAAATGCAATTAAAAAACAACTCGAAGCTGAAACAGCGAAATTAGTGAGAGAAAAAGAGACGCTCGAAGGTAGTCGCGTCGCATTAATTCAACAAAGAAACCAATTGAAGAAACAATTCAACATGGCTGAGGGTGGTCGAATCGCTCTCATAAATAAATTAAAACAACTCCAAAAATCCAAAAACATTTCTAACAAACAAAGAAATGTATTCAGAGAACAATTGCGAAAGGTTCAAGCTCAACGTAGAAATTTAAGAGGTGGAATGTCCGCTAATCAGGCACAGTATGCGACCACGCGATCCCAATTGGAAGCTACACAAAAAAATCTAGCCACCGCTCGACTCAACGAACAACGCGCGAAGCAGAGAATCGTAGAAGCCTCTAGACTCACAAGAAACCGAGCATCAAACACCCAAAACTTTAATGCGACTGCAGCTTTTCAACAAATGAGTAATAGACTCACGACAAACAAAAACGCGTGGAAACGTGGTGTACGCGGTCGTTGGCAAAATGTAGCTAGACCTGGTGCGACGTATCTCAAAAATGAAGAAAATCTTCGTGTCGCTAAAAGTACACTACGCGCACTCATAAACTCAAAAAGACCCAATGGTAATTACACCATAGGTGGTCTATTTGGACAGAAAAGAAGACAGTTGAAATCTGAATTGGAACGTGTGTTCAATATGACACAACTCAGGGAAATCAGAAAAAAGATCGCCGCGGCTAAAAACATAAAAAATACTGAAGTCGCTCAAAAAAGAATGAATAAAACTTTGAGTATGGCTGGTTCGTCGAACAACAATTTTAAATTTGGTAATAGAACTCAACCAATCGTGAACAGGGGTGAACTACTTAAACAAAACAATAGAAACAATGCAAAGAAATATATAAATTCACTCATTCGTATAGGAGCCAAAACAAAGGGGCAACTCAAACAAAGAATAAACATGGGTGAAAATCCAAAAGATGTTTTTAGAAATGCAATGTCAAAAAATCGAAAAGCGGGTGGTCCAGCGGCGGCATCTCGTATTAGAGCACAGGCTTATGCCAGTTAATTTTCTAAACCATAGTATATGTCCACCTACGTCCAAGAACCCTGTGAATTCATTTACCGTGTCTCCTCCTTAGAAAAGGTCGTCGATGGAGACACGATAGATGTTACCATCGATCTCGGCTTCGATGTTTGTACCAAGCAACGCGTGCGTTTGCTCGGTATAGACACCCCTGAATCTCGTACACGCGATTTGGAAGAAAAGAAATTTGGTCTTCTCTCCAAGAAGAAACTCAAGGAATGGTGTCTGAAAGCCGTGGAATCTGAGAAGGATGATATTGAGATCGAACTCAGATGCCCGGAAAAGGATTCGCGTGGCAAATTTGGTCGCATTTTAGCGGAAGTGTGGGTCGGCGAAGATGGTAACTGGACGAACGTCAATAAGTGGATGTGTGACGAAGGCTACGCCGTACCTTATGTGGGTCAAAACAAGGCGGATGTTGAAGCACTCCACATGGCGAATAGAGAAAAGTTACGGGCTAAGAATACTGAATTTTAAATTGACGTTACAAATATGGTGGTCGTCCATAGAATGATTCATAAGCGCTGCGATGTCTAACCTTTTGCTCTTCCCTGTGTGCAGATATTTCTACAATCTCATCTTGTATGTCAAGTATGACGCCTTGTGTAACAAGATTACTTCTATCGAGATAACTTCTATAAAAGCTCCGTTCATCGGATACACCGTGTCCCTTTGCACGAAGTTCTTCAAGTGTGTACTCTCGTAACCTAATACCAAGTTGTTGCGCACGCTCTCGCACAGCATCTTTTCTAACAGCTGCGGTCACACGCTTTTTTATTTTGAGATACTTGAGACGACTTTCTAGCTGTTTTATTTGTCTCGTGGCTCGTCCAATTTCGAGTGCGTATTGAAATACATCACCTTCTAGAGAGGGTTCTCTGTAGAACTTTGTAGATATGTTTCATATGTTTACACATCTCCAAGTAGTCCCCCTCTGAGAGTGACTTGGAGTTGAGGTCAATAAGTGACATAAGATGGGTGAGGTCTTCCATTGTTTTGGCTTAAATTACATAGGTCTATGCCTCACTTAGGTTGTTTTGAGACACAATCGGCTATACCGTACCGAGAAAAGTTACGCATAGCGGGTCTGACGAACCCATAAGTTACAAATCCATTTTTCACCTCGCGTGACCGGTGCACCCCCGTGCATCGCTTTGTATGGAACTCGACCCCCAGCTATCGAGTGTATCAAAACTGAGTACATCACCTTTTCGAAGTCTGTATGTTTTATCTAATATGGGAAAATACGTCTCCCCACCTTCATATTCGTCATTCAAGGCGAATATGAATGTATGTTTTCGACGATTAGAATGTTCGATGTCTGCATCTTGATGTGGTTTGAAAAACCCACCGGGTGTGTACCGAACCACCTGTAAGTTCTCGCACAGAGTGACATCATCCACACATTTCGCAATAATCGATTGAATATGGTGGTCGTCGGGGTCGAGCCACGCGGTCTCACTCTTCCGGATTTCTTCGTCTTCAACAAATTCATCACCGATTGTCGAAGGCTTCAATTTTTCTTTAGCCATCGATTTTATATACTCACATTCTTCATCTGTAATGACACCCCGTATGACTTCAGGTGATTTATATTTGGGTCTGAATACGATGATTAGTACTATCAAAATGAGTACAATGTGCCACATCTATCATCTACTCAGAAATATATATCTCGGAACTTGGCACGTGTACCTGTTTCGTATGCGTGTAATTACAGTATTCGTGTACTTTGTGAGTTCAAAGGCTGTATCCATGATTTCATCTTCCTTCGTTGGGTCTACCATCCATTGCCGTAATAAATCACTTCCCGTATCAATAAACATCTGATATATTTGCTGAATATCTCGCATTTTATCATTGTGTTTGTCTCTCCTTTGAAGTTCACGTTTTAAATCATCTTTTGATATGTGATTCATCAAATATGAAATACGCAAATTCAGATTATTCGTGTGTATGTAATCGTACTTGTAAGTATTGTTATAATCAGCTATACCTACCGCCGTATTTAACCCCATGATAGGTCCAGGTGCAGAGGCTTCGAGAAGTTCCCTGTACATGGGTCTTCCCCCACATGGAATGTCTCCATGTTCTCTACCCCGACGCTTAAACTCAAAATAATGTGGATTGTGTACACGTCCGGTCTCGATTTGACCCGTCCGCCAATCAAATGCAGTCTGACACGTTGTACACCACATCTGCGCACATCCATCTATTTTATGAATCATGGTCGCACATTTTGGACACGGTTTTGTGTCTCGGTTAATGAGTTTCATTGTTTTAACAGTCTCTGGGTCGCACACGTGACCATCTAAACAGACTTCGTTACAATTTTCACAAAATGACTGTTGACAAATTCCACATTTCCATAAATCATCTAGAAATCCACGACATTCATCATGTGGACACCCGCGTATAAATTTGGTGGCTTCCTCGCTTGCATCTATGGGTAAAGTTCGCAGCTTTTCAAGTTCTTCTCGTAAGAAAGCGTGTGCTTTTTCAGTAAACATACACACGGTGAGATACATATCAACATATTTTCCATTCGTTTCTACTGCGTGATGATATCTCCGTCTACCTTTGATATATATTTGTGCTATGTAATCACGAAGTGCATTTATCTCTCTGCGTTTTAAAATACGTTGCACATATGGTTGTGTTTCGGGCATGCGTACGAGTTCCCGTTCGAACAAAATCTGTTCTCGGTGTTTTTTATATTCATTATTTCTGAAACGCTTTGTACAAAACATGTCTACAAATTCCCTATTATGTACTTTTTTGCAACTCATGCAATGTGGATCTTCCGAGGTGGATAATAAATAAGTTTGACAACATGTTCTACACGATTCGAAATCACAGAAAGGACAACATACTTTTTTGTGATTTGTTTTATTAAAAGGTTCACAGCATACACCGCACGTCATCGTGTAGTTTTAGGGGTTTTCTTCTTTAAACTGGAAGGTTTCAGTGCACTCTGAACACGAGAAAACAAACTTACATATACAGCAGTTCCCTTATTTTTTTCCCGCTCTTTCATGAGTTCATAAAATTTGAGTTCTTTGTTAAGGGTACTCTTACCCGTTTTGATGGCATCGAGAGAAAGTTTTTTGAGGTCTTCGACGGCTTTCTTAAAACGTGGACTGGATGCAGATTTGATATTTCGAACGTCAACAAATGGGGCTGGAGACATCTTACATTGTATCAAGAAATAATTTCTACGTCTGTCACTAATAAACAGTATCGTCGGTGGCTGTCTGATTCGATTGTAGTCTTTATAAAGTTACCTTCTGTGTATTCTTTTATAACTCTTTTCATAGCATCAATATGTATATAGGATTTATGTAAGTATGTATATGAAAGCCAGTCATGCCCATGCCATCTATTTTCATTATCCACCACTTTCCATATACCGCAACACTTGTTCATTACGTGGATCGTTGTAAAAAATTCATCATCACTGGTATCGACGACGGTTTCAATTTTTTCATATTTAATTTTCACCATGTCACCCACCTTCACTTCGATCATCTTTTTCTTACCACCGATAGCTTCCGCGAATTCTTTGTATTCTGAATCCATAAAATCATATTTGGACTGAAGCTTGTCGAGTAACCCAAGAAGATGATGGCGATTCATGTTCGGGGAGAGATACTATTTATGATGCTCTCGTCGACTTAGGATATACTCAGAGGCCTTTTTAGGTGTCTTACAGATGAGATCCCCGCAATGGTCTCTGTTTTGGTACACAGCGTTTACACCCGTCGAAAGTTCGTCGCACGTCTTGAGTGTCCACCTTCCGAGTGGTTGTTTCTTTGATTCGGTGCGAGTGAGGGCTTTCACAAATTCAATGAGTTGTTTTCGCATGGTCCTTGTATTAAATTTTAGATGTGATTTGACTTAGGCATTCATTCCCCCCACAAATAACTAAATGACTTAGAAGATGAAATACGTACAAACTTAAATGGCCAAGTGTGCCACATTTAATCTATATAAGGAAAAGAAATAATAACATAATATAAAATGAAAGATTGCACACACGAAGAACAATTACAATTAATAAAAAATCTGCATTCAGGTGCAACCCTAATTGAGATTGCTAAAGACTATGGTATATCGATCGGCGAAATGAAAACTAAATTAGAAAAAATTGTGTGCGATTTACATGAAAAGGGTGAAACAAACGACGCAATAAAAAAATTATTAAACTTGGAAACGGAAGTTATTCAATACATCCTGGACAAAAGGGCAATGGTTTCCAAAGAGGATATCTCCCAAAATAAAAAGGCGACATTGCATGATATTGGTATGTTAGCCGAACTTATATATGATAGACTTGGGGCGGGATACAGTGAACGTGTATATCATAACGCGATGGAGGTACTCCTTCGTGCGAGACACGTGCCTTATGAATCCGAGAGAGTTATTCCCATTCCCTTCGAGGGACATGTGATAGGAAATTTACGTGCGGATATAATCATAAATAACGAAACTGTACTTGAGTTCAAAACCATCAAAACCTTAAATGAGTCGGCTGAGATACAATGTCATAACTATCTTCGCTTGACTGGTCTGAAGACTGCGTATCTGATAAACTTTCCTCCGGTGATGGAAGGTTCTGTGGAAGTTCGATGCATCTCGTAAATACTATAAACGGAAGCATTTTAGCGAGATGTTTATAGGTGTCAAAAGTTTCTTCGTAGTACTTCTTAGGATTTTTCATCTCTTCGGTGAGTATGTGATGCGCTTTCTGCATGTAAAATGCGGCTTCGTCAATACAAAACTTTTCGTATTCGCTCATTAGTGGTAAAAAGTATCATTTCTTTAAATTGTCTGTATAAATTCCCAACGTAAATCATGACATATCTTTTTCCAAATGACATCCTGTTGATAGAGTTTCTCTTTGCTCTTGAGTAGTGGAAAATATTGTAAATATGAATCTTCACTCAAGAGTTCACAGAATTTATACAACACATAGCTATACGAAAGGAAGTTTCTTCGATTCGACGGGCAGTTGTCGTCGAAGGGTTTCTGTATATCTTTAAACATTATTCTCAAACGCTCTTCGAGTTCTTGTGGCATCTTAGGAGGTTTGACCCCACTCAATATGTTTGTGATGTACGGTACGTGCTCATAATATTTATTCATCTTGAGCTTCTTAAGAAGACTTCGTACTCGCGCGTGTGTGATTTCCTCGAGTGCCTTGATTTTAAGTTTTTTCAATTCATTTCTCAACTGATCCATCACTTCTTGTGGTATATTCGTCGTTTCTTGTGCTTGAAACTGTGATAACCACTCATTGAAATGATTTTCCCTTTTATACGAATAGTTCACAATTTTCTCAGATGTCTCTTGTTCTTCTCTATAAGTCAATTCTTCGCTTATGAGACAGGCCAGTACCGCTCCACACCCATCACACACGAGTTCACTCGTATCTGCGAAGTGAAACACGTTACTTTCATTACAGCTGGGGCATTCATCCCTCTTCTTCGCGAGTTTCTTGTCCACGTTTAGATTTTCAACATCAGCTAAGTATTCGTTGAATATGTCCTTTCGCTTAAGACCGGATGTCACTTTACAGTTAAAGACGTTATCTGTACTCACTTCACTGTCTATGTCTTCTGTATGTTGACGCATATAAGGCATGCATTTGATGATATAATCAGACATGTCTTGTTCGTACATGGAACGATTCGATGGATCTTCATGAATCGAGTCTTTCCATGCGTCTAACTTGTTGTTATATCTACTCAAAAAATTTCCTTCCATATAATTAGTTTAAATGCTACGCAATCTTTTAACCAGCGTAATATTATGGGTTTACGATACATATAAAAATTTTGTATCTATCCCAAACCACAAAATAGAATGCGTGACCATGGAATATGTTACCGGTACAGATAAGATATACTCAGCCGATGGACCATTTTGGAAGAATGAAATGACTAAGTGGAATGAATTCTTCAATGAGCATTACGCCGAATTCAATGACCTAAATTACACAGCAGAGGAAACGCCATCAAATGTGAAAAAGGCTATCATCAGAATCAAATACTGGTACAATGATAAATTGTACAAGTATTTAACTTATAATACGAAACACGAATGGCCACCCGCACAAGAAAACCACGTGGTATTTAATATGCCTTTAGTGTCGGCGTATCTCATGGATGCAGATGATAAACCGGTAAAAGACATACTAGGAAAAATTAGGCGCTATGCGGGACCAAGAGGAGATTTCCATCGAGAAGAAGTAAAGATAAGTGATATGTTATATTACGATGTTGATACACTAAGAACTATGTATCCTACCATAAAACTCAAAAACGTTTTAGGTAAAGTGAAATCCGTGAGTACGGTCGATGATTACGTTACTGATCTATTTGTTCTTTAGTCGCGAGATAAAATTTGAGATCACCCAAATTTGCGACGTTGTATTTAAGAATTAAGAACCTATTTAATTCCTCTTGCATGATTTGCACATTTGAGCACATACTCGTAGCCTTCGTAAAAATATTCATGTATCGAAGAGAATACATACCCGATATAGGGGGACTCTCTTCCGTACATTGAATCTCTGTTTTCTGGTTTGCAAAATCGCCATCGCAGTTAAGTCTAAATAAATGACCATCTCGCGTGATTTCAATGTCATTTCCTATGTTGTACATATCTCTGCAAATTCTCTGAAAGTCAACCGATGGCATGGGCGTCACCGTCGTCATGTTCATTTCAGGAACTTCAATTTGATTTTCATTAATGTCGAGAAGTTTGAGAGCAAATTTAGTACAAGTCTTTTTTGTGTCGTTGTGTATCTCAATATTCATAAATTCTCGTGAATCAATTGACATGATTAGTACGTCATTGTTTGTGATAGACTTGAGAAGCTTGAACGTATTCGTGACATTTATACCTGCCACTATGTCATTGTCACATGTATATTCTTCGAAATTGTCTGAAGACAAATACATATCTACGAGTGATGTTCGAGCCGTGTCTAATGTAGTGATATATATACCATCTGACTTGAAGTAGATGTTAACATCATTAAGTATGTCCTTGAGTACCTCGAAAGTGGATTTGATGGCACTCGCCTGTATGGTCGTGAGTTTCATCATAGTTGAACCTGTTTGATAGATGCATTATTTCTTTATATTGTTGTTGTACGACTGACTGACGTCACGGTTGATCTTTTCTTCGAGTTCAGGTGTCATCGGTGGTTGGAGTGTTCGGCCATAATCATCGAGCCCGAATATGTCTGAGTTAGATTCGCCATCGAGGGTTGTCATGGAACACACACCAAAGCCACACGTTCCTATGTCTTGGTTTGGTAGCAAAGATTCCAACCAATTTTTGATTTCATTCCCAACGAGAAATTTACCATTCTTCGTGAGCATGGTTGGTACACGGGTAATTTTGTGTGCGTACTGTGGTGGAATACCTTTCACATTAACGTTATGATAACCCACGAGCTGTGCGAGTTGTGGTTGTCGCTTGATGTAGTCAATCAGGTCTATACTGTGGCTGCACCTTGGGCTGTATATCAACAAGGACATTTAAAATACACACGCAAAAATTTGTCTCTAAAAGGGCGCAGTTTATATAATATTCTCAATACACGATACAATGAAAATACCCATCAGGTCAAACGGTAAGCTTACTGAACTCGCTCGACACCGTGCACTTGGAAAAGTCATTCGTGTGGGTGAACCACCGCTCGGTTTGTTTCGTCGTTTAAACGTACAGATCCAAAACTCTCTAAAATTTTCAAGTCCGATAGAAACTGGGTAAAGAAGACCTATATGTGAGCACCTATGGCGTCTGCAAATACTTCAAGGCGTTCTACATCACATGTACATTCATCGGTACACATTTCATCGCGCGCTATATCACAGTAATTGCATATTACATCGTTGTCACATTCGATCGGAGCGATGTAACATTCTTCGCGTAACACCTCGGCCACGAATACACGCATCACTTCATCGAGACCCTCTACGATTTGTGTCGCTTTTTTTATGAGGTCATCGTGATATTTTTGTTTTGTCTTAGGAAGTCGGTCATAAAGTGCTACCAAGGCTTTTGCGTCAAAGACATCTTTTGGTTTCTTGACGGTTTTAATCCGTGATTCGATCGCATATTCTAAACACTCGAGTGTGTCTTCTTCGCTCATGATATGTGTATACTTCCTCTAATACTTTAAATTATTTGTGAAGCAACACCATGTTTTTTCATTTTTAAAAACACAAAAAACTTTTTTTATTTTTTCAGAAACTTTTCAAAGAAGAAAGTGTAGAAAAAAATAATTTTTTTATTCTCAAAATTTTTGTGAGATATAGTAATGAACACACTTCTGTTGGTTTTGCTCATCCTCCTTATTCTCTATCTCATGTCCAGGACGGAGATGTTCAAGACGAAGGAGACGACGTCGGACATAGATGAAGGTGTTTTAGACCTCACACAATATAAGCGTCTCGAAAACGCGAAAGTTTCAAACACGGTGATGGAAAAAATCGTACTCTCCGTGAATAAGCGCATCCAAGAGATGACCGGACTTTGCACATATATCATAGACACAAACGAAGTACGCAAATACAAACACGAGAAGACGGGTGATGAAGTGTATAGGTGTCGATTCATGGTATTGAAACACGGTGGTTTCCCATACGCATTCGCGGTGTCCTCGGACGTCCGGATCATGAACGACCCAGACCGCGTCAATTGGAACGATATCAACATGCAAGCCACTCTTCGCACGATGGGTATTTCTCAGAGTGATGTCGACAAGGCACTCATAGACGTTCCAATCGAATTTGTCGACGAAGAAACCGGTAAAGTTGACGCGACAAAGCTCATCATCGCGAAATACATGAAAGACGTGAGTCAATCGAACCCAGTCATCGTCGTGATTTCGCTTCGCACACAACCTCTAGACACCGAAAAGCCAACCGACACAAAGATGTTCACGACAGACCTCGATATCAAAGAATTCCAAAAGTACGACGAAGTCAGGCAACATGAATTACACTACGTAAAGAACACGTCACTCGTAGAGAAGAAGGTCCCAACGGCCGAGGAGATGTACGGTCGCCCAAATATCCTAGAAAATAATTAATTCGTATAACTTAATGATCAGTGTGGATGAAATAAATAAAATAACTGACAAGCGTAACAAATTACGCAAAGAAACCTACATCAAAATATACGAACAGATATCTAAAAAAATACGACAAACCGTTGAATTCGGAAATAAACATTTATTCATCATGATTCCATCTTTTGTCGTGGGGTATCCGGCGTTCGATAGACTTAAGGCGGCACATTACATAAAACGCCAGCTCGATCTAGGTGGGTTTCATACCAAGTTTGTGGGCGACCACGAAATATACATTACATGGTCAAAGAAAAAGAAGACGAAACACAGAGAGGAACCCGTGGAAGAATTTGGGGACTTTCCATCCTTCGTTAATTTGAAAAAGGTTGCAAATAAATACAGGGGGAATGCGGGAAAAGGCTAGTAAAAAAATTTCACTCTATCATAAATGGATAACTTGAGTGTGCTCACGGAAGCGAAACGCGAGTACATTGGGCAATTGTGCCATTTGATGTGTCCAGTTATGATCGAGACGTTCGACAAATTATATGAAGAATCGTACACTATGTCCAAGGGTCGAAAGGTACTCATTATGTACCAAAAACTTTTGAAGGAAGTACCCAATTGGTCCGACGCCATGTCGAAACAGCACACGGATAACATCGCGAACAGGTGTGCGTGGTTTAACGACTTACTCGCCGCGGTATTCGTGAGTTGTGTAAAAATCCTGTCTTCGGTGCGTCTCGGTAAAGACAATAAGAAGATATCATTGAAATTGCCATCCAATGAAGTATTCATTCAAACGTGTTACAATAACGTAGCTAAGGACTTGTATAAAGATCCATACATTTTCAGTGAAAGTCAGAACGAACACGCGAGAAACGATAAATTGTTTGACCGATTCTCGGTGGTGATCGAAGCGTCTGTGCGAGAACTCATCCCAGTTCAACAAATTCTTCAAACCTACATGAACAACGAAAATGAAGATATCGACGTGGGTGGAGAGGGCGATGAGGATACCGAAGACCCCGAATTTGTTGACGAATATCCATCGGAACCACAACCCGAAGAGGCCGAGCCCATGGCTGACCCCATGGCTGAGCCCATGGCTGAGCCCATGGAAGACACACAGCCCCCAGAACAAGAATCGTCCCCATTCGACAACGAGTTTAAAACGGTAAACACGGCTGGTGGTGCACCACAAGAAATGATGGAGGAACAAGTCGAAGACGAAGACGAAGAACCCGTGTTATTCCCAGACGCATCGGATGCGCCCGTAAAAAAAGTTGGTTATAGTTAAATGGAGTTTGAAGACTATCTCAGAGATCCAGCTTGGGCGGCGATCATCGCCGGTATCATTACCGCGGGGTACATTCACGCGAAAGCGAAGCTTAACAACGAAGGTAAACTTCCAACGAGTGCTTATTCTAAACCAGCATTCTTAAACGCGATTCTCGTATTTTTTATTGTATCTAACGGAATAGGGGGTAAAGAAACCATATCTACTGAACCATTTGCTTAAAGATAACGGTGTTATCTATCACAGTAAACATGACGTCTGTGACTGCTTTCAATGATATGATGGGCCAATTTCTTGCGGAACTTCACAAGACGTTTCCAGAAGAAAAGGGTATCAAGAAGTGTATGTCCGGCTTTGAAATCATGCGAACGTCTAATCCACGTCTCGTCATCGATGGATTCATGACCAGTGTTACGCCGTTTGCGGACAAGATTTCGGCCAAGGATGATACGTTTTTCCTCACTGAAGCGAAGAACCTCGAGTTTTTGAAGGATGTGAAACTCGAAGAAAAGTGGGCCTCGGTCTCCACCAAAACTAAGGACGCCATTTGGCAATACGTGCAAACGCTATACATGCTCGGAACTACCATAAGTTCTATCCCAGCAGACACACTTTCTATGATTGAAAAGGTCGCCAAGGAATGTGCCGATAAGCTGGAGGGTGATGGTGGCGGAATCGATGAAGCCGCTCTCATGGAAACTATGCAGGGTATGCTAGGTGGTATGTTGAAAAAATAAAACTAATATATATTAAATGAGCTCTTGGTTTCAAGACCCAAAACAACTCGTTGATGATAAGAAGGTTCTCGAATTTTGGCCCACAAATGTTCAATCCTCAGCAGACCGCGTGAACGCTGGTTCGAGATTCATAATATATGCGGCGTCCGTGCACTATCTCATTAAGCGCGACGTCCGCATATTCGTTCTTGCCGCGACTGCATTAGGTGTTCTTTATGTAATGGAAAGATCTGGTATGGTTAAGGAAGGTGTACCAAGAGGCGTTGAATATTATGAGAATATCGGGGATGCGTGTCAGCGCCCATCCCGTGACAACCCAATGGCGAATGTATTGATAGGAGACGACCCAAATCGCAATCAAGCGTGTTCTTATCCGAGTGTTCGCGCCGATGCTGATGCGTTCGTCGTCGGAGAAACACCATTTGGACCAGCGAGATCCCGTTCCGCGCTTCCTAAGTACCAACAAAACGCGTTATCGAGACAGTTCGTGACCGCTCCCGTATCTACGGTCGGGGGAGACCAAACTGGATTCGCGGAGTGGCTTTATGGAAAGAAGGGTGCCCCCATGTGTAAATCCGATGGTAGTGTATGTAACCCAAATGCACGTGGCACCCAACTCGAAGCTTTCGCGGGTCTTCAACCAAATGGTGATAGGCGGTAAATAAATCTTTTGTAATAGTAAAATGGCTTACCAATTGCAGCCAGGTCTTAAGTTAGTCCAGAACCCAGCCGTTCCAGTGAACTGTGCGACAGAAGAAGTATTCGTGTATCCCCAGCCCAGTACTCTCAACTATGGTTCGCAAAGACCAAACACTATGTTGTATGGTACGGCGCCATTCATGGCGGGTAAGGGTGCTCCATCAGAATACATCGAAACGAGCGATCAACTCCGACCGCAATCAACCTCTCGGTTCAACAAAGTTCTCGCGAAAACGTACGAACAAAACTTGTTCCCCCTTCAAAACATGGAGTGTAAATTGCCTCTTAGAACCATTTCATATGAACCATTGAGTACGCGTTCCGAAGTACAAAATGGAATGTTTAACCAAAGATACTTAAATAAAAATATCAATAAGAAATAAGAATGGCCGATCCCATATCTGTCGCAGCTATAGCAGGTCTTGTATACGCCGGGCGAAAATTGAGTCAGCCACAGACAGAGATGTACTCCCCAGACCGCCAAGCCATGGAATTACCTGTGTCACCAAAAGTCGAGCTTGTGAAGGAACGACCTATTGAAAATTTACAAATCGATAAGGCGGTTGCATCCAATTTCGGTGATATCGCACCTCAAATGCGAACGAGTGGCGCAGAAGTTCTTGAGATGCGAAACCGAATGAATGACTATAACCGAATGAATAACGTATCTCCCGTCGAGAAGCGCCTCGTTGGTCCAGGTTTGGGTGTGGACCCATCCGTTTCATCGTATGGTGGTTTCCAACAGTTGTTGCGTGTGAACCCAGAGAATGTCGGTGCCTACAAGCTCACGACACTCCCAGGTAGATCGGGTCCAGCGCAGGACACGAAAGGTGGTCGTCGTGGTATAGTGGGTAAGGTCGCACACAACCGCCCAGAGAAAACAGCGTATCTCCCAGAGCGGCTTCCAATGACGCTCGGGCGTTCGCAAGGATTTTCTGGTAGAACTCCGCGTGGTGAACACGAACGAACAAAGCGCACGACCAACCGTGCCGAAACTGGTCTCAGAACTGACACACTGGGTGTGGCGCCCGCGAAGAGATTCATTTCCGCGAATACGGTGTCTCAAGACCCAACTAGAAATAAGAAGGATGGGAATATTGAACAATATCAATACAGAAACCAACCACAGCCCGGTATTCACAGTTATGCACACGGATATCTCGAATCGCCAGAGGTTTCTATCGGACAACGTGGGGCGTACACCACGGAAGAACTCCAGAAATATGGTTTCAGGCCAGATGAACGTCGTGGTAAAGCTAACCGCGCTTCGAACCCAGGTCGTATGAATGTTCGAGCGAATGCACTCAACCAAGGTGGTATGCTTACGTCTGCGCGGTCGGACACAACTCGCGTTGATGGTCGTGTGAACCCAATGGGTGCCGGATGGACGCAACAATACACGAACACGTCGTACCACGACCTCAATACATACAAGGGTAACCAAAACCCACAAGCTTCTCAGGCGAGTCTCAGTGTCGCAAAACGTCAACTATTGAATAACCCATACTCTCACCATTTGTGCTAAAAACATCAAATTACAGATTAAAACACTCATTAAAATATTGTCCATGTATTTTAATGAAGGTCCATACCTTAGATATAGATAGTGGTGATAGAGACCCTATATTGTACCCAGATCCAGGTGATTACGTGGTACACCTTAAGAACCCTATTTATGACGTGTCTAAGATAACACTCACATCAGCTCGAATTCACAACAGTCAGTTTCTCATACACGAACGAAATAATACGTTTACGATTAACACGGCGTCTTATGTTGAAACTATAAGTATACCAAATGGAAACTATGACGGTGATGAACTCGCGAGTAATGTCGTACAAGTATCAGATATAGTCGATACCGCATCATATGATACATATACCAATGATATAGTGTTTTCAAACCTAACAAACGATTTTACGTTCGCCTTTTATGGTGGTATACATGGATACGCGTCGTCAAATATATACACGACACCACACGACGTTCTCGGGTTTTCGTCAAATAATGCACACTCTGTGAATAACACACTCAAGACTGGGAGCATAAATGTTCAGGGTGTCGACTCATTCATACTTAAATTAAGTAGTGGTTCGGACGAGTTTAATCAAACGGTCTATTCTGATACACCCTTTTATACAGGAAGAATACTCGCATGTGGCGATGTAATAAATCATTCGGGTGCAGACGACGTGGTCGAGCACAATTTTGTTTCTGGAACACAAAAAACCATATCAAGCATACGCGTGCAATTTTACTACAGTAGCAACGGGCGACTCATACCGTATGATTTTAGAAATGCAAATCACGTGCTTAAACTGGCCATTGCGTGTTCAACGGATAAACTCGAAAATGTACCTAAAGTTGAGAGAGATGTGTCTCTCCCGCCACCTGTGGACATCCCCGAATTTGAGGATGTACAGAGATGGGATGCATTTGTATCCATATTTCTGATAGTATTGGCGGGTGTCGTGATGCTCATGATGACCAAGAAACAATCTTAGCGGGTAACCGCGTAGAGTGGTTGCGATGGCTTTTGGACACGAGTAGACACACGAGAGACCGCGAGGTAGACGACGATCGACAACAAAGTGGTGAACAAGGCGGTGAGCGTGTAGTTCATGCCACCGTTCTTGCTGACCTTGACGACCTGGTTAACCAACCATCGCACGAGGTCCATCCACGACAAGGCCGCGGCGAAGGAGAAACCCGCGACGACGGCGTTCAAGGATTGCGATTCGAGTTCTTGGCTGATGAGCGTAACGGTTTCAGCGGCGGTAGACATTTTATATATTACTCTTAGAAAAAATTATTCTGGAAGTAATTCTTCTACGACAAGGATTTTCTTGTATTCTTTCTTCTGGTATCCTTTCATGTCTTCCTTTTCAGATTCAGATTCTGAATCTGAATCTGAATCTGAACCATCATCTACTTTGAACTCCTTATACTCAGTGTCCGTCCACCCTTCTGGAGTATCATCATTGTCCATTACTATCAATAGCATTTTTTAAAAGTTCTTCTGTCGGATTCGTCGGTACCCACGAATCCCAAGTATCATAAGCTTCGTTTATTTTATTCATACCCGGGTCATCACCTGTATATCTAGTAAACTCTATGCCCGACTCGTCTATGACGTCAATGTCATTCGCATCATCGTCGTCATCGTCCAAGTCTGGGAAGTATGAACCCACTCGTTGCCCGACTTCATATCTCGCACAGTATTTCATCGAATATTCCAAATCTTTCACGAGAACTGCAGTTCTCCCACACGCTTTTGAATATTCGCATGCAAGAATCATACCTTTTTCGAGTACAGGTGTGACGATGTTTATCATCGCCTGTGTGTACTGGTTAATTTGTTCGCTCGTATCACCCGTGAGATCGAAACCTGTTTTCATTATGTATCAAATAATAACTTTACGGTTCCGTTCTCCAAACGGAGTATATTATAACTTTGTGCATAAACTCTAAGTTCTTTGTCAAAATTTGTTGTATAATTAAACAAGCCAACTTTTATAGTTTGGTTCTTTATGGGCGAAAAATTGAGTTGCCCTGTGGGATACCAGCGTTCTGGTTCGAGCGCAAAACTATACAGGTAAAAGCGCCTATACACAGGTGTTCTTGAATGGTGTTTACCAGGTTGTATCGACCGAAGGTGTATCATATCACCAGTCGTGTGGTCGAGTATCTCACTGCCATCAAGGGTCATTTCGAGGTACTTAAGTTGCTCAGAGTTTGTGAATGTAGACGCGTCACTCGTTATGTTTGTATTTGATGAATAATCAAGTGGTGTCGCGAAATCGTTTATAACATTCGTGCGATTTTCGTACTTGTCTTTCACGACAAAAAATAGCTCTTTGACGGAATTTCTGAAATTCGTACGCACTTCATGCTCATTTGCTTTTAGTAAATCGTTGTATTTAGCATCGGTATTCTTGAGTGTAAATGTATTCAGTTGTGTCTGTGTGATGATATAATCCGTGCGTCCTAATTTTGGTTTATTTTCAAGTGATACCATTTCTAAACCGAGATTCGCACTTTTTATAAGTCCAGTTGGATTTTTGCCTATGTAATACGACTCACTTATGAGGTCAGACGTCTCATTCACCGCAAATATACATTCTTCTGCCTTTCTGAATTTTATCACAATTTCTATCTCTTGTTTGGTGATAGCATACAAAGGTACAGCGAGCTCTGGATACTCATGGAAGTAGAATGGAATATCTACAAGATACGACGCATCAGACTTTGACTTAGTAACGAGCTCTTCTCGTAATACACTGTATCTATCGTCAGCGACAGAGAAAATCTGATATGGTTTTCCTAATAATTTAGTAAGACATGTCTGTTTAGACTGGGTGACAAAAAGTTCGGAGTGTATAGCTAACATGTCAGTGGTAAGCCGTTGTATGAGAGTACCTCCAATGTATAAATCTGCATATTCTATCATGGAATGTGCGATTGATTCACAATACGTAATATGGTCATACCCACTCACTAGATTCTGATCTATTCCACCGAGCGTGAGTTTTAAGCGTACACCTTTGATGAGATCACCTTGATTTTGTGGTATAGTACATCTTAGTTCCTCACCGAATTCAATATGACCCGCAAAATCTAAATCGGTATAAAACTTTGAAAAATTTGAATGCTTCTTGAAATTTTTTATAAAATACGTGTATTCCGGGTCATCTGTGAACAGATTGTCCTGTGGACCGGTCGCACCTAATTGGACTCTACCAGCCATTACTATTATTAGTGCCTAAAATTTTAACCCAGCAATACCTCCATTCACGCGCAAAACATTATAGTTTGATGCGTACACGCGAAGTGTATGTGCACTTGATATACTCGGGTCGTCGAGTTCAACTTCGAGAAGTTTGTGTATCACGCGACTCATGTTTACTTGACCCGTGGGATAATACACTTCTGGCTTGAGTGCAAAGCTATATATACCAAACTCATAGTTTTCGTCGACAGAGTTCGTGTGATGTCGTAGAGGTTGTTCCGCGGATAATTCGAGATTGTCTGCATCTATCACCGTGTTATTATTGAATTTCAAATTCACGTGTTTGATAGGTACGTGTGCTTGTGTATCATCATTCGTCGCGATGAAAAAAAGTTCTTTCACTGGATGTTTAAAATTTATCATCACAGCACGTTTGGAAACACCGGAATCCATGCGTATTTCAGCCACTTGTGTTTGTGTTATTACGTATTCGATAGGTCGAGTCATTATGAAAGCCCGTTCCACATCCGTCAGATACACGTAATCTACGAATAAACTCGCATTTCGAAGTTTGACACCAGACGTAATCGGTGTAGTGCTGTATGTCGATGTACTGAGATCGTATTCCACTGTGAGCTCATCGACAGGTCTAAACTTTAGTTTTATTTCGACTTCCTGTACTGAAAGACCACACGTCGGTATAGCTAAACTTGGATGTTTATTGAAATAAAACGGCAACTGTACCTTATATTTTTGAAAATCTGTGTACTGTGGGTACGTGGCATCGTTAATGATAGGGTAACTATTATGTAAGGTGGTGGCGACAAGAGTAAAGTCCGCGTCATTTTGTGTATAGTACAGTTGATTGTACATGTATATGTATTCGCCAGTGATACGCTGAATCGTTTGTCCACCGATGAGTAGGTCTGCGTATTTAATCATCTTTGTAGGTGTAGACGTATTCCAACGAATCTGTTTTACTTTTAGGGTTATATACTTTGATGCATCGCTCGCGGATGTTATTCTAACATTGTCGTAGGTACCTATGATATTGATCTCTATATTCAAAGTAATTCTATAATTTCCACCCCCCAAGTTCTCTGTCGTGTAATCATTCACACTTACCCCAGTGATATTGAACTCTTCTGTGCTATTAAACACGTATTCGACCCCTTGGTACACAGAGAGTTCACTCGTCTCCACGGCGTCGACATATAAGGTCGCGTTTGTACTTCCAGTCGCGATAACATATGAGTGACCTTGTCCGAGTGTGGGTGTAGGTGGCGGTAAATCGATGTTTAGTGTCAGGTCTCGAATCAAATCACCAGATGTGTTTGGTACACGGGCGGAGATTTCATTACCGTACTCCTCGAAGCGTTCGATTGGGATTTCAACTTGTTCGAAAGCAAACTTTGTGTGTCTTCTAAACCTGGAAAGAAAGTGTGAATACTGTGGTTCTTCGGTGATCCACCTGTCCTGGATTCCAGTGGCTGCGAGTAACAGACGACCCGACATTCCTACTATTTGTGAGTAAAATTTTGCGAAATAAAACGATACGCTAATTTAGAATGAACATTCAGTTGCGAAAATTCAATCCATTAAAAATGGAAGATGACCGAATATGCGTCTTCATTGGAAAGCGTAACACAGGTAAATCCACGCTCGTCAAAGACATCATGTACTATAAGAAACATATACCAGCAGGCATCGTTTTATCTGGCACCGAAGAAGGTAACCACTTTTATGGAAATTTTATACCAGATGTGTGTGTCTATGGTGATTACGACGGAGAAGCGGTAGATCGTGTTTTATCCAGGCAAAGAAAGCTCGTGGGTACCAGGGGAAAGAACAAATCAAATGGTGCATTCATGTTACTTGACGATTGTATGTACGATTCAAAATTTTTGAAAGAAACGAGAATTCGTCAATGTTTTATGAACGGTCGACACTTTAACATATTCTTTATGCTGACGATGCAATACGTCATGGATCTCCCTCCCGCACTTCGAGCAAATGTAGATTATGTGTTTATACTCAGGGAAAACATCATACAAAATAGGGAAAAACTGTATAAGTCATTCTTTGGTATTTTCCCATCATTCGATATGTTTTGTAAAGTCATGGACCAATGCACCGAGAATTATGAGTGTCTTGTCTTGGATAACACGGTTAAATCAAACAAAATAACCGATTGTGTGTTTTGGTACAAGGCGAAAATCAGGACGGGATTCAGGGTGGGAAGTCCGCAACTTTGGAGCATGCACAAGAAAACATACAACCCAAAATATTTGGAACAGCAGGAGGCTGATGCGAAGAAGGCGACAAAGAAAACACATCTCACGATTACCAAACGAAAATAACGAATGCGTCACTCTCCAATTTCAAAAACATAGCTCTACATTAAATGTCGACCGACGTTCGAACTTTGAATCTCTCCGAAAATGATGATGGAATGGTTCCATTGACGACATCATTTGTGCAGAATAATCAACTCGAAAAAAATGTGAGCCAAAATAAAGAAATGACCATGGATTCCACACCAATTAATGATATCATGGGCCAACCAGAAATGCCACTCGAACCACCTATGATGGAATCGGACCCACGTGTTCAACAACAGCAGATGGTCATGCAACAGCCAGTTGTCATGCAACCACAGCAACAGCAGCAACAGCAAGTTGCTATGCAAACCAAGAACCCTTTCAACCTTACTGATGAGCAGATGCAAGCCGTCGTCGTCGCGGCGTGTACTGCGGCTGCCATTAGTAAGCCTGTACAGGAAAAACTCGCCAACTACGTGCCCCAATTCTTGAACGAACAGGGACACCGAAGCATGGTCGGCCTCGCGGCGACCGGTGCCGTGGCGGCGGGTATTTTCTACGTGCTTAAGAGATACGCGTAATTAGTAATAATGCGTGTACATTGCACCGCCAAATTGAATATTTGCGATGAATAGCCCAACTATGAATGTGGGTATTAAAAGACCGAGTGTAGTCCCCGTGCTTTCAATACTCTCCCCGAATTCCGTGATACTCGTTTTGAGTTTTTCGTTTTGAAGATACGCGATGAAAAGCAAGAATGTCACCACAGACGCAGTGACGACGTATCTATAATCAACGCCAAACTTCTTGAACATACCCGTACCACGCGCGACCATGTTAATAAACAGTGGGGTCACGACCGTGAGTAGAATAGAATTCACCCACTTGCGTGTTTCCGGCTTCGCATTACCGGTCAGAAGTGGTATATACAAAGCAATAAATGTCAATGACCAAAGTAATATCAAATTGCCTATATCAGATTTCATTTATGATAAACACAGATTATTTATCCTGAATGTGCTTACCACAAAACTTGGTTCGTTCTGGTATCTCTTGGTAAATACCTATGGCTATACACATGGCTTTGATCTTATCGTAATTCTCCCAAAATTTCGTGCTATGTGCATATTCGTCGACGGTGCAGTGCGCGAGTTCGTGTATTAACACGTGCATGATTTCATTTGGTTCGCCGTCTATGCATATACCTATTTCGCGCCCCTTGTTTACGTTATACCCAACACTTCCAGCCTGGGCGCGGCGATGTGCCGTGATAGGGATTTCGGTGCACAGTTCTCTGAACTCATCATTTCCTGTGTCGCGTATGTGGTCTCGTAGCATTTGATATCTTTCGCGAACGACACGCAAATTTTCGGGTTGTTTTGTGTTTAAAAATATGTACAAATTTACAATGATGAGAAGGAGTGCGAGTATCATCTCTTATATACGAAGATAAATTTCGAGTAGAGTTCGGAAACTGGATTTCCGCGAAGTGGTTCCCACGTCTCAAGTCTAAAACCTATTTTTTCTAAACGCGTCACGAATAAATCTCTGTGTGCTATCGGTTCGATTTTTGGGCCATCGTGATAGTAAGGTGTGTCTTCGAGTTGTACGAACAATTTTTCACCGAATGCCCCGTGACTCGTGCCTTTCATCAAGAAAAATGTGTCCTTTCCGTAATTTAATGGTGTTTTGAATATCACTTGCTGAGAATCTGGTACAATTCCAAACAGTCTTCCCCCGGGTTTCATTCGCCGCGCAATTTCTTTCGTAGTCTGTTTGAATAATTCTTCGCTTTGAAAAATGTAGTGAATCGAAAAATTATAACACACAGCGTCATATTTTCTATTTGGTGCACTCGTGATGTCACCGAGGTAAAAATTAATGCGCATTTTATACACTTTAGAAGCCCGAGAACGAGCTTCCTCGAGTGCATCTTCGAGTGGTTCACATGCACTCAAGTTTACCCCACACTGCTTGAACTTACCTATGTCTCCCCCGAAACCACATCCTACGTCTAACACGGCGTTACCTTCTCGACACACACGTGTTATGAGTTCCCTCTTTTCTTGGTTGTGATACTTTCGTATCTCTTCCATCACTTAAAAGTTTAGACCTTACTATAAGTATGAAACCTTTCCTTAAGTGGGTTGGTGGAAAAACGCAATTACTCGAGCCCGTCTTAGGTAGTTTTCCAAAAGAAATAAAGGATTATCACGAAATATTTGTGGGTGGTGGGAGTGTATTGTTTGCTGTGTTGGACAGATGCGATGTACGGGGTAAGATACACGCGTACGACCTCAATGAGACACTCATAAACGTATACAAGGATGTACAGTCTCGACCAAAAGAATTGTACACAGAAGTCACGAAACTATTTAATGTGTATGATGGATTAACTGGCACGGATATCAATCGAAAGCCATCGAATGAAGATGAAGCGATGACATCCAAGGAGAGTTACTATTATTGGGTAAGACACCTGTACAATTCAAACGTTGGCGACCGGTCGGCTATGTTCATATTTCTAAATAAAACCTGTTTTAGGGGTGTGTTCAGGGAAGGTCCAAATGGGTTCAATGTACCGTATGGGCATTATAAAAGTACGCCACAGTTCGTCACACTCGACGAATTTGAAAAAATATCGAAGAGTATACAACGTGTGGAGTTCGTACACTGTGACTTTAGGGATGCAATCGCTCGTGTCAAGCCCGATGACTTCATGTATCTCGATCCACCGTATGCACCGGAAACAAAAACATCTTTCGTGGGATACACAAAAGATGGATTCGGAATGAAGGACCACGAAGAATTATTTGCGTTAACGAAGTCGTGTGGCGCTAAATTTACGATGAGCAATGCGGGTGTAGATTTAGTTCGTGCATCGTTTTGTGATTACAACATATCTGATGTAAAAGCGAGACGGGCTATAAATAGTAAAAATCCGGAAGCGACTACGACTGAAGTGATCGTTCGGTCATCCAATGATTAACTTCAGATTCATCTAATGTGTAGTATGCCGGGAACAATGTCCACTTCTGTGTTTTACGATTGATGTGCATCTTCCATGAAACGTCGCCATGTTTCGCGAAAAATACTTTTATACCGTATTTTTCGTTGAATTTTATAGGTATTTCATACTTTTTCTGTCTAAACCACCAATCATTTACGATAAATGCGAGATGAAAATTCACACCCGGGTAAAGATGTCGATACTCTTCGAGTAGACACGGACCGGTGCGAAGTTTTTCGTCGACAGAGCCGGGTATTATTTGATGTTTACACTCGAAGAGGATGACCGTTTTCCTATCAGAACTGACGTAAGCGCCATCGGGTTTTTTATCATGTTCCCAATATGCATCTTTTAGGTCAGACATATGATTTGTGAAATTACCTTGTCTTATATACACATAGTCTTTACCACCTATATTATACGTCTTACCAGGTATATGGTTCCTTAATACACATTTTTCAAATGGGAGACCACTCGCATTCGTGTTTGATCCACCGTCTCCATGTGATATCATGTGTGGTAGACTCGGGTCTTTTCTCTAAGTACATATTTTTAATTTTTGGACGGAGTAAATTGTAAATAGATATCAAATAGGTATACCCTCTATATAACCTCGTCAATTGGTCTAAAATAGGTATACTAAATTTTAATATTCTAAGTATTTTGGTACTTTTTCATTTTTAAAAACACAAAAAACTTTTTTTATTTTTTTCGATCCTTTTCAAAGAAGAAAGCGTAGAAAAAAATAATTTTTTTTATTTTTAATTTTGAGATTATATACACGGAGTAAATTGTAAATAGATATCAAATAGGTATACCCTCTATATAACCTCGTCAATTGGTCTAAAATAGGTATACTAAATTTTAATATTCTAAGTATTTTGGTACTTTTTCATTTTTAAAAACACAAAAAACTTTTTTTATTTTTTTCGATCCTTTTCAAAGAAGAAAGCGTAGAAAAAAATAATTTTTTTTATTTTTAATTTTGAGATTATATACACGGAGTAAATTGTAAATAGATATCAAATAGGTATACCCTCTATATAACCTCGTCAATTGGTCTAAAATAGGTATACTAAATTTTAATATTCTAAGTATTTTGGTACTTTTTCATTTTTAAAAACACAAAAAACTTTTTTTATTTTTTTCGATCCTTTTCAAAGAAGAAAGCGTAGAAAAAAATAATTTTTTTTATTTTTAATTTTGAATTTAGAAAAATCTCATAAAAATATTATCGGGTGAAATGGTACCACAAGACCAATTGTAAACGTAACAGTGATTGTGACCATTTCCCTCCATAAACTTAGACTCACGAAGTACACTGTGATTCAAACCAACGTCGAGTGTATTATAAACATCGAAACCCGCATTGCGTGCGAGAATCGCCGCTGATTTAAGCTCGTCACCCGTGTCATAAAACATGTATGCCTGTTTCACACGAATACCAGTTTTGACGGAAGTGTATGGAACACAGTAATAACTCGTGACGTGTCCCGCCTCATCTATGTATGAATGTACCACATCTTTGATTGAAATCAACCACCGTGTTACGTATGCCTCGTCTATGACGGGCGCTATCGCATATTTAGACAAATGTCTATTGAGTATACGTGTTACGTGTGGTACATCTTTTTTGGTAATAAACGAGTGTGAAGTACCCCCGATGAGACGATGTGGACGTTCGCGTTCTTGTGAAAATTTAGCCTTATTGAGTTTGGGTACATTGAGAAGTCTGTGCCAGTACCGTGTCTTTGTGATGGGTGTGGGTAACTCCGCGACAGCCGTATACACGGCTTGCCATATTCCGACCGCGTTAGCTCTTCTACGTATTTCGGATATGAGCAGAGGCGCGAGGCGTTTGTTTCGAATCGTATCGTGTACACACAGAAAGTTAATCTGTAGAACGTCGACGACTTTATCGTGTATCCTATATTTAGAAGGTACACCCGAAATAAAACCAACGAGCTTCCCACCACTTTTGGTTCGAAGTCCGAGGTTCCAATCTGGTTCGGTGGCCCATTCCACGAACTCTTCCGTGTATTCGAGTGAAAAGTGTTCGTCACGTATGTAATGTGCACTCAATAGATGCGCCGCCTCGTCAATGGAACACACAGACCATTCATATTCTTCGGGGAGTTCGATGGGTGTTTCATTGTATGTTCTCGAAGAATCGATTTCACCTATATAATCCCCGTGTGCACGTGGCATGGGTTGTGTATTCCAAAATGAGTGCATTTATATCAATACGTGATTTGTTTTTAACCTGGCTTAAAGTTTTAACACGAGTATTTCTTAGAAAATGTCGCTCGAACAAGATTACACTACCGTCCCCGGTCAACTCTACGCCTGTCTTTCTGTGATAGGCCCAGAGTGTCCACAAAAGAATGATAAGTTCGGTATCAAGATTCGTGGTGCGTTCAACTCCCGTGAAGAAGCCGCGTCTCATGCGAAGCGCCTCCAAAAGGAAGACGCGACGTTTGATATTTACGTGGTCGACATGTATAAGTGGCTATTGATCCCACCCGACCCGACTGCTATCGAGGACGTACACTACACGAATGAAAAGCTCGAGACGTTGATGTCTGGATACAAGGAAAACCAACAAATGGCGGCGAAGATGTTTGAAGAACGTAAGCGAGACATGATGGATGCTGGTGCGAACACATTCATCAAGCCGGGTGATGAAAACTCAAAGTATTACACGAAACCCGATGAAAAGCCAATCAGTCACCCAGCCGAAGTATTGGAACGATTGAAGAAAGAGAAGCCAGACGTCATCATGGAAGAACTCATCAAGGAAGCGGATGAAATCGTCGCGAAGGAAATTGAGGCGCGAAAAAAACTACGAGAAGCTGAAGAGTCAGCGGAGGCGCAAATCGCGGTAGCAGAAGACAAAGAAGAAGAAGTGAACTCGAAGTAAATAAAAAAATGAGCATATAATAATTATGTTGACCATCGCACTTAACGTGGTGACCATACTTATCGCGCTATACATATTCGGTTTAAACACAAGAGACCGTCAGGTCATGGAGCTTAAACGGAAGATGGAAGAAGAAGATCCATACGTGTCTGCAACAGAAGTCGCAGAAGCTGCATCTAAAGACCCTCTCGTCGTGAGTCGGGCGTATTTCCTAGAATCGAGGGACGAACCAACGACCGATTTCAAAGGATTCTCATCCCGGTCGAAGGATAACTGGTTGCATGGTTTTCCCCATGAAGAAGCCTAATATAAAAGCCACAAAAATAATGGTATACGCCGTTTTATCGAGTGTCGCAAATATATCAACCTTTTCAGGTTGGTATTGGTGATGCATAGGTGGAGGTGGGGGAGGTGGATAATAATACATGGGCTCTTGTTCTTGTTGTTCCTCTTGCCCGCGTTCACTCTCTTTATCCATGATATCGGGTGTGTATTCGATTGGATTTCCTATATCACTCTCCATTTATAATCTGGCGAATTATTTTTTTAAGTATATTATTCCTCATCTTCACTCTCGCAATCATCATCGTCTATGACAAATCCGGCCAAATTCCCGTTTTCGTCAGCGTCTTCATCATCATCAAATTCGGATTCGGATTCGGATTCGGATTCATAGTCATCTTCATCGAAGTCCTCGTCTTCGTTGTCAGTGAAATCATCCTCAACCTCTTCTAAAATTTCGAGTCGTTCCGGTTGTTTGGAAATTCGCCCTGAGCGGGTTCTAACTGTACTCATTTGTATACGATTAGCATTACATCTTTAAGTCCTTCTATATATGTTTTCAAATTCAGCGTTTATCTTTACTATTAACTCGTGTATCTCCTCAACGACCGATGTATCACCGGACACGGATTCAAGTGCTAAATCTTCCAAATTTACGAGTCCGCGTTCTAAAAGTTTTCTCGATATATCTTCGTGTCCACTGTATTCTCTCGCCATGTTTATATTGGCGAGAAACTCTCTATAGAGAACTTCACTCAGACCCGAATACTTGTGTGTCTTCCTTATGAGATCATCGAGTATTGTTGGGGATGTACCCCTCTTTACGAGTTTAGATGACATGTATATGACTGCGATGAGAAATGCAAGTGCTAACATCTATAATTTACTTGCTATTTTATCTATGAGCATATGTACGCGATTTTTGCATTTACAGATTCGCTTAATTTCGCTTTTAGATATAGAAAAGGTACACATCTCCTCGCACACTTTACATGTGTAATCAGAAGACACTGTGTATCTCCTGATACCTTTGTCTTTTTTGATGTCTCGCACTGTCACGTCACATCCATTTACCATATACTTTTGAATGTAGTTCTTGAGCTCATTTTTAACTACATCATTTGGTTTCGGTGGCGTTGGAAGTCTCTTCGGGGGAGGTTTATACTTTGTGACTTGGAGTTTATCGACTATCGTCGGTGGTAACTGGTGTTTTCTACCCGAAAAGTCTTTACAAAATCCATAAAATCGTCCGCGCATAGTCTCACATCTACAGAAACACTTTTGAAAAATGGAATCCCCTAAAATGTAAAACCATACATGATTTGAACCGTGTGCTCTTTTTGTGTTTTCACAATACCTCGATGTCGTGGCGACGAGATAACTGTTTTTCTCCTTGTATACATTTTTTATGCGTGCGTGTCCTTGGCCTTCCATATTCTTTCGTATGAATGACTCGAGAAGTGCACACGTTTCTGGGTCTTTGAGTTCATTCTTGAGTTGTGCCGCTGTAAAAGAGCCTTCGGACTTATTGGAAGCCCCCTCTATAATGTTTGGTTCGACACCTTCGACTCGGAGTGTTGCCATGTACATAATTTCAACCGTTGGTTCGGAAGATATTCGTTCAAACATGGCGAGTGGTCCATGCTTGTAAACGAAAACGGGGAGATACTCACCCTGTGTCTCCTTTCCATTGTTGCATTCGTGACACCCCTTTCCACCACAGTCTTTGTGTGTGACCCACTTGTGTGAGAATGGCATTCTGAACCCACTCCCACGCGTGTTTCTTTCGCTACTTCCATACACGGACAAATCTACGATTTCATTCCAATCTTTGGAACCATACACGAGAGTGAGTGTGCCAATCACGTGCTCCCTGAGAGCGATGGCAGAATCTCGATTGACGGGAAAATCGGGCCAATTGATGTGTACACCGGTCTTCATGAGGTCACCCACGGGTTTGGGCTTCGCGACCGAAACGAGTGCATTCTTACCACCATATTTAGAGACTTTATCGCATATGACCTTGCATACTCGTTTTATTTCCTCTATAGTTAACGGGTCGTCATCCTTATAATCGAGATCCACGAAAAAATTATATGCATCGATCGTCTTTTGTTCGACGACGTATATTTTCTCATTTGCTTTCACACATTCCACATATTTTTCATAAAAATCAGTCAATCTATCAAACGGCACGGATAGGACTCCACCGTCCATGAGCACGTGTGATGGATTGGGGTTTTTTTCAAAGAAGCCGTGAATCTTACACCACTCCTTGAACATACTTACCAATACATAGTTTTATTCTTTTAATCTTCTTCGTCTTCTTCAAAGTTTCGCCACATCGTCCGTCTATACGAAACGTCTGGATATTGTGGTTCATCTTCTACGAGTTTCTTTTTCAATACCAAAAGTTCGTACACTTTGTCTTCCTTGTGTTCTTCAATAAAAGCATTCGCTTTCTTGGGTGTGTACGAGTGTCTATCGACGAGGAGTTCATGTATTTGCATTAAAATGTAGTTCTTGGACTTCATTATTTAATAGCAAAGGATTTTCTATCCAAAGATGTAACACATGCATAAAATTCTGGGTTTTCTAGAATATTCTTCATGATGCGTTCCCATTGTTTTTTTACCCTGAACTCTTGAAGTGTATCGAACGACATGAAATCGTTTTCGTCGTGTGTACGTTTGATGGGTTGTTTTTGTATCTTTTTTGCTATTGTTTTTTGTTTTTCATCGTTAAATTTCCTTACAAGTTCCACTTGTTCTGGTTTCGTGTAATTCACGAAAAATACGAATACGTTATATTCGAGATCAACCGTGGGACTCTCCTTTACTGTAAATTTAAAGTCCGTATACTCGCCCCGTTTTAAAGAGACAACACCACGAGTCTCTTCTTCAAGTTCTCGGAGGGCACACCGAATCGGATTAAAAATCTCTCTTCGGCGACACCCTCCGGTCACGAATATCCAGTCCTTAAAGCGCTTATCTCTCACTGTGAGGAACCTTGGTTTGTCTCCCGTAAATGTTACCGGTATTGCGATTGCTTTATATTTTTTCATTGCGATGTCGCAAGTTATAATCGTTGGAGATGTTAATTATCCCCTGAGTCGGCAATTTTATTTACGGGGACTGGTTCTTCATCGTCATCATCGTCTCCCTCTTCGATAACTTGCTGACGTGGTGGTGGTGATTGGTGTTGCGCTTGAACGATTTTATTACAGAAAGTTTTGATACCTTCGATGTCGGATTTCGCGTTGGTGAATTCCTTGTACATGTACACCGTCGCCGCAATGCAGACGACGATGGCCACGATCGTGAGTGTTTCTCGATCGAAAGACAACATATTTATGTAATAGAAACGTTGAATCTTTTTAAGTAGCTTCCTCGTGATTCACGGGAGCTATGAATTTTTCGAGTGTCCTGGATTTTGGATCGTACGCGAGTACGAATACGAAAGCCAAGAGAAATATATAGTTCCAAAGCATTTGTTATTAGCCTGTAAATAAATTTAGTTCGAGTACATCAAACCACCCATACCGTTTTCAATGCGGAGGATGTTGTAGTTGACGGCATACACGTCTTGGCCCGCGGTGAAAGAACCACCGGTAGACACGAGACGCGCGGAATCCAATCGGCTGAAGTTAAGAGAACCGGTTGGTTGCAATTTGGAGGTTTCGAGGCAGAATGGGTACAAGAAGTAGTTACCCGCATCACCTTCGATGGACGACGCCGCCGTGTGATAGTACAGAGACGTTTCAGTGTAGTGTGGAACGGTTGGCTTCGAATCCGTCACATCCGTACCGTTAATTTGAAGCTTAATGCTACCCGTAGCGATACCGAGCGACGTGGCGTCAAACACATTAGATGACGCCAAGAGCTTGATTGGGTGATTGAAGTTGAGTTCTTGCATGGCGACGTTCGACGCGATGGACTTTTGCGTTTGGGTGATGACCATGTTTTGTGGCATGGACGCGAGAGTCGTGCGTTCATCGGTATCCAAGTAAATGTATTGTGCGTGGATTTCGTAGTCATTGGCCGCTGGCGTATCCCACGTGATGCGCAATTCCACATCGTGGTATTGGAGGGCGATCAATGGAATCGCCGATTGCCAGTTTTCACAGAAAGAAAATCGGAGTGGGTAGAATCGAGTGGTGCTCGCGGAAGAGCGGTCTGGACCCTTGCTCGTGTTTTGGGCCATGATGGTTGGTGCGATGTACTGGGAGAAATGCGACGTTTGATCATCAATGACTTGACCACCAATCAAAAGTTCAACCTTCTTGATTCTGCTCGCCCATTGCGCCTTGGTGAGCGCAGCTGGGGTACGTTGCGTGATATAGGCGTATCCAAGGAGATCACCTTTGCGTTCGAAACGAACGGTAGAGATACCACCATTGGTTGGGATGCCCTGGAGCACTTGGCGCTCTACAGTTTGGGCAAAGTTTGTGTGACGTCGATAGCTCGAGCGGAAGAAGCTGACTTCGGGTTGGCCGACGAGATGCGCATCTTGGGCGCCGACAGCGACGAGTTGGGCAATACCACCAGACATTTTATATATAGTGAGGTTATTTTTTTAAATAGAATCATCTTTACATGGGTGTTCATTGTCATGTAAAGATAACGGGAGAATGATTCGAACATTCGACTTCCGGGTGACCTAACAAAATACATGTGTTTTATGGGCCCGACACACTAAACCACTGCGTCACCCCGTTTGCACCAAAGGAGATTTGAACTCCTGACCTCGCGCTTACTAAACGCGCGCTCTACCCCTGAGCTATTGGTGCTTGGTCTCCGTCTCGGGGTTTCGATCCCCGTACTTTGAGGTTAACAGCCTCACACTCTTCCGATTGAGTTAAGACGGAATGGTCCGGCCTAGGTGATTCGAACACCTGACCCATGGAGGGTTATATCATACTACTACAATCCATTGCTCTTCCAACTGAGCTAAGGCCGGACAAGCTCCCACATGTATTCGAAACAGGGTTGTTGGATTCAAAGTCCAAAGTGATGACCACTACACTATGAGAGCCTGGGTTGGAGAGGGGTTCATATCCCCACTTCATTAGTATTACTTTCTTTTTCTTTAAGTTCTTTTGCGTATTTAAAATGATACATGACTAATGAAAATGTACCCGCTGATATATTTGTGATGATCATGGGAATGATGTTATTATGTATAGAATACACAAGTGCGAGTATACTCGCGAGGAGATTTAAATGTAAAAATGAATAATTTATGGCTTTCGCATCACTATTTTTGTACACATGCATGACCTCTGGTATAAACATGAGTGTTATTATGATAGAACTCGCGAGTCCTAACGCATCTATGATATTCATTTCAACTTCTTTAATTCATCTATTTCTAGTTTAAGCTCCTTTATGGCTTCTATGAGAAGACCTACCATGTTCCCATAGGACACCGTTATTTGGGTTTACTGAGATTTATATTATAGGATAGGAAAAAGTAATTAGGGATTTTCAAGTGCGTCGAGACGCGCGAGAACTGATGCGAGTTGGGCTTTGAGGCTGTGGTTTTCGGACTTGAGTTCCTTCATCGCTTCCACAAAGAGGCCCGCCATGTTACCATACGCTAAACCGTAACCTTTTTCTTCACTACCCACAACAGCTTCTGGAAGGACCTTGAGAACTTCTTGTGCCACGAGACCTGTGTATCTCTTATCATCTATTTCGTAGGTGTAACCATTCAATTTTTCAATCTTTTCAATGGGTCTCTCTATGATTTCCAGGTTCTTCTTTTTACGTACGTCGGAGTAAGCTGTGACGTTACCAGTGGCATATATGTCACCTGAGACGTGCAACTTGTATCCAGGACTCGTCGTCCCGATGCCGACGTTGCCACTTGAATCCACCCTGAGACGTTCACTGTTTGCCGTCGTAACCGTAAAGGTGTCATTGGCTGGAAACCCAACTTTTGTGTTTGTATCACCATCATGAATCAAGTAATCGTCTATCGTAACCGTCGATGTATCAACATCGACGGTTATCGTCCCCGAAGTAATTTTAGTGGCATCCAAGTTGGGAATGTCCGATGCAGCCAAACTCAATCTCGCGGATGGAACAGTTCCACTCGCCAGGTTACTCGCATTCAAACTCGTGAGACCCGAACCGTCGCCACTAACACTCGTCGCCGTGAGAGCCCCAACATTTGAGCTTCCATGGACGTCCAACTTGTACCCAGGACTCGTCGTCCCGATGCCGACGTTGCCGGATAATTCCATGGTAGATCCTCGGAATGTAATAGGAGAGTATTCCCCGCCATTCCATCGTTGTTTAAACCCGAATGGCACAGAACTACCAACGTTGTGCTGTTGTGAAAATCTAAAATTCCAATTGGCGTCGAATACGTGTTTCCATTGATCCACCCAAGCATTATTCGCCCCCACATTACTTTGGGTGTGGAATATAGTATCAGGACTGTCCGTCCCGATGCCGACGTTACCTGTTGCGTATATGTCACCGGATACGTTGAGCATTGGATCTCCATTTTGTGCGTTTCCACCGGTCTCTCCAGGATTTAAATTGGGGTACCCAATGTATGTATGTCCTGTGTGTAATATACCAAAAGTTGTATCGTCAGAATCACGAGTTGTTGTCGTATCAACATCTGAACCGATTCCGTTACCACGTATCTCAAATGCTATATCATCTCCAGTATCACCGTCTCCCGCGAGTAACAATGTAGCAGGTTCATCGGGATGATCAAACGCTTTTATTATTTTTAAACCATGATAATTTTGTTTGCCAGTTAAAGTTACATCATTCGTTCCGACAGCCAAACTCCCAATCGTCGTATTATTAAGAGTAGTGGGTAGTCTATCTTTATTAATCGTTCCGGAGCTAATATTACTGGCGTTCAAACTCGTGAGACCCGAACCATCACCGGACACACTCGCTGCAGTCAATGCTCCCTGCACACTCACTGCCAATGCATTCGAATCCAATTCAAGAGTTGTATCATTAGCTCCATTGAGTGTGTATCCCAATTTAAGAGCATCCGCGGTTTCATCAAAGAATACAGCAACGTTAGAGTTTGAAGTCCCGTGCCGTGTCATCACAAGACCGATGTCACCGGTATTCTGATTGTTTGACCCCAATTCAAGAATTGGGTCAGATACAGTCATATTCACTGTGTTTGCAACGAGGAGGTCTCCCTGGACTCGAAGGTTTGATTCGAGAATGACATCGTTTTGGAATGTTTTTATACCCGTGAATGTAATTGCTGTATCCCTCAAAGTAGTCACATTGGATTGGAGATCCCCTCGTAATGCTACAGTGTTTGAAGCCATTTCGCTTCTCAAAGTAGTCACATTGGATTGGAGATCCCCTCGTAATGCTACAGTGTTTGAAGCCATTTCACTTCTCAAAGTAGTCACATTGGATTCCAAATTCGACCAGATGTGACCGTTAGATGTTTCCAAATTGGTGATGCGAGTGACATTCGACGCAAAATCACTCACATTCGACGATTGAATTCCATACAACGCCGAGCCATCACCGGAGACACTCGTGGTCGTGAGTGCTCCGACGTTGGCGTTTCCGTGTACATCGAGGGTATACTCCGCGGTATTTGTACCTATCCCGACGTTATTCGTCGTGTAATACAGAGAATCGTTACCGGACGTCCAAAGAGAACTCACAAAGAGAGATCCACCTTGGTAAAAGTCTCCGGATAAGTTGATATCACCAGCTACGTCAAGCGTGTACGCAGGCGCGCCCGTCCCGATCCCAACTTTTGAATTAACCGTATCCACCACCAAGTCATCGGTGTTTACGACTAAATTGTTTGAAAGATTCAAAGCCATGGTAGTATCTATACTATCGAGTGGAATGTATATTATGTTGCCCATAGCCGGGTGATTTATACATTGATAATACAGCTTTATCGGTGCATCCATAGGTACCGTGAAGGTTATTGTAGCAGTACCACCACCACTGACTCCATCCGTATACGCACTCCCCCCATTGCCATCTCTTATTTCTAAGGGGTGTCCATTATTGTGTACGGTGTTATCGAACACGTATTTTTGACCTCTCATCAATGTGAGAGTTGGATTAACCGTAGCCGTATCAAATCCCGGACCAATTACCGAGTACTGACCAGAACCCGGGCTGGCAATCGTATATTTTCTGAAAACAGCGTCACCGTTCCCACTAATATCTCCACCGACGGTGAGATGTGATGAACACTCAATTTCACCAGTGACGTCGAGATCTTTTGCGGGTGAAGCTTTATTTATCCCAACTCTTGAATTAACCGTATCCACCACCAAGTCATCGGTGTTTACGATTAAATTATTGTCCACGGTGACGTTACCCGCAATCACATTACTATTGACCGTGACCGCAGTGACGTTGTTTCCAATCAAGTTACTATTGACCGTGACCGCAGTCACATTGTTTCCAATCAAGTTACTATTGACCGTGACCGCAGTGACATTGTTTCCAATCAAGTTACTATTGACCGTGACCGCAGTGACGTTGTTGCCAATCAAGTTACTATTGACCGTGACCGCAGTGACGTTGTTTCCAATCAAGTTACTATTGACCGTGACCGCAGTGACGTTGTTGCCAATCAAGTTACTATTGACCGTGACCGCAGTCACATTGTTTCCAATCAAGTTACTGTTGACCGTGAGCGCCTGGATAACGGTCGCATCGAGTGCGGTCGTAACGTTAGAGAGAGTTAAGGTTCTATCACTCGAAAATGGCACACCTCCACCAGATGCCAATACTTCCGAAATAGCCTGAATGTCGGGTGTTGGAGTGGCTTGAGAGCCACCCGTTAAAATAAATTCGGTCGCGCGTATCACACCCGATAATTGAATTTCAGCCCCGGTGTATACGTTTGCGTACACATTCCCACTCGTCCAAAACGTATTCGACCCGTATTCATCTATCTGGACATTGGCACCAATGTCGAGTGTGTGTACGGGCGCTGTATTTAAAACGCCCACGTTCGACGTAAAGTTTACAAAATCTGTATCCTTAGAATTGATATCGTTAACGATTAATTGATCGGTATCTACCGATCCACTCACGGTGACATTTGAACCCTTGTAATGTTCGGAGTACACATTCCCACTCGTCCAAAACGTATTCGACCCGTATTCATCTATTTGAACATTTGCACCAATGTCGAGTGTGTGTACGGGCGCTGTATTTAAAACGCCCACGTTCGACGTAAAGTTTACAAAATCTGTATCCTTTGAATTGATATCGTTAACGATTAATTGATCGGTATCTACCGATCCACTCACGGTGACATTTGAACCCTTGTAATGTTCGGAGTATACATTCCCACTCGTCCAAAACGTGTTCGACCCGTATTCATCTATTTGAACATTTGCACCAATGTCGAGTGTGTGTACGGGTGCTGTATTTAAAACACCCACGTTAGACGTTACTTCGATGAATCCATTTGTTTTTGGGAAAAATTTATCTGCGAGTACGTCTCGGGTGGTGACCGAGTTTGTGATTTCAGTTGTTTCACTTAATACTTTGTCTGCGTAAAGAGTTCCACTCGTCCAAAACGTATTAGATGCATTTTCGTCGATGTATGCCTTAGAACCTACATCTAATGTATGTGTGGGCGTCGAATTGGCGATTCCAACATTAGACGTTGTCGTGAAACCCGTGATTGCATTTGAAAATTGGAGTGTGTTCGATGTAACATTACCTGTGTCAGTGATTTCTTGGAGATTCGTGATGAGCTTGTAATGACTGTCTGCTGGATTGTAGGCTTGATACGCCGCGTCGCCTTCAACTACACGAAGTGTCGTCGTTTCGTAGTTTTTCTCGTATATGTTTGAGAATTGTCCTGCGTTTCCTATGAAAGGCATGACTACTACTATTAATTACCAAATAAAATACCAGCCATACCATTGGATACTTTGAGTATGTTATAGTTTACGGCGTACACAGTGATCTTTTCACCCGTTCTGAGGGTACCCCGTTGGACGTTACGGAGTGTGATCTTCGCGTCATCGAGACGACTGAAATTACACGTCCCCGTGGGTGTGTAACTGGATGCGTTTTTGCAGAAATGGTACGCGTAGTACCTCGTGTAGAAAGGACAATTTTCGTTTTCGTCGAATTGATTGATTCCAAACTTACTGTGTTTGTAGTTTTGAATGGAGTGAAAGTAGAGTGGTGACATGTTTTCCACGAGAGGTGTGGAATTGAGGTATATATCCGCGGTATCGAACGTAAACTTATCGTTGAGAAGAATACCACTCTTCGTGGGGTGTCCGAAAAATAGAGACTTCACGGGATGATTGAAGAAGGAGATATCGAGATTATCCGATGTATCGTATGTTTGTTTTTGTACTTGGGTCACGATGAATTCGTGTGAGTTGTCGACGAAATACGAACGTTCTTCTGTGTCGAGATACACGTAATTTCCGTAGAGCTTCACGTCGACGGGCTGTGACACATCTGGGAACTCGATGCGAAGTTCGATTTGGTGATACTGGAGTGCGATGAGTGGCAAGAACATGTCGTGGTCGCAAAAGTAAAAGTGAAGTGGCAAAAACCGAGTGTTCGACGTCGAGGTCGCGTTATTAATTTCCTGTGACTTCGTGTACGTCTCGGCCATGTAGTTTTGCCAGATATCTGCGATGAAATCAAAGGGTTGGGAATCGACTTTAGTTCCGCCGATGTAGAGATGGAACGTGGCACCCGAAAATTTGGACACGATATCGGTACCTTCGAGCCAGAGTCCGTCGAGGAGGTCGCCGTACGAGGGGATGATGACGGTGGAATCTTTGTTCGTGAGGATTTTAATCAATTTTGGAGCCTGGGAAAAGTTTCTGTGTCTCGTGTACTTGGTTCGGAAGAGGGAAACACCCGCGGAATTCGTGATGTATGCATCCTGGGCGCCTTTCGCGGCGAGTTGAATGAGTGAACCAGACATATCTAATATTGGGGGAGGTTTTCTTTGCGGGGAGTAATACTCACTCACCGGAGAGAAAATGGGTAGTCGATATTTAACCACAATGATACGTACACCCAACAAAAGCTGCTATGTGCACCGCGTTCGCCTCGTCTTTGATTTGACCGGACGCGTCCAAGTATCGGATTTTGTAGGCCTTCTCCGTGGCACCGGGGGGTCGTCTTCCCATGCGTCATCCGCGGTGACGGCCACCATGGGTTTTTACGTGAACTTTCGCTAGACGTCCTTCGTGTAGTACGTCTCGTCTTCCGTGGTCCCGTTTTCTTCGGTCAAGTTCGAGTACTCTTCGAGCGAGGCGTTCGAGTACGTGGTCTTGACCCAATAGTTTACGTTGGAGAGTTCCTTGAGGATAATTTGAATCGGTTGGGTCGCGTTGGTAAAATCCAAGTAGCCATTCGGCGTACTTACTGGGATTTAATATATCGGGAGAAGATTATTAAATGTGTTTGGGGGCGAATGAGTTGTATATTTACTTGATAAGCCACAATTTTTTACCTGCGATAGTTTTTAAGTACTTCCAATTTGGGTGTTTTGGTGATTCATCTCGTACTCTAACTTTACCTAATAACCCAATGGCACTCCATTCTTTTCTCTTATCACGGGGTTCATAAATTCTTGTTTCGTCGTATTCTGGGTTAATTCTTTCTCTACTACGTAGACGTCGTGATGCATTTTCGGGTACAATAATACCTTCTGGTACTCTATCTTCATCATAACTGTGATTTTGTTTTTCGCCGTTTTCTAATTCCACTTCCCACGTAAGTTGATACACTTTATCCTTAATCCGTGTACCCCATTCATCAACCTCATATTTACCATTCCAATCATACATTGCGGCATCACCTGTAATACTAGAAGTTCCGGAAACGGCTCCTATTATATTTTCTGGGCTGTCATCCGATGTCGCTTTTCTAATTTTTCCATCACTTGCCAATACAACTGAATACCCACGTCTATCTTCATTTTCAGGATTTCCGTCTTCCCATTCAAAGTATTCAGCATAATCATATGAATTATTACTAAGAGTACCGTCTAAATAAGTATGTCCATTGTCCAAATCAAATGTACATCTCTTACTACCCCCACCAACAAAGACGTATTCATTTGGGTTGCTGTCACTGGAAACTCTGCGGTAGCGTGCACCGGAATTACCAGCCCAGAACGTACCCCATCCGTTTTGACCACTGATCCATCCATTATTAAAGATGTTTATCCATGCGCTGTAATCATTTTCAAGTGAACCTATCGCATAGTCATCACCATCCCCACTCGAAGGATTATTAGCTATAAACCAATTACCGCGCACGTTGCCGTCTACATCGAGTCTAGAAGACGGGTTCGCCGTCCCGATACCGACGCCCGTATGGGTCACCCTCATCATTTCGTCATAACCAGAAGAACCCGATATGTTAAATGTTATTTTTGCGTTATCGTCCTGTGACGCCCTTGCCGCGTTGAAGTTCCACTGCCAACCACTCGAACACGTAATATTATGTCCAGGAGTTCCAGATTGGTTAAATTGTATTTTGTTTCCATCGTTGGCCCCTATAGTAAGTGGAAATGCCGGATTGGTGTTACCGATGCCGACGTTGCCGTTTGCATTAAATCTCACGGTTTCGCTACCACCTTGGGGGCGTATCGCCAAATGACCACCCGCAATTGCTTGTAGCCATACAGACGTAGACCCATTCGCTTCGTGAAATCGGAGATAACTATACCCAGAATTGGGGAAGAAATTGAGCGAGGTGTGAGAAGTTGTACTTCGTAGAGCCATTCCACTGTCACCAGCAAAACTTACATCAAGTGGATAGCCCGGACTCGCCCTCCCGATTCCTACTTTGCCATCGGCCGTAAACAACCCGTAATCACACTCGGTTAAAGTGGGAGAAGATGGTTCGGTGGTGTCTGTAAAATTCGTAGCGTCTACATGAATTATATAATTACCGTTGCGACTTGGTCTGAACCATACATCGTAAATAGATGTATTCACAACCTGATAGTAAAACTTATAGGTAGTATAATAGGAATTTTCAAATCCCTGTACCCGGGGGGTTTTATCGTAGTGTCTCGCTAAACTGAAGCGACTTCCCGAACCGAGTGCGGATCCCGAATCGTGAATATCAATCTTTGCCGGTGGTGCGTAGATAGAGAACCGACCTATGTATAAGTTATCGTTCGCTGTAACACTAGTATAGGTGTACGCCTTCGTGTATGTCGCACCTGACCTTTTGATGTTTCCACTAACTTCTAATTTTTCACCAGGACTCGCCGTCCCGATGCCGACGTTGCCGTCACCCTGTATTATCATTCTCTGAGACAACGACCCTGTACCAGGGGAGCCCGTCTTCGTGTTAAACGTGATGTCGGAGCCGTAATCGGCGTCATCGATGACCGAGATGCGTGCTCCGGGTGGATCTTGAGCATCGTAATTGCGAAAGTCTATGTTTACTGGGTAGCCCGTTCCACCGTTATCACTTTCCAGTAATAAAGCAGTGGCTGTACCACTCCGAATATGGAGCTTGTAATCTGCATCCGTCGTCCCGATGCCGACGTTGCCGTCATATCTAAGGGTCATAGGTGTTACAGCGGTGTCATTATTTCTCACACCGAACCGCATATTCCACAAATCCGAGGCACCGGGAAGATTGCCCGCTCCATAAACTTCCACGGAACCAGCTAACGACTGATAATTGTCGGTATCCATTCTTTCACATTGGAATCGGATACCAGCACCAAAACCGTTAGCCACTGTACCAGATGATATGGCTCTTATAGCTAATGGATACGTCACCGTGTTTGTATTTGTTGTAGTTTCCTGAATGGTTAGTGGATGACTAGGATTCGTCGTCCCGATGCCGACTTTGCCGCTCGTATCTATTGTGAACTGTTCCCCAAATGTAGCTCCATCGTAAATACCAAATGTTCCCGTGCCGCCGACACCGACCGTCCATTCATCATCATTTCCATTTATGAACTCCATCGCCGATCCCCCTCCAGCAATTGTGCGTTTAACCCTGATTCCATCAAAGCTAGAGGATTCGATGGTAAGTGGTCTGGCGGGACTCGCCGTCCCGATGCCGACGTTGCCACTATTATCAATAGTAAAAAAACTAGGACTGGTTGTGTCGGACCTACCAATTGTCAACTCACCGGCGTATGTATCACTTACATTGGCTCGTACCATCCATTCATTCGTGTTTGATGTACCAGATTTGAACATAATACCTGGTGTATGTGTACCGTTATTGAATGCAGAAATCCTACCTCCAACGTCTAAATTATACGTAGGACTCGCCGTCCCGATGCCGACGTTGCCATCACCCCGTAGATACAAAACATTATCCGTGACAGTACCCACACTCGCGCCACCCGCGTGGATTTGAAACTTCATATAGTTGTCGGTTTGTGTGGATGAATTATACACTTTTATGTTGTGAACTCTGTCGGTGCCGTCAGCTCGACCAAATTCCAATGTTCCTTCCCTTCCGTGTGAATGCATAACCCCGAGAAATACATTTGATTTTGTAGTAAGTTCACCTGTGACTTCGACGTCACCGCTAAAAGTCCCCGTCGTAGTACTTATAGGTCTCGTGAGTGTCCCCGTAGTAATTTTATCTGCGTCGAGGTTGGGAATACGAGCGGCATTAATCGTTCCGGAGCTAACATTACTGGCGTTCAAATTCGTGAGACCAGAGCCATCACCGGACACACTCGCCGCACTCAGAGCCCCTTGTATACTCACTGCCAACGCATTAGAGTCCAAGTCGACAACCGTATCATTCGCTCCATTCAAAGTGTATCCCATTCTCAAAATGTCAACACTCTCGTCAAACACTACAGCGACGTTTGAATTATTATTGGGACGGGTCATGATGATCCCTAGGTCATTTGTACCCGAGTTATTCGACCCTAATTCGATGATTGGGTCAGAGACGGTCAGATTGACCGTGTTCGCCACGAGAAGGTCTCCTTGGACACGAAGATTTGATTCGAGAATGACATCGTTTTCAAACGTCTTGATACCCGTGAACGTGTGATCACCGCTTTCGAGGGTACCAATTCTGGTTGCATTCGACCCCAGATCCGTCTCGAGGGTACCAATTCTGGTTGCATTCGACCCCAGATCCGTCTCTAGAGTTCCAATTCTGGTTGCATTCGACCCCAAATCTGTCTCCAGGGTCGTAATCCTCGTCACATTGGATGCAAAATCACTCACATTTGAGGATTGTATCCCAAATAACGCAGAACCATTTCCTGAAACACTCGTCGCCGTCAGGGCACCCACGTTCGCGGTTCCGTGGACATCTAGGGTGTGGGTGGGTGCATCCGTCCCGATGCCGACGTTACCAGTCGTTGTATCAACAAAGAGATTCGCTGTGCCTACTTCGACATTTGAACGATAATACAGAGAATCGGTACCATCTGTCCAAAGAGAACTCACAAAGGGCGACCCACCTTGGTAAAAGTCTCCGGATAAGTTGATATCACCATCGACATCTAACTTGTATGCGGGAACACTCGTCCCGACACCAACTTTCCCATCCGAGCGAAGGGTCATCACGGTCGATTCCGCGTAGGTTCCATCCGCGAGTGCGAGATCGAGTCTCGATCGGGAGTGTGTCGAGCTGTTCTCGTAACGGGACAAATTGAACGATGCCCGGGCGCCATAGGATTCACCACTCGTCCCGTCCCGTGTGAGATGAAGCACGGCTTTTGGATCGTCGATGGCCGTCGTAGACGTAGGCGTACCGTGTGTGAGTGTGAGTGGTGCATCGGAATGGTCGAACGAGTTTGCGAGAGTTGGTGGATCATTCACGTATTGGTGACCCACAACGTGAAGGTTGGCTGAAGGTGTCGATGTACCGATACCAACATTCGAATCCGCGATGAGCGCGGTGGTCGCATTCGTAAATTGTATGGTATTTGAGGTAGTGTTACCGTTATCGGTCACGGATTGTAAATCTGTCACGAGACCTGTGAGTTTAGACCCGTTACCCACGAAGTAGTTTGCCTCGACGTTACCGGTAGCCTTGAGTCCTACGTCCGCATTTGTGAGTTGAATAGTATTTGATGTCACATTTCCATAGTTAACCACTTGGTCGAGGGTCACGTGTGTGATTTCCGAACCGTCACCCTTGAGGTACGTCGCTTCAACGTTCGCCGTCGTCGTCAAGTTGTTTGCAAACAAGTTGCCGTAGACCCGAACATCGAGGCCACCGTCGGTGATGGGTGTCACGTCCGTATCAGATGCTCCACTTTGTGTGTAACCCAAGGCGAGCTCCTCTTCGTCGCCACGGTAGGCGACAGCGACGTTCGAAGTTGCGCGCGTAATCACGAGACCCGCGTCGATGGTATCACTCGCGTTCCCCCTCGCGACCTCTATGATTGGATCTTCGATGGCGAGATTTTGTGTATCGATGAACGTGGTCGTCCCCGAAACCGTGAGATTCCCATTGACCGTAAGATCCTTGGCAACGTGGACGTTGCCGTGAACATCGAGGAGTTCCGTCGGTGTGAGTGTTCCTATACCCACATTTCCTGATACATACGTGATATCAGAGGCGTTTGAGGTCTTCGTGTAGAGCCATTTATCACTGTTGTGTACCGCGAGATTCCGGATTTCGTGGGACGTTCCCGAGGTCGCGGAGAATCCTATGTATCTCGAATCCGCTTCTTGGTAATTTTCCGTGAATCCGTGGGTCAAAACAACCTTCCCGGCGAGACTTACCGAGACGGCACCTCTGAAATAGTTGATGTTGACGTGTTGCCAATCGGTGGAACGCACGTTTGCGGACGCCGTGGCGTGGACGGATCCTTCCCAATACACGTCTATCTGATTATTCGTGTTATCGAACACGATTTTATAACCACCGTCATTCGCGGTGTAGTCCGTGTGATTGGGCGTCGAGGTATTGAAAAGACTGAACGTGAACACACCACCCGTCGCGGTGATTCGCATGTCGAACTGCGCGTGCCACGAGTTAGGAAGCTTGAGTGGCCAATAGACCCACCCGTCATTGAGGTCGATGGAATACGTGTCCCGACTGACCCCCGTGGTTGATCTATAATCTGTACCTTCTGCGGGTAAAAAGGTTGTGTTCGTGTGTTGATCGTCGTAGAGAAGCACATCGTTGCGCGCGACGGTATTAATGGCCGTGGCGAACCCGCCTGATTCTTTGATGTCTATGCTAGACACTTTCAATACACCATTGACAATGTCTAGGACACCATTATTTGGATTTATGGCCATTTAATATATCTGGAGAAGATTATTAAATGTATGGGGCGAGGTGCAATGTTTAATCTAAAATTAGGGTAAAACTACGCTTGCGTTTCGTTCAGCTGCAGATAAAATTGGGGCGTTGAGAATTACTTCTTCCTTTGTCCCAGATATAGTTTCACCATTCTCTATTAAACGATTTACTTCTTCTTGAAATAATTTATCTAAAATGGTGTTTGCTCTGTAATGAAGCCAGTTTTCAAACCACGCCTGTATGTCTTCTATTTCTGTTTCGAGTGCTTTTTTTTGAGCTAAAGAAATCGTAGATGTTACGTCCATTATTATATAATAGGTTTTAATTATATCACTAAAACGCTAAAATGTGATCCGTTGGTACCTATAGTATTTTCGGCGGTATTCACATAAAAATTTATGACATCACCTGTATCTACTGGACCCGACCACGTCAAATTAAGAGCTCTCCAACGGTCGGTATCATTAGTATAACCGTATGTAGCCCACCTATAACCAATATATTCGGTTACCGCTGTTGAGTTTTTTCTTAACGATGCATAACATGCGGTAGTACCTACACCCGCCGTACCATTGGTGGCGGACGCGCGAATAAGAGCTGAAAAAGACACAAATGCTAAACCTTTTTTGGCTATAGTTATAGATTCATTATTAGCGGCCCCACTTAGAGACTTACCCGCAGCTTCATCTAAAGTATATTGCTTATATGTATAACCACCACTTGACGAAAGTGTAGTTCCTATAGCCAAGTTTTGCTGACCTGGCATCCATTTGAGAGAAGAATTGTCACTATTTCTTCCGCATATAAATAGCCAGTTTGTTTGGGGCTTTATATTGGTATTAGTATACTGTACAGCGATAAAATTACCATTTATGGGTGCACTCCCACTCCCCGACAATTCTCCTTTTGTGATAACATAATATAAAGAGTCCCAATCGCCTAATGGTATGCCGGATGAAGTACAAGTTTTTGTAGTATCTCCAGAATTGGCGTAATATGTTATTGTTCCGGAAGTTGGACAATTTATATTATAGTGACCACTTGCGGCGTAATTTGGGTCAACTGGGAGCGCTATAACCCTTGTAGACCATTTTACATAGGTACCTGTCCAGGTTACATCGCCACCACCCGATAGTGTATATTGCGCTTCCAGTGAGGGACAACGTAAATCACCGTTTATATCTAAGTTGGTCAGGGGACTCGCCGTCCCGATGCCGACGTTTCCATCTCTATCTATCCGCATTCTCTCAACTGGGGCAGTATCGGAACCAGGTTGTGTTTTAAATAATAAACCACCGCCATAATTACCCGCTGATAGGTCCTTAAAACCGTGTATACTACCCATGGTACCATGACTGTTCGGCGATGAGTCGAGCCATCGCTGTGTAAAAACTAAACTCGCACCGATGTCACCATCATCATCTAAGCCAGCGAGGCTGGAATGGAGTACGAGCTGTGCGGATGGGTTTATTTGGCTACTCGCATTAGCGAGATCGGACATAATATGTAAATTACCATTTGGACTCGCCGTCCCGATGCCGACATTGCCCGCTGAGGTGATTCGCATAGCCTCAAATTCCGAACCATTGACGGTTGGAGAAAACTGTAAATATGAACTGTAGTTGGCCGCGTTGTTTTCTCGGAGAGCCGCAACCCTCCCCAGTCCTTTTCTATTACCGGCAGCGCCGTCAGTATTTTCAAATACTAATGCCGCCCCGTAATTCGTTGCGGCGTTCGCTGGATTTCTCAAGTAAAAGAAGGCGTTTTGCTGAATGTTAGTCCCATTTGACGCACCGTCCAACACATCCAATTTCCCGACGGGATTCGTCGTCCCGATGCCGACGTTGCCTCCAGTGTCATAGGAAACACCTTTAACACACTCTACATCTGTGCCTGAAGCCATAATACTCCCCCCTGCGGAACTGGTGATATCGTTAACATTGTCACCCGATACTTTTGCAACAAATGTATGCCTAGCTCCAATCATTTCATAGTTATATTGTATGTAAATCTGAAGTTTCCTGTCGGTATATTTATACCTGAATGTCGGTATACTGGTAAGCACCTTGTACCCATCAATTTTCACCGCTTTGATTTCCTGATTGAATTCTAAGATCTGCCAAAAATCATTCTGTTCGTTCCACCCTGCAACGAAATGTAGCTGTCCATTGTAACAATCTACATTGTAATTTGATTGGGTTCGTTGTGCGACAATGTGAAGATCAATCGTCCCAGCATATTCACTTTGATCGGTGTCGGCAGAACTATTTGTGTTTATTTCTAAGAGAAGTTCTGAATTAGTTCCCGAACTACCAGATACAAAATAAAAGTTTTCACTTAACTCTTTCGAATGTGTCGTTCTCGCTATGATTGGGAGGCCTGCCGTCCCATTGACATCTAGGGTGTACCCAGGATTAGTCGTCCCGATGCCGACGTTGCCACTTGAATCCACCCTGAGACGTTCACTACCCGCCGTGTTGACTGCAAAGGTATCAGCCAATGGAAACCCAACCTTTGTGTCTGTGTCTCCATCGTGGATCAGGTAATCGTCTATTGTGACAGTAGTTGTAGAGAGTGCGCCAGTGGTTATATTACTCGCATTGAGACTTGTAAGACCCGATCCGTCCCCCGAAACACTCGCCGCACTCAGAGCTCCTTGTACACTCACAGCCAATGCGTTGGAGTCCAAGTCGACGATCGAATCATTCGCTCCATTCAAAGTGTATCCCATTCGTAAAATATCAGCGCTCTCATCGTACACGAGGGCGACGTTTGAATTCGCTGCGGGACGAGTCATGATGATCCCTAGGTCATTCGCCCCGATGTTATTCGAACCCAGTTCTATGATTGGATCAGAGACGGTCATATTGACCGTGTTCGCCACGAGGACATTTCCGCCATTCATGTGAATATTTGATTCGAAGATGATATCACCCGTAAAAGTCTTATCACCAGAGATTGACATGTTTCCGGTCTCGAGGGCTGTTATCCGAGACGAATTGTCACTCAAATTGCTAGAAAGGTTCGTGATTCGAGAAGAATTGTTATTCAAATCGGATTTCAAAGCGCGACTCGATTCCAAATTCGTAATTCGTGAGACATTAGACCCAAAGTCACTCACATTTGAGGATTGGATCGCAGAGATCGCAGATCCATCACCTATGAAGTGCGTGGCATTTACATTCCCTACGACATCCAATTCGTAGTCAGGTGTGTTTGTACCTATACCAACATTAGACGTCGTCGTGTCCACAAAGAGATTCGCCGTGCCCACTTCGAGATTCGACGTGCTCACAATCTTATTGGCTTGTACGGTACCCCCAGCCACTATGTTGGATGATGCATTGAATCCCGTCGTGGCGTTCGTTGAAATTATGGTATCAGTCGTTTGATTGTTTTCATTCGTGACGTGGTCGAGACCGTACGCAGAAACTATTTGAAAATCCCCGATAGTTATGCTCGTCGCACTCACGTTCCCCGTGACACTCAATACATTAGATCCCGTGTCCAATACAGAAAGATTAGAGCCGACGTCCAAGTCATTTTGTGGATTTGTGTTCGCTATACCGACATTCGATTCGGTGACGAAACCCGTCGTGGCGTTTGTAAATTGTATGGTATTACTCGTGGTATTTCCGTTATCAGACACGGATTGTAAATCTGTCACGAGACCCGTCAAATGAGAACCATCACCTATAAAACGAGCGGCTTCAACATTACCGGTGGCCCTGAGACCCACGTCTGTGTTTGTGAGTTGGATTGTATTTGAAGACACGTTTCCATTGTCTACTACAGATTGTAAATCTGTCACGAGACCCGTCAAATGAGAACCATCACCTATAAAACGCGCGGCTTCAACATTACCGGTGGCCTTGAGACCCACGTCTGTGTTTGTGAGTTGGATTGTATTTGAAGACACGTTTCCATTGTCTACTACAGATTGTAAATCTGTCACGAGACCCGTCAAATGAGAACCATCACCTATAAAACGCGCGGCCTCTACATTACCGGTGGCCTTGAGACCCACATCCGTGTTTGTGAGTTGGATTGTATTTGAAGACACGTTTCCATTGTCTACTACATCTTCGAGCTTGGTGACGAGACCCGTCAAAAGGGATCCATCACCTAGGAAATAATCAGCGTGTACATTCCCCGCGACATCCAACTCGTACGCTGGTGTGGTCGTACGAATACCGACGTTGGACGTCGTCGTATCCACAAATAAGTTCCCCGTACCAACTTCTACATTGGAGCGGTAATACAGGGAATTGGCACCGTCGGTCCAAAGAGAACTCACGAATGGTGAACCACCTTGGTAGAACGACCCGGAAAGGTTAATGTCCCCACCAACATCGAGTGTATACGCTGGATCTGTGACACCTATACCCACACTCCCTTGTGTGTACGCGATGTTCGATTCCCCCGTGTACATCCACTTTTCGCCATTGACGATGCGAAGATTACGAATCTTCCGCCCATCCGTGGACGCCGATGAAAAGTTTACGTATTCACCATTGACATAAGGTGTTTCTCGTTCGATGTCCTTGTAATAAAATTTGCGAGACCCACCGAGACTGATGGCGATGAGTCCTCGCTCGTAGTTGATGACAACCTTTTGCCAATCCTCGGAGGCCGTGAAGAGCCCCGAAACAGTGGTCTCCGTGAGAAGCGTACCGTCGTAGTAAAGACTGATTTTATCGTTACTGTCGTTGAACGTGAAAGAGTACCCATCCCCACCCGTGTTTGTGGTGCTAAACACATTGGCGTACAGTGGACCGGCGTTCGTCCCCGAACGAATATCCATTTCGAAATCCATGACCCACGCATTGGGGAGCTTTTGACCCCAATACACATAGCCATCGGCGACGTCGAGGTATCCACTCGCCGTGTCCCGAACTCCTGGGGTACTCGTGAACCCCGTGAACGTCGTCGTCGAAGCTTGATCATCGTAGATGAGCACGCTATTGGCTCTCGTCACATTGAGGGCGGTGTCTACGCCCTGAATGTTGGAGACTTCCAATTTTCCAACGCGTAATGTGGCGTTCTTAATATCTAAAGTCCCCACGGGGGATTGTATAGACATTTAATATATCGGGAGAAGATTATTAAATGTGAGTGACGTGGTTACTCGGGTTTAGTTAGGGGCTTGAGGCCAAACTGGATTTTCGGGGTCCGTGGTATTGGCGGGGAGGTCACGGAGGGCTTGGCGGTAGTCGAGCCACGCCTGTTTGACCTCCTCGGTAGGGTGGGGAAAGTCGGGGACTGTATATTTATCTGTTTTTTCAAGGAGTTCGTTTCTTTCTTTGCGAAGTTTATTAAGTGGTCGAGCTGCTGCGATTTCGTTATATTTAACTATGAGATCATCAAAGCTGGGTTTAGAGACGGTGTTTTCATCCGACCAAGTTAAACCTTCATACTTTTCACCAACAAGAGACCACGTTTGACCATTATAATATTTTGATAGAACGAGAGGTATATCCATTTGATATGAGATAATATTATTATACTGCGACTTCCATAGCACTCTTATAAGAAACCGTTAATTCATTATAATTACTCTGACTAGCGTACGTTCTATTTAGATAAAATGGGATGCTCCCACCTGTCCACGTCGCTTGTATGAATATTTGATAATTCAATGCTGATGTAGTACCAGGAGTATCTACCCAACTTATTACTACATTTTGTGGAGTACTATTCTGATTCTGGTCATAATTGGGTACTGCAACGCCGCTCCATATAGCAGTACTGGTATTATTGTAACCAATTAATGTTCCACTCCTATAAATTCTAAAAACCGTGTTATGATTCGCTTCGCAGTTAATTGTCCAGTGTAAAATGATCTTTGAATCGGAGAATTTAGGTGTAATATTTATATTGAGTGGTGGTATGTAATACCCCGTTGTACTTGTACTGTAAGTGTGAGTTCCGTTTACTATATCAGCCACGACTTGAACTGGTACCCCTGGTGCATAAAATGACGTCGCTTGCATGTGATCGACTTTCATCGTTTATGATATCTCTGAAAAAAATTTAGATAAGTTTACGAAATCCAAAATAATATGTGTAATTACCACTGGTGTTATTGTCCGAGCGCATTTGTAAGCGTAAATGGCGGCCATCGGCAACGGGAGTTCGAGCCACCCGTAAATAAATGTGACCGTTGTTTGGAGCGTGTCCCGCCGCGGTCATTGGAATCTCTGTTACTTCCGAACTATTCGTACTACCAGCAAACCAGGACATGATCCCTGTGTAAGTTTCTTCGTAATTGCCTCCACCCACAGTATAATTGGACACATTGTATATTTGAACAAGGTGTGAACCAGTTGCGAGATCGTTATGATTAATACCAGTATCTTGCCATGTGGTCGTTAGTGTGAGGGTCACCGAGATGGATTTTATTTGATCCACATTGGTTCCACTACTCATCACTAAACCATTATGTCTCATTGAACCATTAACGTCCAACTTGTACGAAGGACTATTCGTCCCAATACCGACGTTGCCACCATTTAGATAGCTAACCCCACTTGTGGATATATTGACTTTACTCACACTAGACTCAAACATATTGATGTAAGCTCCATTGTTACCCTTTGCGATTTTGAGAAGCTCTCTCGTTGAATCTCTTAAACTGATTCCGTCGTAGTTTGTATCTGTTAATACATTAAGTTTATAACTTGGACTACCCGTCCCGATGCCGACGTTGACTTGAGATATGACCGCGTCTGATTTGACGTACATTGGGACACTCCAGACTGAACCATTATAATGCCAGGTGTACAGAGCATCGTCAGTTTCTTGGCGTAACAACCAATTTCTTTGATTTGTTCCCTGTCCGACATCTCGTGTCCATTCGATTGCGGGTTGGTGACCAGATGCGAGAAAGTTCATGCTACAGAGTTTGCCAGTGTGACCCTGTCCGTTCGTGGTGGTTATCCACGGACGAGTTCCATATAGCGTCATTCCCGCAGAGTTGTTCACGTGGAAATCGCCGGTAGAGGTCGATGTACCATTACCCGGGGCACTTATGTAGAACTGTGACGAAGAAGCACCGCCCGTCCCGACGGCGAGTCTCCCCGGAATCATGACATCTGAACTAGTTATACGCATATTTTCGGTGGGTGCGTTCGAACCGTCCCCAACTTTAATCGCGAGGCCGTTCGATTCCTGGTACAGTTCTGATCGGTACGTCCCAGACGCGTATCGGTCTATGATTAAACCAGCCGTACTTGTCGCACCCGTGTATATGTCGAGCATACCTCTCGGACTCGCCGTCCCGATGCCGACGTTGCCAGATGATCGGTATATATTAGAACCATTGGCTGTCCAATTACTGAAAACTGCGGGTATACCATTTATTCGCAGGGTAGACCCAGTCGAAAGGTTCACGTCACCACCGACATCCAACTTGTACCCAGGACTCGCCGTCCCGATGCCGACGTTACCACTAAAAGTCCCCGTCGTAGTACTTATAGGTCTCGTGAGTGTCCCCGAAGTAATTTTAGTGGCATCCAAGTTGGGAATGTCCGATGCAGCCAAACTCAATCTCGCGGATGGAACAGTTCCACTCGCCAGGTTACTCGCATTCAAACTCGTGAGACCCGAACCGTCGCCACTAACACTCGTTGTTGTGAGAGCCCCAACATTTGAGCTCCCGTGGACGTCTAGGGTGTACGCAGGTGAGTCCGTCCCAATACCTACCCGACTCGTCGATGTGTCCACAAAGAGATTTGCTGTTCCGACTTCGAGGTCCCCTTGCACACTCACAGCCAATGCGTTGGAATCCAGGTCGACAACTGAATCACTCGCGCCATTCAAAGTGTATCCCATTCGTAAAATATCGTCACTCTCATCGTACACGAAGGCGACGTTTGAATTCGCCGCGGGACGAGTCATGATGATCCCCAGGTCATTCGTCCCGATGTTATTCAAACCCAGTTCTATGATTGGGTCAGAGACGGTCATATTGACCGTATTCGCCACGAGGACATTTCCACCATTCATGTGAATATTTGATTCGAAGATGATATCACCCGTAAAAGTCTTATCACCAGAGATGCTGATGTCCCCACTCTCGAGGGACGTTATCCGAGACGAATTGTCACTCAAATTGCTAGAAAGGTTCGTGATCCGAGACGAATTGTCACCCAAATCGGTTTCCAAAGTTCCAATCCTCGTCACATTCGACCCAAAATCACTCACATTTGAGGATTGGATCGCCGAGATCGCAGATCCATCACCTATGAGGTGTGTTCCGCGCACGGTTCCACTCACGTCCAACTTAGTTCCGGGGATGGTCGTCCCGATGCCTACATTTCCACCGACGTAGGCTATGTTACTCGAATCGATTTCTCGGATCCATTTGTCCCCGTTCGTAAACTTAAGGTTCTTGAGTTTACGTCCGTCTGTGCTCGAGTGCGCGAACGTCACGTATCCCGAATTATTGTCGTAGACCCTGTCTCTGAGCTGTGAATCGGCAAAATGGAACACGTGTTCGCCGTCTACGGACACATCGAGAACACTGCGTTCAAATATGACGGCCACTTTACGGTACGTGTCATTATTGAGTGTCGACGAAAGCGTGGCTGAACCAAGTGTTGACCCACCGTCGTAGTTTATGGAAATGGTGGTATCATTCATCGAGAGGGTGTATCCATTTGTTCCTGAGGTCGAGTCATTGTAAAAATTAAAAAGTATGGGCGCACCGGAACTCCCTGAAGCCCAGTACCCATGGAACTCGGCGACCCACGCATTGGGGAGTTTTAAAGCCCAACTGTTACTCGTGGTCTGTTCAGTTTCATCCATGAGAAGCATCGTATTTCTGGCGACATTGTTGAGTACCGTGTCAAAGCCAGTCGATTGCCTGAACTCCATCTTGGAGACACGGAGTGTGGCACCCGTGATATCCAAAATACCATTCGGTGTTCCTATGGACATTTAATATATCGGGAGAAGATTATTAAATGTATGGGGCGAGTTGTGAATTGTTTTAATTATAGATATTTTAATTTTCAAGGGTTTCTATTCTTCTTTTTAAAGACTTATTTTCATCGTGTAATTCTTGTATAGATTTAATTAAATATGGTATGAGTGATGTATAATTTAAATGAGCACTTTCTTTACCCCAATCACTATAGTCTGGGTCTTCTTGTGGATCTGTAAAAATTTCATCTCGTATTTCTTTTATATTAGCATCTGTAGATGGAGATACCAAGTATCTGAGTTCTGGTGCGTCATACCAAACATCCTGAACCATAATACCAGCTTCTTCGATTCCACCGTTACTTAAAGTTTGTTTGTACCATGTATTCGTTGGTGAATGATAAATTAAGTCGTTTACATTTACATATAAGTTTGACTTTTCTACGAAAACATTCCCATCTACCACATTTGAGTATTCATCTTCTGTGACTTCTATGTAGTCAAAATTATGTTTTATATACTTTTGCGGTTTGAGTTTGAGTATAGTATCTAATGCATTTTCTATATATTCTTCACTTGTTTTTAATCTATCATCTGAACTCACTAAAGTGCCACTTGTATAACTTTCTCCGGAACCGCGTATTTCAAATACTGAACGGGATGACGAATAGTTACACCCCCAAGTGAAAAATTTTATCGAAGCTTGGTTACCACAATTACCGTAACCCATGTCACTGTAACTACCCACCTGACAAGCCATTCCTGTAAATTCTGTGAGAGTTGGACCATCCCAGCGACCCATGTATATTGTATCGCGTTTGTCTGCGTCATGTACACTCCCAGTGGGAAGACGGCGACCTATTCTGGTAACACCACTATGTATATCCAAAGTGAGTGTTGGATTCGCCGTCCCGATGCCGACGTTGCCATCAAACCTCGCCGACCCCCGCACATCCAACTGGGCCCTCGGCACGGTCCCACCCAAACACACCGCCGTATCGGTGATGTTGAGAGCCTTCCCGGTGCGTCCGAGCGCGTACTCGGCGGCGACCTCGTCCGCGGTGAGGGCGACGTTCCAGATTTTAACTTTGGACATTTTTCCGTCAAGATCCGAACCTTGTTGAAAATTTGTACCCAAATACATTACACCATCCGTAATATTTAGTGCGGCAGCTGTTCCGGTGTGCACAGTTGTTTGTTCTACACCGTCTATATATATTTTTCTACCAGTTATACCCTGTGTGCCGTTGTAAGTAACGGCGAGATGCCACCACCTATTTATTGGTGGTAACGAGGTAGTGGAAACTGTATCACCTCTGAAACTATAATCGATGCCAGAGGTTGGTAAATAAATATTGATTCTTTTACCATCAATATTTTCACCTATCCAAAAAGGATTTGTTGCGTGATTATTATTATAAATCCAAAAGGAAATACTGTGCACGTAATCTCCACTCACACCCGTATTATTAACTTTAATGTAGTCATCGGTTCCATCAAATACAAGTGCTCTATCTGATGACGAATATGAAGTGTTATTGTAGAAAATTCCATTCAACCCATTCCCACTCGTGTCCACCACCGTCGACCCCGACGCCACACTGTCCACCGTCGTGTCGTAGTGAACCACGAGAGACTCCGCCCGTGGGGTCTCCGCACCCGCCGCGTGTCCCGAAAATCGGGGAACGGTGAGGGCTTTGCCGAGGGTCAGGTGACCGTCCTCGAGCGATGAGGGGGCGGGGGTGCCTAAGAACCGTAAATATGCTACATTGACGATTTCTGATGCTACACTCGAATATTGTGGATGATTTGTAGCTGCACGAGAACCCATAATATGAGTCACCACGAGACGGTGATGTGTGTAAAAACGACCATTTGAATTTGTTGAAACTTTGGTTGCCTTTTCATCGTTTTTAACACCGTACCCACCCGCATCCGTGCTACTCGAGTTGTCATGGGGTTCTACAGCACCGTAACCCGCTTGTTCCCAACTGTGACCGTCATTACTCCCCAAAATTACAAATTTACCTATACCACGACTCTTACCATAGTTTTGTCGTGCGTTAGTTACTACATTCGTAATATTAATTGCGGATGGGCTATGCATTTCGATCCATTCACCGAAGAAAACCGAACCATCTTTAAGTGTTGATTTTCGAACACCGCCTCCCGAAGTTACGGCGGGTGCATACACCGCAACTGCTTGATACAATCCCGGAGAAGATGTGACCCAGCTGTCTCCGTGCCACGCCGTTGATCTATCTGTTATACCGTTCGCAAATGCTCTCGTAAAATTCCAAGATGAATAATTGAAGTAATTAGTACCCGATTGACTCGAATAGAAATTGAAATTTCCATGATCCTCAATGTATGTATGATAATCAAAAACTGATATAACCCTCGGCGGATACTCCTGCAAACCATCGGCACCCGCCACCTCGAGGCGCGCCGTCGGGTGGGTCACGCCCACACCCAGGTTACCCTTGTGGAGGGCCACCACGTTGGTGCGATGTCCGAACCGCTCGGCGTCGTACTCGTAGAGTTCGCGGACTTGGTCGGCAGACAAGGCCTTGGAAAACAGGCGGAAATTGGCGATGGAACCGTGTGTAGCACTACCCGCTGATACGCTATTGTCTGCACCAAGCCTGATGTTCGTGTTTGCAGACAAACTCAGACTTGAACCATTCCCTTGATTGTAAGTGGAAAGTAATAATTTTGCATCTAGGTACACAGAAACATTCTCTGGCGTTACGCCACCTCCCGAATAGATGACCGTAAAGTGATACCACTGACCGATCGTGGGTGTGAACGTTCGTCTCACAGACGCCAACGAATAGTTTGAAAACGCCAACAAGCCAGTATGGTAGAAGGCAAACAGTGATCCACCCCCATTTGTTGCCGTACCGATATGATAGAGATAATCCCAGTTCGCAGTAACTACCGAATCCTGCCTGTACCAGAAGCTCGTCGAATGCACCCAGTCTCCGGAGGGATTATCGAGCGTTCCGTCTATGTAATCCCCACTCCCGTCAAACACCCACGCGTTATACTCTGTGTCGAACCCGTTGGTCCCCGCGATGGCTCCCGTCACGCCATTCCCAGAGAGGTCATAGACGGCGTCCGAGTCCGCGAAACTGTACGAATTACTGTCGTTCGCGTCCCAGTACACCGCCAACTGCTGCTGCCCGGGCTTGTTCGGGACGCTTCTGTGAACCACGTCGACCGATTCGTCGCCTTCCTCTGTGCCGAATATCTTGATTTCAGATGCGGCGGCGCGATCTCGAAACGACGTAGTGGTTCCCGCCGTCGTCAGTTTATTCCAGATGATTCGAATGTATTTATACGCTCGTGTTGCGTTAACATTGTACCTTGTGTATGCATTAAGTGCACCCGAATTGTTGGTGACGCTTCGTATGAGCGTCCACGTAGTTCCATCGTTGCTCCCCACAAACACTGCGATACCCGGCAAACGTTCGAGTCCGTACGTGTTTTGTGGCCTGATATCAACGTGTGACACTTTAACCCCGAATGGAGCTAACATTTGAGCATACACGCCGTAATACGTCGTTCCACTAGCCACTGTCGTCACTACATATGACCCGGACGTTTGGGGATCTCTGGTACTCGTATCGTAAGACCCCCCGAATGTCTCCCAATTTGAGGTTATAGAGTCATCAAACGCCTGATGCAAACGGAAAGCTGAATTACTGTGGAATGTATTCGTTGGTTCGGAAACCGTGTAGCCGCCCACAGTCGACGCCGTCATCGCCACCTCCGGATACTTGGTCAACGGTCGGTCATGTTTCGGAAACTCCGCGACCACGCTGTCCCCCGCGTAGAGGGCGCTTCCCTTGGCGAGCCCCAGACTCCCGTGAACCTGCAATTTCGCCGACGTCGGCGGCGCGCCCACGCCCGTGGCGGCCTCGAAGAGTTGGAGTTCCATCATGTCGATTCTATCTCCGGCCCCACCACCAGCTTGAACACTTGTAAATACAAAACGATAATATTTGTAAGACTTTGAAGATTGTATGTCAATTTTCTCACCGCTCTTGGTCGATTCGAGTGTGTACGTGATACCCGAAAACTTGTTGACGAGGTACCAATTCACACCGTCATCCGAACCAAGCACGGAACCACTATTCGGCGAACGTTCGAGTACCCAAGTACCTGCGTTATACGCTCGTGGATAGACTTTGAAAAATGACAATGCAATTTTTTGTGGGAGTTGAATTTGTGCCCATTCACCGTAGTGTGTCGCACCATTTACATCTGTAGTAGATACGGTATTATCGTGTGCACCGGTTGATGTATTATACGTTTGAGACGTTGACCAATATTCGGTGTTCAGACCGACAAGTCTTTCATTGAAAAGGACGTACTGAGCAAATCCTAAGCTAGAACTCGCACTCGCCACGTACCCCTCGGACTCGTTCGCCTTGAGTGGCTTCCGCGGCCACTTGATGTACCCGGTTTGGAGCGTTTCGGACGATAAATCACCGCTGATGTGCAGGTTTTCCATCTTGGTCACGTCCTTCTCGGCGAAGAGGCGCCATTCCTGACATTCCACTTTAGCATCACCTCCATTCTTAGTCACACACATTCTAAAGTATTGGTACGGTGTAGTCGCGTTGACGTCGATACGCGTCCACGTAGACGCCGAGTATGTTTTCCCACTGAACTCTGTGAGTTTGTACCAATGCTCTCCATCGTTCGAACCCAAAATCACACCGTCCACGGGTGCGCGTGCGGTGGTATACGGGTAAATATTTGAGTGAGAGAGAGTAACTGCATTTGGGAGTTTTATCTGAAGCCAGTGACCGGCGTACCGCGTACCACCCACATCGCTTGTAAAAACGTTGGGTGAGGCGTCTATCGCCGTTTGGTCCCATTCACCAGTACTGACGTTGTAATTATCATCGGAAGTAGATATAGTCCATCTCGTCGCTGTGTCTCTATCAAAGGCCTCCCATGGATACAAACTGAAACTGGAATCGTAACTACTCGCACTCGCCTCGTACGTACCAAACTCACTTTTAGTCACGTAATCCGTCATGGGCACCACCGGGTGTTCCGTGAACCCCTTTTCGAGCCCAGAATCAATGATTTCGTTCGTGGAACTGTTCCACGTCACGATGTTCGAGGCCGCGTTTGAGTATGTGAGTGTCGCCGTCAAAGCCCCAACATTTGCTGTGCCGTGGACGTCGAGAGTATAGGCGGGTGAGTCCGTCCCGATGCCGACGTTCCCACTCGAATCTACACGAAGGCGTTCGCTATTAGCTGTAGTAACCGTAAAGGTATCAGCCAATGGAAACCCAACCTTTGTGTCTGTATCTCCATCGTGGATCAGGTAATCGTCTATCGTGACACTAGTTGTAGAGAGTGCACCAGTGGTTATATTACTCGCATTGAGACTTGTAAGACCCGATCCGTCCCCCGAAACACTCGCCGCACTCAGAGCCCCCTGCACACTCACAGCCAACGCATTAGAGTCCAAGTCGACGATCGAATCACTCGCTCCATTCAAAGTGTATCCCATTCTCAAAATGTCAACACTCTCGTCAAACACTACAGCGACGTTTGAATTATTATTGGGACGGGTCATGATGATCCCTAGGTCATTCGCCCCGATGTTATTCGACCCCAATTCGATGATTGGGTCAGAGACGGTCAGATTGACCGTGTTCGCCACGAAGACATTTCCGCTATTCATGTGAACATTTGATTCGAAAATGATATCACCCGTAAAAGTCTTATCACCGGAGATCGAGATATCCCCACTCTCGAGGGCTGTTATCCGAGACGAATTGTCACTCAAATTGCTAGAAAGGTTCGTGATTCGAGCTGAATTGTCACTCAAATTGCTAGAAAGGTTCGTGATTCGAGCTGAATTGTCACTCAAATTGCTAGAAAGGTTCGTGATTCGAGCTGAATTGTCACTTAAATTGCTAGAAAGGTTCGTGATTCGAGCTGAATTGTCACTCAAATTGCTAGAAAGGTTCGTGATTCGAGCTGAATTGTTGCCTAAATCCGTTTCTAAAGTCGTGATTCGAGACACATTGGAAGCAAAATCAGTCACGTTTGACGATTGAATCGCTGAGATACCCGAGCCATCCCCCACGAGCTTACTTGCCGTGAGCGTATCACCGATGGTCGCATTCGCCGTCGTAACAAATGCCGTGGCCGCGTTATTAAATTCAACTGTGTACGGGGTGGTATTACCCGTGTTCGTGACGACTTCCAAATCGAACGTTGGGGCGATGGATATTCCACCCAAAACTACACTAGCGGCATTAATATTACCCGAAATTTGGAGAACGTTCGAATGTGTGTCGTTAATGTGTAAATTTGAACCTATGGATAGGTGATTCGTTGGATTCGCGTTAGCGATACCGACGAACCCCGTGGTCACGATTTTACTGCTCCTGAGTGTGGCATTCGTGATGTCCAAATACCCCGTGGGAGTATTGATGGGCATTTAATATATCGAGAGAAGATTATTAAATGCTTGGGAAGGCGGGGTGGAGTTGGTGTTTAATTAGGCAATGTTCGAAGTTTCTTGAACTGGAATTTCGTAGGCTAAAATGAGAGATTCCTTCGTTGGGTTCGCTGGCATCGTACCAGCTTCAAGGTGGCGTTCTCAATATCTAAGGTGCCAACTGGTGATTGTATAGACATTTCTATTATAAGGGGAGGAAAAAGTAATTAGGCATTTTCGAGGGCTGCAATTCTCGCTTCGAGTGCATCATTCCTCGTTTTTTCAGCTTGGATTTCAGTATAAAGTTCCTGATTAGATTTGACGAGGTATGCTATGAGACCATCATAATTAACACTTGCTGTGTTAGGTCCCCAACTCGAATAATCGGGATCCTGTTGAATATCTCCATCTACGGGTGCTTCTGGTTTATTTTCCGTAGGGTCGGCATCTGCACCGAGCATAACGATGTGTCGTAATTCAGGAGCATCGTACCATATATCTTGTGCTATGAGACCCGTCTCGGTGAATGGTTCTCGAGTCTCATTTTCTCGGAGCGTGTACTTCTTCAAATATTTTTGGGGACTAAGTTTGAGTAGTGTATCAGTTGCATTCGTAATAAGTTCTTCATCGGTTTTGAGACGATCATCTGAATATACACCCAAACCATTATGTCTAATGTAATTCCCCGAATAATAGTTCATATAAATATCCCTACTGTGCCCAGCATCAAGGTGAAGGTTGCCATTTGTTGTTATACACTGCGCAATTGTGGTGTTATTAGCTACAGTCTTGTCATTTGCGGCACCCACCGCCAGGTAACTAGACCAGGTGGTATTCGGGCCGTACCATGTTATAGAGTCGTTTCCAGCCGAGATGTGTAGTTTATACGATGGAGCATTCGTCCCGATGCCGACGTTGCCGTTTCCGTTTTGTAAAGTAAATTGTCCGCCACCCGTATTGTAAAGATGAAAGTGACCACTCGCATCTTTATACATCCGCACGGAGTTGGAATGGCTACTCGTGAGTGTGATACCGTCATTCATGGTATTGCCTTTCTGTCTAATACCCAAAACACCTCCGCTACTACCGACCCCCGTTCCTCCGTCTATGCACACCATAGTGCTTGGATTCGCCGTCCCGATGCCGACGTTGCCAGTATTATAGTAAATGTTCGAACCCGACGTGGACCACACAGACGAACCACCACCACCACCACCAGAGAAAGCTGTTCCATTCTGATAAAGGGTACCGGTAAAGTTTATATCACCACTCACGTGGAGTTTGTACCCAGGACTCGTCGTCCCGATGCCGACGTTGCCCCCTCCAGTGATTCGCATTCTCTCTGTACCGTAATCTGTATCAGAAGATCCACCACCTGCTCGAGTCTTAAAGATGATTGAACCTCCACTATCACCCGTAGTTGAAAATAGTGTCATCTCGCGAGTGCCTGTACTGAATTTAATACCCTGGCGATAAGTGTTATCATAATTCATGATGATGCGCCGTTCCGCCCAATCGAGATAGGTATTAGCCCCCCGTTGTCGAACGCTCCCATTCACGTCGAGTGTCTGGGTCGGACTCGTCGTCCCGATGCCGACGTTGCCATTTCCCTTTACGGTCAGGTATTCGGCAAGAGTAGATCCCGCAGTACCAGTTCCACCCAATACACCGAATATACCCTGATTTACATCGTCTGAGCCAAGATATATAGCTCCCGCCGATGTTATACCACCTACATTATTTCTAATTTGAACCGTATTATCTGTTTCAACTTTATTTTTGATATTTACACCGATAACCTTGGCGGCGTAGCCAACACCTGTGTTTACATTGTATGTATTTAGTACATATAAGTCTGATAGGTCATATAAACCACCTCTAATTGAAAGTGCGGGTGTCGTGTTATTTTCAGCACCACCATTTATGTCCAATGCGGCAATCGGACTCGTCGTCCCAATGCCGACGTTGCCCCCAGTATTTATCACCATATCGGGTGTGTTGCTTTGACTACCAAAGTATCCTGTGCCAAAAGCTAAATACCCATGAACACCCGCACTACCCGAAATGCCCTGATACGACTTCGGTTGAAACCATATTTTGGCGGTATCTACGACACTCGTACTGCTGGACCAGGCGGGTGACAGGGAAGCCCCGAAACTATTAAGGTCTGACCTAAACGTGATACCCTGTGTGGTATCGTCAGCTGGCTCACTTCCATTTGCGGGGACAGTGTAATCTTTGTAAAATGTGAGTAGTGACCCCGGACTCGCCGTCCCGATGCCGACGTTGCCATTACCCAGTAAGGTCATAACCTCCGTTCGAGTTTCATATGGACTTGATGAACCTCCATCATGAACCAAAAATTTCATGTAATTATTTGCACCACCGGAATTAGTGATACTTTCTATCGCGTGCGACCTTATATCCGAATTCCCTGTGCGCCCAAATATCAATTTTCCGACTTTATTTACACCACCGAACATACGTAACATAACATCCCCATCGCCTTCCGTAGTCCCACCATCCACATCGAGCTTATATTGTGGACTCGTCGTCCCGATGCCGACGTTGCCAGATGATCGGTATATATCAGAACCATTGGCTGTCCAATTACTGAAAACTGCGGGTATACCATTTATTCGCAGGGTAGACCCAGTCGAAAGGTTCACGTCACCACCGACGTCGAGTGTGTACGATGGACTCGCCACGTTGATACCTACCCGACTCGTCGATGTGTCCACGTAAAGATTTGCGGTTTCCCCGACCTGGAAATCCGTACCATTTTTAATGTGAAACAAGTCTCCACTGTGACGAACGCTTATGCGTTGTGAACCACTTGTGCGGAGCGCGGTTTCTATGATACCACTCTCCGAACCATTTGTCGCGGTCTTTATTTTACCGGTGGTCTTTGCATATAAACGAGACGTCCCCGAATCACTAAGTCCTTCATAACGAACCTGACCTATGTAGTCACCGTTGGCTCCGTTATTAGGGTTATCTCGCATTAATACCAGATCTGGACCGGCCGTGGAACCGGTAGCTTGGGAATACATTTGAACTTCCGACGCGGATGTATCGACGTACAATTTATTAGCACCCACCTTAAAATCACCCCCTCCCGAAAATCTCCCAACCTCGGACGCGTTCACCGAAAATCGAATATGCTGACCTGTGGGGGTGTTGATGTGGGTAGCCCCCGAAGCGGCTTGTTTCAACGCAAAATTAGCACTCGTGTTCTTATCTAGGTGCGAAAATGATGCCTGATCGGACTGTCCCATATATCCCACGGCCGCTCTCCCGAAATAAGAGGTCTCATCCGTATCATACGCCGCGGCGACATTACCAGTTATGGAAACATCGAGTCCAGTGGCAGTGGTGGTGAGGGTTGTTTCAGAGGCACTATTGTCCGTGTACCCTATTTTTAAAGTATCTTGGGATTCATCATAAAATATAGCGACATTTGAGTCGTTACCAAGATTCCCGTGACGGGTGAGGACGAGACCGAGATCGTTTGTGTGTTGATTATTTGCCCCGAGTTCTATGATTGGATCCGAAACGATCATATTCACGGTATTCGCATATGTGAGGCTTCCGTTCACTCGCAGATTTGATTCCAAAATGATATCATCTTGGAATGTTTTTACACCGGAGATCGAGGACGCCCCACTCTCGAGGGACGTTATCCGAGACGAATTGTCACTCAAATCGGTTGAAACGGTTGATATCCGAGACGAATTGTCACTCAAATCGGTTGAAACTGTCGAGATCCGAGACGAATTGTCACTCAAATCGGTTGAAACGGTTGATATCCGAGACGAATTGTCACTCAAATCGGTTGAAACTGTCGAGATCCGAGACGAATTGTCACTCAAATCGGTAGAAACTGTCGAGATCCGAGACGAATTGTCACTCAAATCGGTTGAAACGGTTGATATCCGAGACGAATTGTCACTCAAATCGGTTGAAACGGTTGATATCCGAGACGAATTGTCACTCAAATCGGTAGAAACTGTAGAGATCCGAGACGAATTGTCACTCAAATCGGTTGAAACTATCGAGATCCGAGACGAATTGTCACTCAAATCGGTAGAAACTGTAGAGATCCGAGACGAATTGTTGTCCAAATCAGTTTCTAAAGTCCCAATCCTTGTCACGTTATCAGTCAGTCCCAATACATTCACCGTTTGGATATTACTGATACCCAAACCATCGCCCGAGATTACCCCCGTTACAGTGAGTTTATTAGAGCCTGTATCGTCTACATATACATTTGAGCCGATAGCAAGTGTATGTGTAGGATTTGCGTTTGAAATACCTACTTTTCCGGGAAAAGTAGTTATATTTGTTGACGCGCTCTGCATTACTATTAATATACAAAAGATTTTACGGTATCCGCACCTATACTAATTGAGTCTAACTTACCTTCTGTTGATGAAGACTTGTATTCTATGTATACGTCCACACCATACACCGACGTACCTGCCGAGCTTGGTTCTAGTATGACCTTTGTGGGTGTTGTGCCCACGCTCATACTCCATGGTTTTGTATTATTGTGTCCAAAGACGGACCCAGGTCCGGATGCTATATTGAGTGATGAAGTCGTACCATCTCTCGTACCACCCTGAACATCTAAAATCATCGTACTCACTTCCTCATTTCCATGTGTGAGTTGTGCTGTGATTTTAGCGTGGAATACATTGGATGCGAACGTCATCGCCACGTTTGCGAAATTAGTTGGTACGCTCACGTTACTATACGCGTAGTGTTTACATTTGTACGATCCATCATTGATGACGATGCCTCCGGTGAAGACCGCACCCACGTTTGTGTTTGTGAATTGAGTAGTTAGTGCGGAGGTGTTTGATGTTACCACGTCAAGTTCAACCGCACTGAGAAAGAGTGTATCGTTTATAGATGCGTTTCCGTCTATCACAAGTACATTGGAACCCGTGTCTTCGACGTACAAATTAGACCCCACACTCAAATCATGACCTGGTGTGGTGTTTCCTATACCCAATTTCTCACCCACTGTGAGCTGAGAACCAGCCACGTGTACATTCCCGTTCACATATAAGACATTCGATCCCGTATCCTCGACCCAAAGATTTGAACCCACATCAAGCGTGTGTATTGGGTTCGAATTCGCAATACCCACGTTCGCCGTCGTGACGAGACCCGTCGCTGAATTTGTAAACTCTATTGTATTAGACGTTGTATTTCCATAATTAGTCACGTATTGAAGAGAGTATCCCGCGGCGAGTTGTATGCTATCGAGTGTAATCTTGTGTGCCAAAATGTTACCATCCACTGTTAAGACGTTCGAACTTATGTCGTTAACACATAGGTTTGATCCAACTGCTAGGTCACACATGGGATTTGTATTTGCGATGCCCACGTTGCCCGTCGTCGTGAGACTCACGGTGTTTTGTATATGTATCGTTTGAGATGTGACGTTTCCGTTTAGTACAATGTCTTCTAGATTACTACTACCACCTCCACCACCTGTTATTCCCGTGAGTCTAGACCCGTCACCCACGAAATAGTTCGCTTCTATGTTTCCAGTGGCCTTGAGACCCACATCTGCGTTTGTGAGTTGGATTGTATTTGAAGATACATTTCCATTATTTACGATACCTTCTAAATTACTCACAGTTGAGATTCCCGTGAGGTACGAACCATCACCAATAAAACGCGCAGCCTCTACATTACCAGTGGCCACGAGGCCAACATCCGTGTTTGTCAGTAGTATTGTATTGGATGTCACATTTCCGTTATCTGACACTTCTTGCAAAGTTGCCGCGATGTTAGACAAAAGTCCACCATCCCCAAGAAACGTGTTAGCCGTAACATTTCCACCTACTACCACGTTCGCATCTACTTCTAGACCGGTCACTGCATTGTTCAAATAAATCGTCTCTGTGGTCACATTCCCATTGAGTGCTATCTGATGAAGATTACTCGCGATGTTAGATAAAAGACCACCATCACCTATAAAACTGGATGCAGTCACGTTTCCGCCGACCAATACGTTATTAGTCACACTGAGACCGGTTATATCCCCGTCTAAAATAATTGTTTCGGAAGTAGTATTTCCATTCAAAGCTATTTGGTGAAGATTACTCGCGATGTTAGACAAAAGACCACCATCACCAATGAATGAATCTGCTGTGACGTCACCATACACGTGTACATTAATTGAATTCGATGTATCGGGTATGAGTTCGGCGTCATTGGGTGAACTCAATGTATGACTTATGATGAACTCATTGCTCGCACCCCTGTAACCAAACGCTACGTTCGAATCACCTTGATATACTAAAACAATGAGACCCGTATCCAGCGACGAACTCGTATTGTTTGCACCCAAAGCCAATATAGGATCTTCTACGAGCAAATTTTGTGTGGAAAGATATGTCGTATTTCCCCGAACTTCCAGGTTTCCGTAAATGAGCGCGTCCTTGGAAACTGTGAGACCACCGGTAAACGTCGCATCATCCCCATAGAAATCAACACCTATGATGTCATCGTCCGCGAGGATATCACCCGCGACGTGAAGCATTCGTTGAGGCGTGGATGTATTTACACCAACGTTACCACTCGTGACCATCGAAAGTGCATTAGACATGGTGATAGTTCTATCCGTCGAGTCACCATACTCAGTAACGTCTTGAAGTGAGATGTTCGATATACCACCACCATCACCGGTGATGATTCCCGTAAATACGGGACTCTCTATGTTTGCTTTGAGTGCTAAATTTGATTGCATCTCTCCCCGTATGCTTATAGTGTTCGCAGCCATCTCACCACGAAGAACGGTTACATTCGACTGTAAATCACTTCGTAATGTGACTGTGTTTGTGGTCATTTCGCCACGAATTGTAATGACATTTGCCGCCATCTCGCTTCGAAGAATGGTTGCATTTGATTGGAGGTCCGTTCGAAGTTGAAGTGTATTTGCAGCCATTTCACCTCGAATGGTTACAGTGTTTGCAGCCATATCGTCGCGTAAAATGGTCGCATTTGATTGGAGGTCCGTTCGAAGTTGAAGTGTATTTGCGGCCATTTCACCCCGAATGGTTACAGTGTTTGCGGCCATATCGTCACGTAGAATGGTCGCATTTGATTGGAGGTCCGTTCGAAGTTGAACTGTATTTGCAGCCATATCGTCGCGTAAAATCGTCGCATTTGATTGGAGGTCCTCGCGTAATTGTATCGTGTTCGCGGTCATTTCGTCGCGTAAAATGGTCGCATTTGATTGAAGGTCTTCCCGTAATTGTATAGTGTTTGCAGTCATTTCGTCGCGTAAAATGGTCGCATTTGATTGGAGGTCTTCACGTAATTGTATTGTGTTCGATGCCATTTCACTTCGGATAACATCTAGGTTTGCAGATAAATCAGTATCTTGTACGACATTTGATAAAAAAGAACCATCCCCTATGAAACTATTTGCTGTGACATCACCATACACGCGCATCTGAATGAGGTTCGATGTATCCGGTGTGATGAGTGTATCCGATGCCGAATTTTGTGTGTAACCAATGATATATTCATTGCTCGATTCAATATATGACGCCGTGACATTTGAACCGGGGCGTGTCATGATGAGACCCAAATCAAAAACAAAATCATTATCTGTATTATTTTCACCCAACTCGATGATGGCATCTTTTACACGCAGATTTTCTGTCGAAATCGAAGTTGTCTGACCGACGACTGTGAGGTTACCCGCTATGTATGTGTCGCCACCGACAGATAATTCGTGTTGTGGATTTGTATTGGCTATACCCACATTAGATGCAGTGATGAAACTAGTTGTGGTGTTCATAAATTGCAAAGTTTCCGTGGTTGAATTTCCAGTTTCAGACACACCCTGTAAATTTAAACCGATTCCACTATCTACGACTTCTTTTGTGGTTACATCGTAACAAATTACATTTGAGTGTAGTGAATTATTTAGTCTAATAGGAGACACATATAACCCAGCTTCTGGTGCATGTATCACGTTCGAAGACGCATTAATTATTATGGTGTTCACAGCTTGTTCGTCAGGAACATGCTTACCTATCCTGATCCTCTCGGATTTTTCGATAGTGTTAAGGTTTTTCACCATTTATATTAGTTCTCATTTTATTTCTGTCCAACCCGACTTCTTGTATACATAAAGTGTATCATTTTCGTTGTCATACACCATTAGACCGGGTGTCGGTTTCTGTATACTTTCCATTTCGCTGTGAGACATACGAGGTAAAAGTAAACCACCCGTTGTCGATTGAAGTGTTAATATAGCCGATGGATGTCCCTTGTGTGCTCCAAGTGCCAATTTTCCATTTGCATCCAATGTCATATTAACCTTCATATCACCACTCGTATCACGAGTCTTAAATGCTATACCACCAGGATTACCCGATGTAGTACCATTATTTGCCTTTGCATAACCGTTAATTTCAGCTAGATTACTTAAACATATTCCATCCGCTTCTCCAATTCTGGATGTTAATTTAGGTGCACTAGATGTTATGATTCGCGAAGCCGTAACATCGTTGTGTATGTTCAGTGGTATATTTGTCTCGTTCGAGCACGATAACACGTGTGTGAAAGAAATATTTGATATGAGAGAACCATCACCTTCGAGTGGTGCGTTTTCGATGGTTGTAATTCTCTCGCGCACACTCGGAAGATCTTTTATATCTTCCACAGTTTGTTCGAGTATTGATTTAGTTTTACTAATGAGCAATTCAAGTGGTTCAATGCGGTGCAACTCCTTGTATACATGTTTAAATTGTAAAAGTTGTCGTTTTATTGGTTCCAGTTCATTAAATCGCGAGATTGTCTTTTCCAAATCTATTATTCTAGATGTATTTTCGTGAACACACGGAACTATCTTTTTTGTATCATGAATGATTGGTATCGATGTTTGAATGGCGGACACATCTTTACTCAAACGTTCTATTTCGGGTAGATTATGTATACTCGCCTCTATGCCACTTATCCTTTTTTCACACGTGGTTATCCTAGGTATATTCGTTTCTAGTTTGAAAGTGCGTGGGTTCAAAGTGGATAACGCTGTTTCGTGCATTGACGCGTTTTTTTCAAGCGTATCAATTCGTGGTAATTCTACCCGAAGTTGGTCAATTTGTTTTTGTAGAAATGGAATGTCTTTTTCAATTGGTTCAAAACGCGGTATATTTGATTCCAATTTTGATACTCGTACATTTGTCGCATCAACATCAGTTATTTTGGCGACCCCATTGAGTGTAGTGCCATCTCCATGAAAAGATGGAGCGATAATTTTTCCATCTGCGTTTATATTTCCTTTCGTGTGGATACGGTTATTTACATACAACGATCTCCCGACATTTATGTCATTTGATACATCTAATGTATTAAAATAATCATTAAAATCTGTGATTTGGTCGATTGTAATATTAGACAGGAGTCCACCATCGGCCTTGAGTTCACCGAGTATTTGTATATTTTCCACGACTTCGCCTATGTCTACATTCAGATCATATTGTACATTAGATAAGAGACCTCCGTCGCCCACGAATTGCGTCGCTTCGATGGACCCGTCTATTTTTGTGTTCGCGTTAATGGATAAACACCCGTTACTCTTCGTGTGCATGAGTTGTATACCGTGTATGTCTACACCCACATTTTCAGTTGGTTTACACCCTTCACCTATTTCTAATACAGGTGTATATACGTGTTCTTCGTTGAGTGTCGTGAGATTTAACACGTCTAAATTTTTTACTTGTAGTTCGTCGAGTTTTAGTTTTGTGCCTCCTATATCGACGACTTCCTTCGTGATCGAATCATACGCAAGTAAGTTCGATGCACTCGCATTACGTATTGGACTTATGTATAATCCGCTGTGTTTGATATCACGAATTTTGTTTTCTGAGGCATTAAACACAATGGAGTTTCTGGGTTGCTCTGAATCAATGTATCGCCCGAGGCGCACCATATCAGTAGGCTGATTCACACCGGAATTCTTAACCATTTAATATACTATTGTATTTTAATTCGCGTATAGTAAACCAGCCATGCCATTTTCAACTCTCAAAATGTTATAGTTAACCGCATATATAGGGTGTGTGATTGGTAAAGTCTCACTTATAATTTTCACGTTATCGAGGCGACTAAAATTTAAAGTACCTGTGGGCTGTAAAGAACTTGTTAAGAGACAGAAACAATACATAAAGAAATCCGGGGAAGTCACATAATTCGTGTGATAATATGCCATGACGTCTATGTAATGTGGTTTCGCCCATCTAAAGTTTCCTATATCGAGGCCATTTATGTTTAACTTAACTCGATTTGATATCGATGTAAGTGCACCATTGGATGATGTATCCGAAGAGGCGATATATTTAACTGGATGACTAAATATGAGTTCTTGATCCAATTCACCCGATGGTATGTTTTTTTGTACTTGTGTGATGAGCATTTCGTGGTTACGAGAAACTATATTTCCGCGCTCTTCGTTGTCGAGATAGTAATAATTCGCATACAATTCATAATTGTAGTTTCCGACTGAGTTCCCCCAGTGAATACGTATTTCTACGTTGTGATAATGCAATGCCACGAGTGGGAGTGCACATTGAGGACCCTCACAAAAGAAAAATCGAAGAGGGTAAAAGTATGATTTAGAGCTTATACCTGGATGTGGGCCGTTTGAGCTCTTAGACACATTCTGTGCGAATGTATCTATAGCGATTTTCTCCGTAAATACCGAATCTTGAGAATCGATGAGATGCCCACCTATGTATAGTTCAACTTTATCTATCACTTGGGTCCAGTCTGTTATGTCTATGGATTGATTGTTATCATCTACTGTGATATACAAGTATCCAAGCATATCACCAGTTTTGTCGAATTTTACGGATGTCATAGCGTTATTTTTCACATTACCCTGCATGAGCTGTTTCTCTACGGACTGTGAAAAATTTGAATGCCGTTTGAATGTCGACGTGAAGAATGATATCTCAGGTTCACCCATGATGTGTTCATCTTGAGCACCTATGGCTATCAATTGCACGACTCCCGCCGACATTTATAATACATAAAGGTAAAAAATACACGTACCTAGCGCCCCGATTCAATGAAGGGCAAATTCTTATTCTTGCAAACAAATCTGAAAATAAAAAAGTTATCGGTGCCATCACTTGTCGTGACCCCGTTTTCATCTCTGAGTGTAAAACTCAATCTATCAACCTTTCTCACCGGAGTCATATATTGTGTGGTGACGTCATAATCATCCTTAAATATGATTGGATTTGACCCGTCCTGTATCACCGTACCGAACCCTCTGTTAAGTACAGTCATGTCTCCTTGACCACCGTACACATTAGACGTTCTTTGGGAATAATTCGTATTCAATTCATCCACTGAGATATGGCATACACTGGAGCCGGATGCATCGATACGAGCCGCCAAAAGACGAGTCTGTACGATGTTTTCGATTGGTTGCGTCAAGTGCACAGTGAAAGTGTTTTTGCTATCTTGACCGATGGTATCGACCGAGATAGTATGATACTCGTATTCAAAATCTGGTAAAACTTGCCGAACCGTATTCACAGTAGTCATTACTAATACATTATATTAAAGATCCACCGATTCCACCGATAATCTTCGCGTCCGCGCTTTTCTTGACGAAATCTTGGTCGCCACAGATACCACCTGGAGTCAAAGACTTGGTGTAGTACGCGGATTCTTTCGAACCTGGCACACATTCAATCTTGTGTTCCAAATCAAAAATGGATTCGACCGCGCCTTCGGGGGCGACTTCAAGATTGATTGGTCTGGGCTGGTAACCACTTCTTCGTTGGGGGAACATCACCATCAATGCCGAGAGGAGTGCGCATATCAAAGCAATCGCCTTAAGGGTGTTTCGGTTTGTGGCGTTGAGTTTCATCATTTATTATGTATGCAATATTTTTTATAAAGTGCGTTAAAGAATTTGAATTAGTTTCAAAGTACAGAGTAATGGACGGAGAAATATCACTCGACCGGAGCGTTGGGAATGTCATGAAGCTTGATGACAATGAACAGGCGTTGATGGATGAGATTGAAATTGAGGCGCCCCGTCCACGCTCTTCGCGGCGCGTCCCACAGCCGACGGTATACAAACCACAGCCACAACCAACGATGCAAGAAGACATCGATGCGTTTGCCAACCCGACTAAGCAGTCGGCTCCACAACAACACCAAGAAGAACCCGTTGATTACGGCGAATACGACGAAGAAGAGATGGAACAGCCACAGTACATGCAAGGTGATTATGCGATACAAGAAGAAGAGCGACCATCGCCTGGGTATAAATCCATCGATGAAGAGAAGGCAGACCTTGTCAACAAACTTGGTCGTCTCGAAAAGAAGGGATTTTCGGTGAACAAACGACTCAATGTATACTCGAACGTTGACGATTTGCGTACGGAAGTGAAGCGAATCACGTATAGCATTGACGTCGACCGCTCTATTAAGTTCTCTCGTCGTATGCTGATTGCGTGTGTGACTGGTCTCGAGTTTTTGAACAAGAAATACAACCCATTCGAAATACAACTCGAAGGCTGGTCCGAGAATGTAATGGAAAACGTTGACGACTACGATGAAGTATTTGAAGAGTTATACGTCAAGTACAGGACGAAGATGCACGTTGCTCCAGAAGTCAAGCTCATCATGATGCTCGGTGGTTCAGCGATGATGTTCCACTTGACGAATAGTATGTTCAAGTCAGTCATGCCCAATATGAATGATATCTTGAAGCAAAATCCAGGACTCGTTCAAAACATGGTCGATGCTGTGAAAAACACGACACCAAGAAGTGCTGTGGACGCCCCATCGAGCGAACCATCGGGTGGTAACCAGTACGAAATGAAGGGTCCAGGCGTCGATATTTCAAGTTTGATGGGTAACATTATGATGCCACCCGCACCACCTATGTCTACCACAGCACCTGAACCCATTCCATCGATTGACGATGACGACGATGATGCGATTTCGGACATCGTCGAAGGTCCAGCCGATGATGACGAAGAGGACAGCGATGTCAAAGAGGTGAAAGTGTCGACCACGACAAAGGGTAAACGTGGTCGTAAGAAAAAGTCAGTAGAAATAAATTTGTAAACATAGAGTATAAATGATAGGGTACTGTCCCCTTGAGGAAGACCCGCCACCCAGGCTTCCTCGGATGTATGCGCCATCTACCGGATCTCGTCCTTCTTCCAGAGGAGATACTCGCACAGAAGACACCTGAAACGAATTACGTCGTTTTGTTCTTTATCGCGGGTGTGGTCGCACTCGCCGCGATGGACGCCATTAAGAAGTAAACGAACTATTTTTACCATTCGCATATCATGTGACTGGTAAAAACAGATTAATTTAAGCGTTTTCAAGTTCATCGACCATTTCTCGTAGTTCATTTATAGCCGCAACCGTGTATGCGATGAGACCCACGTAATCGAGTGTTTCGATTGAAGTGACCCGTTCGTAGTATTTTCGATGAGATCTATCATCCGTACTACAAGGCATCCTATAATTACACTACAAATTTATCAAACACGTACCCCGCGCGAATGCATCGGGTTCTTCGGGTTTTACTTTGGGCATTTTGAAACCACCCTGTTTATAGACACGAAGACGCTTGTTATACATGGCGTGACACACTGACCATTGATCAAAAATATCGTAGATGTTTGGGTTATTCTTTTTCCCCTTTGTTTCGCGCATGACGCGACCTATGGATTGTACTATGTCGGATTTGGGCGTCGCGAGAATAACCGTGTCCAGAGAAGGTATATCCAAACCTTCATGTGCTTGACTAAAAGTTGCAAATATTATCTTTTTTGTGCTTGATTCTGTGAGGTCAGCTTCTTTCATACCCCCCATGTAAAGACCCGAATTATTTGGAAAACACTGATGCAACATCATGCAGTGTTGACGGCGGTCACTTAACACAAGTAATTGTCTCGTGCTTTGTGTGATACGCTTGATGAGACCCACGAGCATCGCGTTTCGTTCGCGCATTTCTGTCAGTTCTGTGATCATAGTCGAGAGTGATAATTTCCCAAATCGAGTACACGGTGGTGGGTCTCTAAAACGCGGACACTCAAACTCGATTGGAAACACTTCGACCTGCTGTTGATTTTCTCGTTCCACGGCAAAAAATGTAGGGCCCATAAACCAGTGAAGCACTTTCGTGAGTCCATCTTTCCTGTTTGGTGTCGCAGATAAACCAAAAATGTGTTTGGGGCACATCTTAAATAAGGATTGACTAAACACCTTTGCACATATATGATGTGCTTCGTCTACTATGAGCGTACCAACGCTATCAAAATCACCGAATGAATATTCTTTCAGTGAGAGCGATTGTAACATGGCTATCACAAAATCACAGTCAACTTCTTTTTTGTTTTGTTGAACTCGACCTATGGTAGCACCTGGACAGAACTGTTTGATTCGTTCTTCCCATTGATTTGCGAGGAATTCCTTGTGCACGACAATCATTGTTCTGTATCCAAGTTTACACGCGATAGCTAACGAAACGGTGGTCTTCCCATACCCACACGGAAGGCTGAGGACTCCATGACCCGCATCAATAGCCGCAGCAAGTGCGGCGTTCTGATGGGTGGCGTCTCTGAGTGTCCCATTGAAACGCACACTAATTCGAACAGGTTCTGGTCTTTTGTCATCATGAGGTTCTCCCATTTTACTAATTCCATAGTATCTTGGAACGCAGATTCCGTTCTTAGTTGGTCTAAATACCTTGAAAGGTGGTGGAGGAAATCCAAAGTCATCGTTAACGATGGCCCTTACCGTGAGCTCTTTTTTTATTTCGGGTAGTGGATTGTTAATTATGTATCCACTCCTTGTGAGCATTCTACTGTATTAAAGATTGCAAACTTTAATAGAGTACATACAAGATGCCAAAGCTTAACGTTGAAGAAAACATTAAAAAGCTCCAAGAAGCCGTCGAAACGACATACCAGGAACTTCACCGACTTCAAGGAAGTCTCCGTGTATTCTTGGGATTCAAGGAGAATGGTTTGGAAGAGATTGATATTCCGGAGAAGAAAGAGGAGGAGTCTGAATCGTCTTAATCACCCAAGCATATCCACTGTGATTGGCGACATTCCACGCGCCACTAAAATTTGCTAATATTTTGACTTTGTCACCCTTAGCTAGAGATTGCACGGGTGTGTTACCTTCGACGGTACACATCACGCGTCTGTATCTGAATGGTACTTTTATTGTTAAAACATTTCCCTCGAGTGGGTCGTCTACTTTTTGTTTGTTCATGATAAATCTTGATTTGCTCTCTTGAAGTCCGTGTATGTAGTCACGCGTTCTGTCATTCACGACTACGCGCATGTACTTTTTGTCGTTATATTCATACATGGGTTCGTATACTTCACATTCCATGGGAATCATGATTTCCTGGTATATATAGTGATTAGAATTAAAGCTATAAGTACGAATAGCACGAGTGTGACTCGTATAGGTTGTAAAGGGCCTCTGGTATTGAATTCCTGTTTACAAAAAGTACGACTCACTTCTATGGATGCTTCTATGCTCGAGTAAGGTGTATTTCTAGGAGACATCATACCACACAAAGCCACGTGTTTATTTTGACCGAAGAAAGGGACTTGTCCGTGAAGACTCAAAACACCCGATGATTGTTCGAATACCCATCTTCCATCTTTCCAATCAGCACCCCATCCTATGCGTACATTCTTAGGTTCTGGAATATTGAGTTGACGAATCACCTCGGGTTTAAGTATATCTGGATGTGTAGTTAACACGTCTTCCGTGAGCTCACATATGACACACGAGACGGTCTTTCCGTCGGATAAGACCACTGGTTGTAATCGGAGTTCTGTGTTCATACCAAATTCGAGGTCGGATGGTAATGTGACTGGTTCGTCGTAGTCGAGTAACACGTTTATACACCCGTATGTACTCGGACCTATTTTTTTGAATACATCTTCACCCCAATTGTCACCCACGAGTTCGAGTGCTTTACTGTTATCCACGCATACCACGAGGAGACCATCGTTTATTTTTACACCATCAGTGAAAGTCGCCTCGTACCCATCTTCGAAATAATTCACGCCTTCTAGGTGGGTATTAAACATAAACGTGGCACCATTTTCTAAGAGTGCGGTCTGCATGGCGTCACACATGACTTTACCGGAAACACGTTGAGTGTATTGTTTAGAGAGTCCCACGTGGTCGAAATTATTCACGAACTCGTATGCCGACATGGTTTCCCAGTCAACACCATCCATGATAAATGTAATAGTACGTATGAGTCGTTCACCCGATTCCGTGAGTGACCCAATAGCGTCTTTAAGTGATATGGATTTGTATTTGGATTGTCTCGCGAGGACTTTACCCGCGAGTGCTGTGAGTGTGAGATAATCTTGTATACCGAGACTTTTAAATATGGTTTTGTAAACATCCGTCTTCGCGGGCTGAAACATGTCGTCCCATTCGATTCCCATTTCCCTGAAGAGACTATCGGTGTTTACGAAGGCGTTATCAAACACGATTCTGTGTGCGTGTAAATCACGGGTCTCTGTTTCTGGTTCCCACCACGAACCACCCGCTGATGGTTTGCGGTCGTATACGATGACCTCATGATCCGTGGACCTGAGAAGTTCCCATGCGACAGACATGCCTGTGGGTCCGGCACCCACGATGTGGACTCGCATTTATAATAGGGTACCAAAAATATTACGCTGGAAGATACAACACATTCCGCGTGAGTTGATAGAAAATCATGAGATATAGTGTTTCAAATCAAAAGACGAGAATAATTGCGAAGCAACACCATGTTTTTTCATTTTTAAAAACACAAAAAACTTTTTTTATTTTTTCAGAAACTTTTCAAAGAAGAAAGCGTAGAAAAAAATAATTTTTTTATTTTTAATTTTCGAGATGACGAGAATTTTAAGGTTTTGTTTGAAAAAGACATAGTCTCTACATAAATGGTAAAATGGTTTATGTAGGGGCATACAGTGTTTCAAATCAAAAGACGAGAATAATTGCGAAGCAACACCATGTTTTTTCATTTTTAAAAACACAAAAAACTTTTTTTATTTTTTCAGAAACTTTTCAAAGAAGAAAGCGTAGAAAAAAATAATTTTTTTATTTTTAATTTTCGAGATGACGAGAATTTTCAAATGGACCCGATTTAAAGATTTGCGACATACATGTATAAATGAACTCTGTACTCAAAATTGTACCCGGTCACAAGGGTGTGATCGTGGGGAGCCGAGAAGACATGATACAACGGACACTTCGACAGAGTCGCGTAAAACTCACGACTAAATATATGTGGAATCCAAATCGTATGACGTACATGACGGTACATTACCTTCCCGACGGAACTCCGTATAATGCCATGACGTTAAAGAATAAAATATCTCGATATGATAAGGATGCGGACATGTGTCTCGCTAAAAGTTCACCCTCTGACAAAACAGAAACGTAAAACGTGGAAGTTTGCGGCTGAATTTCTGTGGCGCAAGAGATTCACAAAAAGTCAAGGTGAACTTGGTTCTTGGACTCGAGATCAGTTAATAGAACTCGGTCCAACATTTGTAAAGTTAGGCCAAATTGTATCAACGCGTGCAGACCTTTACCCTCTAGAGTTTACACGAGAGCTTGAATCTTTACAGGATAATGTCCCACCGATAGACGAGGGATGTGTAAAAGATGTTGTAAATGCGAACAATGTATTTTCAGAGTTTGAATATGTACCATTTAAATCGGCGAGTATAGGTCAAGTACACAAAGCTAAGTTATTGGATGGACGTGAAGTTGTAGTGAAGATAAAACGCCCCAATATTTACGATATAATGAAACGCGACACTGATAATATAGTGGATGTCGTGAACTTTTTAGAAAAGGTGGGGGTAGACACGGGTACGACTTCCGGTCGTGTACTCGAAGAGTCCATCGATTACCTATTATCTGAATCTGACTATGTGAAAGAGATGAATAATGCGAATCGCATGCGACGCGCTTTTAAGGGTGTGAAATGGGTAAAAATACCACGCGTGTATCGCAAACTGTCGAGTGAAGACATGATAGTCATGGAATATGTAAAATCGGAAAAACTTACGGAAATACACGACGAACATGTAAACCCCAAAAAGGTGTGCGAAGCGCTCATCACATCTTATGTGATTCAAACCATGGAAAAGGGGCTTTTTCACGCCGATCCACACCCGGGAAATATAGGTTTTTCTAAAAATGGTAAACTCGTGTTTTATGACTTTGGTCTTGTGATAGATATATCTGATGAACTCAAAAAAGGTTTCCAAGACCTGTTTAAATGCATCATAAATAGGGACACAAAAGGTATAGTACAGACACTCATAAAACTAAATATAATAGTTCCGACGACGAGTGATACCAGTGACATTGAAATATTTTTCAAGACCGCACTGAACTATCTCGAGACACTCGATGGTGGGAGTTTCAAGAATGATATTCTCGAAGATGAGATACTCTTATCTCTCGCACAAAAGAAACCATTCACGATTCCTACATCATTCGTGTATCTCGCGAAAGCATTTTCTACGGTGGAAGGTACGTGCATAAAACTCGATGAAAATTTCAATTATTACGAATACCTCGAACCCATGATACGCGATCAATTCACGGATTCTTTCGATATTCAAGACGTGTTTTCGACATCATTTGAAATGCCTTCGCGTATAAAAAACATAAGCACAGCTGTCCTGGGCTTGGAAGAGTCCAGGGCATCTATGAAAAGATCGTTAGAAAAGACGAGAAAGGAAATGCGTTATGCGCAGTATAGTGTGTTATCTGCGGTCATAGCTGGGAACATGGTAGAACACTTACCTTCTTTTACATTATTGTCTGCGTTGAGTGCATGGTTCGCGTTTACTTCTTATAAAAGTCGATAGAAACCTCTTCTGTTGGTTTCTTTTCTTCGGCAAAGAAAGCTTTGTGGCTTTCCAAAATCTCACGGGATCGAGTCTTTTCACCCTCTGCGATTTCGGAAAGACGCTCACGAATAGACGTAAAATCGTCAATTCGCTGTTTCTTCATCTTTTTTCCGTACTTCTTGAACTTCTTTCGAATCGCGTTTATGTTAGCTTGGGTCGAGGCAATAGAGAGCATGTTAATATAACATTACAAATTAATATTCAATCTTTTCAATTTTTCTTCGAATTCACGCCTTTCACCCGGTGATTCAATCTTTTCACCGGTGACGATAGCCCTGATTTCAGGTCCAGTTAAATGCATGGCATCCGCGCGGAAATCCTTGAATGCCTCCATCGTGACGGGGACGAGGGGTTTGACCAGTTCGTAAATCGCATTAGCATATTCGCGAATTTCCATTTGGGCGTGTTCATCCATACGTAGATGAAGGTAATGCATGAGATTGTGAAGGTTGATCTTCCAATAGAATTCTGTGTACGTCGATTGTGGAAGGTTACCACGCGCTTGTTCTCTACACGTACCTCTATCAAGAAGGTCTTGGTATAACTCAAAAGATTCACTGAGTTTTTCGGAAACCTTTGACGAGAGTTCTTCCCCTACATCTACGACACCTTCTGAACCTTGATTGTTTACTTTGGATTGCCCGCGTAAAACGTCTGGTTCGTAGTATTGTGTCGGAACGACGGAGTATCTGGCGGAGAGTTCGTTGATGCTGGCCATGCGGTGGCGCATATGCTGTCGAGCGATATAGATGGGCATCTTGATGTGAAACTTGAATTCCACCATTTCGAAGGGTGTTGTGTGCCAGTGTCTAAGGAGATATCGAATAAGTCCGCGGTCTCCTCGTGAGGTTTTAGTCCCATCTCCATACGAGACTCGGGCAGATTGTACGATGGCCGCATCCACATCTTCCCGAGGCATGTGGTCCACGAGGCGAACAAATCCGTGATCCAAGACATCTTTCTGCATGTTATTCTAACTATGCACTTATTTCCTTAAGTAAAATGATTACATTCATTACCTAAGTCGCATAGATGTGTATAGTAAACTATATAATTAAAATGGCCGCAACAACCATATTTGACAATTTGATAGCATTTATTGAAACTTCTACGAAAAAGGTGAGTGCGTGGGATGATTCACCGCTTCAAGACATCCGCAAGCTGAGTGCTGATGCGATCGGATCTGGGGGTGAGGCGCTCCTATTCAACCTCTGCAAAAAGCATGGCATAGACGTTGAATGGGATGGGAACAAAAATATCTCCAAAAAAGGCTCTTCTGATAGACCGTATGACATGTTAATACGTGGAAGAAAGGTGGAAGTAAAAACGGCTCGGATGGGTGAATATTTCACGTTCCAACACGAAACCCTGTCTAACGACAATTCACCAGACTTTTGGGTGTTTGTCGATATCTCGCCACATGAGACATACTTTACTGTCATTGACTCCTATAACCTCAAGAGTAAGCATCCCATATTACAGCGCACGGCACATTCTAGGAAGAAAACCAATGATGTCTATAAACTTGACACAAGCGAGTGTGTTCTCTAACAAGGGTATGAACTCAGAGATCACGATGAAAATCGCACACGGTCAAGCAGACGATGCGTTTGGTGATTGGATTCGTGAGCGTATCCAACCACTCGATCTCATCCAAGCAGTTGATGAATTATCGACGCTCTTAGATTCAAAGCTGAGTTTGTTGATTTGAAACTCTCTTTAGACCATTCGATCTGCTTAGCTTTCTTAATTAAACACTCAGCATTATTTTTAAAAAATATTCCATACCCCTTCTTACCCGGTAATTCATCGAACGTGTCATACGTTTTCATATTGTTTTCGCCGAAGCATGTAGATGGTAGATACACATGACATTTTCCTATCATTTTTACATTTCTTCTAGATGCTACGGTGCCCCCATCTGATATAGAGTATACACACACATCTTCGTTGTCTACCTTTTTTATTTCAAATTCATCATTGTTTGTGTGTTTAGACCACACTTGAAAAACACCGTTTATTTTAGTTTCATTTCCATTAGGCATGTGAAACATCCCACTCAATTTTTCGCTATGAATGAGGTTATACCCTTGTACTCGTTTTCTAGGTGACCCCCTACCATCACTTTCAAATAACTGTGGTAATATGAAAGCTACGTAATCCGCAAACGCATGTGAGTGATTTATGAAATTCAGTGCCATGTGCCCCCTTAATCCAAACGGTGGATTTCCAATGACCACATACTTCAAAGATGTATCTGGTGGAGTCCAACCTAGGAAATCTAATTTGGATACACCATCACATCTTGGTTCTATGTCTATACCTATCTTTTTATGCGACAATGCATTGAAAAAACTCCCGTCTCCCGCGGATGGTTCTATGAACGTGTATTCATCCGGGTTTACACCCGTGACGCGGAAGAATGTATCTATGCATTTTTTTGCCATGCCTTGTGGAGTAAAAAATTGATCCTTCGATTTATGTGTATACTCACTGTAATCTATATTCTTACCGAGTATTTTGAGTAAATCAAATTCATAATTGGATGGAACATCTTTTAACAGAATCCATCTATTTACCGTACCGGACACTATATTTAGTTTCTTGGCTATCCCAGACACAGTATGCGATTCCAGACATTCCTCTAGTAGCTTAAATGACATATATGGTTTAAACACTTTAAATCCTTAAACTTTTTAATCCCATGACATCCTTTCTTTGAGGCGCCTTATTAAATAAGGTGTGAGTTCATATAGATTACCTACCGGTACATATCTATACTCTATACCTATTTTTTTACCCATTCCTAACAATTGCGCTGTGACGTATCGGTCTTTGTCAAATTTTGTCGCGTATCGGAGTGATGGCGCGTTATGTGTCGCTAAAATAGTGTGTGTATGTGGACACACGAGCGTATACGTCATGGCTTTTTTGTATTCATTGTCAACGTCAGCTTTCGTATCAAATAAACCTTTTTGGTTTCTCAAGTATGCACCTCTCACGAGTTTCACACCGAGTTTAAATGAATCCCTGTGTGCTCCTTCTATATCGTGTAAGAGTTCTTCCATGGCGTCGCGTCTATACATCTGATACGTTTTATACACATGTACATCGTCTTTTGTATTGTGTTCTCCCATCATGTCATAACATATGTCTGGGTACAACACATCTTCGGCGTCTATGCACACCTTAACACCACACGTCTTCGCATGTTTTATGATATTATGTGCGCAATCTCTTGCATCTATCTTCGATTCTCTCGATCCAAAACTCGTGAGTTTTATGGCTGACATAGATCCGACGGGAAGTGCTGTGATGATTTCTTTAGTCGTCTCTGTAATGTGAAACGCATCGGATAATCTACAATTTTCTTTTGCATAGTCAACTATGACTTTCTCGCCTCGCCTGTGTAACATTCGAATTACACGTGGGAGCTCGGTGAATGTCGCTGCATACCTGAGCATTAATCATTAAATATATTTTTTTGTATCGGTCCATCTCGCGTTTATATTTTTCTACGAGGTTTTGCATTCTTCCGCGAGCTCCTCTATACTTTTATAATACCTTTTTAAATCTTTCATAAATCTCTTGTTTTTATCGAGACACTCACACTCGGGTTTGTTAAGGTAAATCCACGCGAGATTTGATTTAGAATAACGCGTTTCTTTTTGGTTTTGGTTTGGTTTTCTAGCCACAAGTTTTTTATTTTTTATGGTTTTCTTGAGTGGTTCCACGCGTTTCGTGAAACTAATGGCTTGCATCACCGTATCCGCGAGGTCATCTTTCTTTTTGGATTCTTTGAATATAGGAAGCCAATGTGAATTCACGGGATTGCTATTTAAAAAGGCTTCACACCGCTCGATGGATACTTTTTTTCGTTTTAGATACTGTGCTTTACCCGGACCACACACATCGGGAATCTTAAATTTTGCATCATAAATTATTGTTTCTGAATTCGGTGATTTTATAACAAAGTATGCATGTAAAAAGTTCTCTACCATTTTCATTTTCTTATTTCTATCAGGTTGCTTCTCTATAAGAATTATGTTTGAATCGAGTACCCATGGTCGTTCGTCTAGATGTTTTCGTAAGGACACAAATAATCCGTCTTTGTGCTCAGGTGGTACACCTGAAACATCCCAGTTCACGACGAGATTGGATGTTTCCTCGAATTGACACATGGCCAGATTTCGTATACCAACATCTATACTCAAAATCATTGATTTAAAGAAAAATTATTTCTTTATCTATATAAATGAAGAACAGACAGATTAACACAATAGCTGTGATTGTATCACTGGTCGTCGTGGCATACTGGCTGTATACCATTCGACGTGAAAAATTGGAGGGCAAGGATTCTAAGGCGGTGAAATACATCAAGGAAGCTTCCCCAGAAAAGTTTATCAACCCATTCATCGTCTACGGTATGGCGAAGGAGTTAACTGAAGATGAAGAAAAACTCGCGAAGATCATTCCACTCGTGAAGTCAGGTGACCGCGAAGAATTGATCGCGTACCTCGAGTCTTTGTAAATTTTTGTTTTTAGTGGTAACAGTACACCACAGAGAACAAAAATGTAATTTAACGTCGCATACCGGGCATTTTCATTTTAGAAAAGTTCGCGGTCTTGAGCCTGTTTTGACCAGCTGGGGACATACCCATCATGGCCATGGCGATGATTATCATCACACACGACAGTACGGCGCCAATGATCGCATATTTCATGGGACCGGTGACTGCACCAACCACACCCGATACCGCCTCACCGGCCGATTCAATGGCTTCGGCGGCCCCGCCAGCCTTGGACCCGGCGGTGGCTTCACCCGTGGCTACGATTTCGTTTGCCATTTTGTTGGTCGTGACAGCCGAGAGCAAGTTCTTCGCGACGGCTTGTGCGGCGAGATCGGCCGATATGTTTTGTTTGAATGTCAGGGATTCGCCATTAAAGCAGTATACTTCACCAATGTTAATTATTTGGTCTTGAATATTAACAGCTTCATTTATCGTTTTCGTCAGGTTATTGGTTTCGAGATTAGTTTTCACGATGTTTTCTATTTCTGTGTTAATCTTTTGGTTGACGTTTTGTCTGTCACCGAATTGCATGTTCCCCATTTGTGTTTGTTTATCGAGTGCCGCCCCCGCCTGTGCTTGAAGTTCGCTCACGATATCATTTTCAACGGATTGGAAACTTTCTGTAATTTGTTCAGTCGTCGCCATAAAACTTGATGTAATCTCTTGATCGGTAGTTATATTACACCCGACAGATTCCAATATATTGAGTTCCATATTTTGAATGTTCTGCATGGAGTTTTCATTGATGGATTCGTTATTGGTCACTGAATTATACATGACATCATTCACAACACTCATGTTGAATTCCTGGTTGATGGTACTACTTCCTCCACCACCCATGTTGTTTGTTTTGTGCTGAGAAAAAAATAACACTTAAAGACTACCATTTCCTTTAATGTATGTGGTGTTGGTGGTGTTGTCATCCATTTGAAGGTGAAACTTTGAAACTCCCATATAAATACGATGATAAACGTAGTAAATTTTATACATGCGGTGGATTCTGTTCTTGGAGTTGTATGAAAAGATACGCCATAGATAAATACGGAATTACACGTGGAGGTATCATATGCAGTAACATTATCATTATGCGAAAAAAGTTATACAACAAACTTGGTTCGATAACAATAGCACCTCTACGTGAAAGACTCAATGTGTTTGGTGGGGACCTCACTATAGAAGAATTTAGGAATAATAGCGTCGTCGACAAAGAAAAACCCAAAGAAATAGACATGAAACCTCATGAAGACCGGTTAATACCAATTATTTCAAACACAAAAAAGATGGATGAAATAAAGAGTGCATCCGGTAAAAACGAGACACTCAAATTAAAGAGAGATAAACCACTCAAACGAAACCAGAACAATCTTGAATCAGCACTTGGACTCATCATTAAGCCCAAACCTTAGAATTCGACGTTGTTTATTAGTTGGTTTCGATTTGGGTATATTTTTTGTGTTCAAACTATCTATCCAGGTCTCTCCATCGTATGCTTTCCAACGAATGCCATGCTTATCTATGACCTTTCGACATATAACACACGGAAGTGATACACCTTCGCCATAACTGGTCTCTCTGCGTATCACTAGCGTACCAAACTTACGTTTAACCCAAGCCGCAAACTGATGACCTCTGTTTCCTCGTTTGAAACACTCGCGTTTTAGCGTTTTTATCATTCGCCTTTCGGCGCAACATATACAATCACTCTCGAAAGTGGCGAAAGTGACGCGTCGTGTAAGTTGTGACGACCGGATAGCCCGGCATTATTACCTAACCATACATACATCGTTCCTTTTAATAGAGTTACAATTATCACATGAATGCCCTTCAAAAACGAAACAACACGTGTCACATTCATTCAACACTCGTATGTTTCTTTTTACAAGCTTATCTTGTGAATGTAAGATTAGGTCTTTCACTGTGTAGATTCCATACATAACCATTGTTTCCAGATTTGGAAATTTCATCCTATTTACCAAAGCAACCACAACCTTTAGTTATCTTTAGCATCACGGAGAAGCTGTCGATCATGGGTGGAACCATCTTTTTGAGGACGACTTCCAATTCGGAATCTTCTTCACCTTCATCGATTTGCTCTATCAAAGAGTAAATCAAATCAAGAACGAGTTCTTTCTTCTCTGGACCCCTGAGTGCCTTGATGCTGTTAACTTCCATCATCAAGCTGGAAACGATACCACATATGTTTTCCTTGTTGACACCCGTTTTCTTGTATCGTGCGGTCAACATCTTGACACGTTCCGCGACCTTCTTCGCCTGTTGGGACTTGTTGTCATATCCATCAAGGATGGATTCTGGTGTGGAGCTCATTTATTATGTATATAGAAATAAATTCTCTAATAATTATAATGGATGCAGACAGCATCATAGTTTTTACTGCGAGTTCACTCGGTGCGTATCAATTGGCGCGTGAATTTAGTGACGTGTATAACATGAAGAAAGTTGATGGTTATACACCCGAATATGTGATATCTGGTATAGCCACGAGCATACTCTGGGGAATTTACCAGTACAGAAATGGTTCAAAATACTACGCTATGTACTCTCTAACAGGTGTGTTACTTGGTCTCTATACACTCGTGCGGATTCGACGCTTGATGGAAGACGAGCCTCAAATGTCGTTTCTGACGTAAGTTTTCCCACGAATTGTAATATTTTACATTTTTCTTCGAAAGTTAATCTTCCTGTCTTTTGCATCACATAAGACAGGAGCATTAAGATGATTTGAATTGAATCGATCACATGCATATCTATTTTTTACAAATTTTAAAAAGTAACAATTTTCCTTCGTCTGAAATATTTGACATAAATGTCGCATAGAACTTTTCAGCCGTGACCTGTGTGCCATCAAGATATGTGATCTTATTTATAGATTTTCTAAAAGTGTTAAGTGCGTCGTAATGTTCGGCACACCAGCGTTTTAATTTATCTATATGTGGTTGTGAGCGATTTATTATCTCTTCTCTCGTATCTTTACCCGCTGCGAACTGAATCTTGTACTCTATGTAATCGTCTATTTCGATGAAATCACCCGCGGTTTTTTCTGGGGGTACAATTTGTGTATCAGCCGCGACGGCGTCAATCAATATTTGTTTGAGCTTTTCGAGTTCGTACTTTTTAATATAAAATTCTTCCGTGCCTTCTATGTTACCAGATTTCTTTGCACTTAACCCGCCTAATGTGGCAAATACAGAACCAATGCAACTCAGTGAACACACCAGTAACAAAAAGATAATTCTCTTATCCATCTAGTGTAATACGATATTAAATTTACTGAGCCATCGGTCCTGGTAATGGTCTATAGCTAGACATTCTCGCGTTTGGTTGGATACCCCCTCGCTTCAATGTTGGCATTTTCACACCACGACGCTTCATCATCAAGTAAATAGATACTATCAACAAAAGTATGTGACCCAACAACGAAACAATACCAAAGTTTCGAGCCGACTTATCAGCGGTGCTACTACATTCGCTGGTCATCGCCAAAGTCATGGAAGATGCAATGAGACCGAAAATACCGAACAAGAGCGCGAATGCGGCGGCTTCGGATTTCACAATCTTAGTCACCAAAAGTGTGAGGATCATGGCGATGGCTGCGGCCATCGTGTGACTCAAGAACCCCTTGAGATTCTTCCATTTCTGCGAATTTTGTACTTGGTCGCAATCATTGAAGGTCTTGATTCCTACCGAACTCGCCGCGATATAGAACACGCCCATCACTGCGATCAAAAACAGCGTACCATATGACATTTCCATGTCTTGACCTGTTCTCGCAGCGAGATTGGATAATTGTTGCATGTCAAACTTAGATGCAACCATTTTTATATCATGTACTGAGAAATTTAATCATGTCGTCGATACCCTTCTTTTGTGACCATCCGAGAGATTTAAGTTTGTCTGCCGATATGTAGTATCGACGGTCGTTAAATGGCCGGTCGTCTACGTACTCTATCCAAGCATCGTAGTCTTCCGTGTTTTTAATGGTCTTTATGATGAGCTTTGTCACTTCCATGACCGTGAGTTCGTGATCCGATGCTATGTTATATATTTCACCCTTTTCACCCTTTTTCCAAACGGTATCCACGGCGTCAACCACATCATCCACATGCATGAATGCGCGTTTTATGTGGGCACAACTCAAACCGTGAATAGTGCACTTTTTGTTTTCTTTGAGGAGTTTCTTGAACTTTGGGATGAGCTTCTCTGGGTACTGATTTGGACCATACACGTTATTACATCTTATGACCTTTATGTTCATCCCGAATGACTCGATGTATGAACGTGCGAGCATTTCAGCGGCCGCTTTGGATGCCGAGTAAGGATTCGTTGGTTTGAGTACCGCATCCTTTTCGGTAAATGGTACATCCGTGACACTTTCACCGTATACCTCATCCGTGCTGAAGTGAATGAACTCGACGTTTGGTAGAAAATACCTACACGCTTCTATTAACACATGTGTCGCGTGTACGTTATCCTTCGTAAACGTGAGTGCATTTTCAAACGAGTTGTCTACGTGACTTTGTGCCGCAAAGTGAAACACGTAATCAAACTCATATTCGTGTATGAGATGTTCAATGAGTTCAGCGTTACCTACATTTCCCTTGATAATGGTAGCCTTTCCATCATCTACGTTTTTAGTGTTTGAACAGTAATCCATTTTATCAACGGTGACAAACTCAATATCTGGGTATTTGTCTTTCATCCGGTTGATAAAATTGGACGCGATGAACCCACATCCCCCCGTGACGAGTGCAGTGGGCATTTAGATATTAGAAATTACTTGTTTTAAGCTGTTTAATGAAAATACTTACCTTTTGGTTTGAAATTATTTAGAAGTTCACACACTCTGTCAACATCTTCAATTTCCAAACCATGATGTGCACCTAGAAGGAACCCATCTCTCATTATCTTATCTGCGTTTTCAAATTCTTGGAGATACTCTCTGAACGCCGGGTGTCTCGTGATATTACCAGCAAATGTGACCCGTGTTTGAACATCATTTTCTTCGAGGTATTTCACCAATTCAAGTCTATCCGAACACTGTAGTGGAATCGCGAGCCAGTTTGGTTTTCTGGAATCATCTGGAAGCGTGTAGTACTCCGTGTCCTTGAGGTTTTCGAGGTAGCGTTCGATCATCGCGCGTCTCTTCTTGAGGAAACCTTCGAGTTTATCGAGCTGAACAAGACCAAACGCCGCGTTCATTTCACACGCCTTCAAGTGATACCCCGCGACCCCATACAAAAACTTCCAATCGTATGGAATGCCATCGACGGAGTGATTAAATCGTTCGCTCGGCTCTTCGATGTTATCACCGATTCTACCCCAATCTCTGTACATGAGTGCGCGCTTGAGATGTTCCTCGTCGTTAAACATGACCATGCCACCTACGCCACCCGCGGTGATGACGTGACTCGCGTAGAAGCTCGTGGTGCTTAAATCCGTGCACTCAGTCTTTGTGATCGTGTCGGCGGAATCTTCAAACAAAATCACGTTTGGAAATGCTTCGCGGATGGCCTTCCAATCGGGTGTGTTTCCGATTAAGTTTGGAAGAAGGAGACACGTCGTGTTTTCCGTGACAACCTTCTTGAGTTGTTCTACACTTGGAACATACGTAGCGAGTTCTACGTCACAAAACACTGGTTTGTGACCCAGTTGTACGATAGGCGCGACGGTAGTGGAAAATCCACACGCAGGTGTTACGATTTCAGAACCCTTTGGAAGGTCGAGCGCACACAAACCTAAAAGGATCGCGCTACTCCCGGAGTTTACAAAGAGTCCATGTCTCTTCCCGAATATACCTGAAACCCTTTTCTCAAATTCAATAGAACGATCCCCAAAGCCAGCGAGCCAACCATCGCGGAGACAATTATTGACAGCTTCAATTTCTTCCTCCCCGTATGATTCAAATTTATTGGGTGCATACCAAACCTTCTTGGTCATTATAATTTAAAGAACAACCTTGTCTTTAAACCATAATGAGCGACGAGTATGTATTTAAACCAAGTGGTGCTTTAGGTAATATATTAATTCAACTCACTTCTATGCAAAAGGAGTGTACTAAGTTACACGATTCCGTGTACGAGTATGAATTTTCAAATTGTATTACCATAAAAGGATTTACTCGCGTCTCTTATTTGGGTAAGATACCCGAATCTCCTATTTTTATCAACCCTTATACGATAAGAAACGTGCACCCAAGAATACGAGACATCATAGAACCAACGTCATACATGGAACAAATGATCCAAAATCATATTCACCTACTAAAAGATGTATCGTGTGGCGTTTCAGTTCGTCGAGGTTCATACAGTGAGGATTCTAGACAATATCAAGATGAAAGATCCGATCAACCGGGTTTCTATCACTGTTCGGACGCGGGTTTAGAAAGATTTAGAAAAGTTATACGGGATGCTCCGGGTAAGGTGTTTATTTCGAGTGACTCTAAAACGACGTTAGATGACTTAATGCAAGAATTCGGGGACAAATTGGTAACACTTGATACGACTTTTATTATAGGTATGTCCCAACACTCTAAAGAGGAAATGTCTATAGAAAATTACCAATCTATATATCTCCGTTTCTTCTTATTTAGTAAGTGTCCGCATCTTTTTCTCACCGGTGGAAATCCAGATTTAGTTGGATTTTCAACGTATGCCTACATGGCGGCTATTTATGGAAATAAACCATTTTCAATTGTATTTAATTCATAAAAATTCTTTGGGTACCTGGTCTAAGATATCTTGTGTGGTTTTAACTAATTTATATTTTCCATCCGTGTGAAGACCTTCTTCTATGTACATTTTATACGTATCTTCATTTTTATTTTGTGAACTTTCATCGTGACAATGTGAAAAATTTCGTATCTTGTTCGCTACAAATTTTTCATCACCGAATGATGAAAAGTGCCAACCAGCATTCCTATAAAAAGGAAACTTCCAACGCCTATCGCGTAACATTTGCGGGGTTAGATGTTCCAAAACTTTCTTCGTCGTGAGTATAGTACCAAACCACGGTTCAAGTTCCTGTATGTATTTTAAACTATATTGAAACGCTATCATGTTGAAAGAACATATGTGTTGATTGGGAGGAATTTGTATATATTTGATATTTGGAACTTCATCTATATCAGAAATCATGACAAGTGTTTCGTTATCCATATCCTTTAGACCCCTCGTAATACAGTTGCGTTGATAATGTTCGCGTTCCCATGGATTTTCACCGTCGGGATTGTCTTCCACCACTACGTTAATTATTTTATCTTCCCACTCCTTAAACATATCCTTATGTTTTTGATAGTACAGTTCTTTTGGATTACCTCTGAATGTAACGGCCGACTCTACGATTACAAATTTATCAACAATTGGAGACATGTACGTGAGTCTATTTTTGAGTAAGTCGAGTTCATTATAAAATATAAAACAATCGATTAACATATATTTTTATCATTTGAAAATGTCTTTAATACACTTTTAACCTCTTCTACACTAATGATCGACTTCAGACGTGATACATCAAGTTTACACTCGCCACGGTCACTCACTTCATTCGATACAGAATATTTCTCGTTGAATATATCGAGTAGTTCACAAAGAGATACACAACCATCATTTGTGAAATTCATTATACCGGTTATTTTTTGATCTAGTAGTGTTTTAATTTTTGGAAACAAATGTGGAACTATTGTGAGTGACACGCGGGTATCGTGGACGTTATGTGTTCTGTGTCGCATTTTTTCTAAGAAACAGCGTTCATTTTTGTCAAACGTAATTGGATAAACTATACGTAAATATAGAACATCTTTCGAATATACATCTCGAATAACATTTTCTAAAAGTATTCTCGTACGTGAATAAAAGAGTCTATCAAAATTGGGTGTATCATCTTCAGTGAAAAACTTATTACCATCATACACTTGTGCAGAACCCAAAAGTGTTAAATGAATGCCAAGATTTTTACACACTTCTATGAGGTGCAATTGTTGTGTGAGATTTACAAATGTCGTTTCTTCTTTGTGATTTTCGCACCACATCACAGTTGGTTTACCGGAAATACCCGCGGCCGATACGACATATTTAGGTTTCAAGAACTCGAGTTCTTCTTTTATATTTTCCAGTCTCGTCCTACTTCCCACACTATTTGGTATGTATCGTAGAAGTTGTTTACCCAAATACCCACCCGATCCCAATACAACTGTTTCGATGGGTTTAAATAAGCAATTCATTTTATCTTTCGTGGATACGATAGCATGAACGCTTTGTTCCGGCCATTTTATGTTTAGTGTGGGATCTTTCCAATGACAATTTTTTTCTAGTACTGGGTCATATTTACCTCCTAAAAAATAGACGATGTGTGATTCTTCAAAACAAAAGTACCCGTGTCCATGATGCTCATCAATTAATATAGAGTCACCAGCTTTTAGTTCATACATGTTCACACTACCATCGGGGCTCACTACGACGTCGACAATTCTACCAGAAACTACACTTACATATTTCTTATAAGGGCTAAAGTGTATACCTCGTAACACATTCTTATTGTTTAATGATGTAAACGACTGCTCTATTTTAAAGGGTGCTGTAGAAAAATTAAATATCATATCACCCCTTTCATCGGAAAATGTCCGTCATTTAAAGAAAAATGCATAATACTCTTTATATGAGTTTGTTCGGTGACTGGATGAATAATCTAGAACACTACAAAACAGAATTTTCAAATGGTGTACCGTTTAAGAATGTATCAATTCCAAACTTTTTAAGTGAGGATACCATTTCTAAAGTTGTGTCAGAATTTCCATGTGACTTTGACACAAACAAAAATTGGTTTAATTACGAAAATCCAGCTGAAGTAAAATATTTGAATTCCAATATAAAAGAACTTCCACCCACTATAAAATCTGTATATGACGCACTTTCTTCGAATGAAATGGTCAACGCGTTTGCCGAGATTTCATCCATAGATACTCTCGAATACGATCCTACGTTATACGGAAGTTCTATACACGCACATGGTAGATACGGAAGATTACATCTTCATTTAGACTACGAGAAACACCCTATACTAGAAAACAAAGAAAGGCGTTTAAATTTAATCTTATATTTAAACGAGAATTGGGATTCTTCGTGGAACGGGCAAACAGAATTATGGAACGAGGATGTTACAGAATGTGTGAAAAGGCACGAGGTTACTTATAACACTGCTACGTTGTTTCAAACAAATAACATGTCATGGCATGGTGTTCCCGAAAAGATTTTATGTCCTCCAGACGTTTTTAGAAAAACGTTAGCATATTACTACATATCACCACTCGTGACCGAACCCGGAATGCATAAATACGGTGTGGATAGTACCGGGTATAGAACAAAAGCATCTTTCGTCAAAAGACCACAGGATAAAGAATCAGAAGGAATGAAGAAATTATACGAGATAAGACCCAAACGTCGTATAGAAACGGGTGATATATGGGAAGGATGGAATAAAAAAACGGATTAAAGAAAGTATTCCAGTGTCAGTCATATGGAACTTGAAGAATATAAAGAACTTGTATCCACATATACGAAAGATCCAGATGTGTCAAAGAAAACGTGGGCTGTATCATCTAAATTATGCATGTTGTTTGTGGAATTTAGACATATGGATATAATTAAGCATAATTTAAACAATATATGTAACGTGTATGGCGGAGGTGAGGCGGCACTCGTTATTCTTTATAGTGGAGACAATGAAGATATAATAATGGAAACCACAAAAGATTGGAAAAATGTTATATATCGCAAAATGTTTGATACAAATGTAACCGTGAAAGAATATGACCGGATATTTACAAGTTATGATTTTTGGGATAGTCTTTCAGAGTTTGATTATGTGTTAACAAATTCTTGGGATTCATACATATTCAAAAAAATTCCAGATAAATTTTACAAGTATGATATCGTGGGAGGTCCGTGTGGACACTTTTTCGTACCTTTTGAAGGTCGACTCATGAATATATGCTCCAACGTATGTAAATGTCCTAGATGTCTAGAATATAATCACCCTTTTAAAGAGAGTAATTTTAAAGATGCCCCAATTAAATGGATTTTATTGAATGGTGGATTCTTTTTAAGAAAGGTTGAATCAGCTAAAAACTTATGCAAAATAAAACAATGGAGTGGAGAACCAGATGACGTATTTTTTGCTGTATCAGATTTAACTCGACCATCAAAAGATGAAGCTCGCGAATTTGGTATCCAAGATTACAAATACGATGGTAGACCGGTTGGGTGTCATCAGTTATGGATTAAACATGAAAGAGAATATGTAGAAAAACTATTTATTTAAATACACATCCTTCTTACGCCACATGTCTCCATAATCATTCGTACCTTTCATGTCCGTGTTGTCCGCACCTCGCGCGTTATTATATTTACACTTGACGAATTTGACTCCACCAAACTCGACAAATTCTTCAGATGTATGTTGTCCGATCATACACTTTTCAGGGTATGCTCGAACAAAATCTATCGCGGCGTTCATGTACGCACCCGGTCCCGTCGGATACAAACAATCGAGACCGTAATGTCTCCGTTTTATGTTCCAGAGAAGAAGATCAATCATCTTTTTAGAGATTGAATGTTTCGGTACAGAACCGATAAATGCCGTATACATGCATATCTGGTTCGGGGGACAGTCGACACTTGTGTAGTATTCTTTACCAACCTTTTCGAGTGTTTCTATGGGTTCGAGGCAAACCTGTCTGAGATCAGAATACCAACCACCTTCGTTGTACATGATGAGGTGTCGCATGAAATCACATTTATATGAATACGGTTTGAGTGCTTCGTAGGCTCCGAGAATTTCTTCATCAAAATGTTCTTTTATGTACGAAACACAATCGTCACCCGAATACATCTTGACTTTGTATCCAGGATTCATACGATACCATGTTTCAAGTGCCTTTTTCATGCCATCGGGTAATACCGGAAGTTTCCCGCCATCGACGATGACAACTTTGTGTATAACTTTGGGCACCATTACCTAAGTCACGAATGATTTCTTTAAAATAAATTTTACAAATAATATGATTGAACAACACACTGAGTTCAAAGATCTGTGTCAGGGACTGCAGCAGAGCAATGCCATTGTCAAGTAAAAAATTCTCCAATTTATATAACATGCTCGAAGAGGAACTCGAAGACCTTAGTCGAAAAAGGTCGGAGCTAGACGAGATCATAGCGGATCTTTACGAGCTCAAACCACTTTTAGAAAAGTGTGAAAATGACACCATTCTAAAAGGGTACGATGCATGTGATACAACCGTTTTGTCTCTTACGGAATGGTATATACGCACCAAACCTTTATTCAAGGACCTTGTGTGTTGGCTCAATATGTATTATGAACAAAAAATAGAGACACGTCGAGAAACAGATAAATTAAAACAAAAAATAAAAACATTGCGTCACTCCGTTCTCGCCTCGTTTAATAAATCTTGAGAATCTCGGCCACAGCAGGGTGTCTCAGAATGTCTTCGTCGTGCATCATGGCATGTTCAACGTACTCAAATTCATTTCCCTTGAGTCTGTGTACGAGATCCGCGAGCCCATTTTTTCTATCTGTGAGGTCACTTTGTTTCAGGTCACCCATCACAACCATTTTAGAATTTTCACCCAGGCGCGTGAGAAGCATTTTCATTTGGTTTGGTGTGCTGTTTTGCATTTCATCACCAATGATGAATGCATCGTTAAATGTCCGTCCCCGCATGAATCCAAGTGGTTCAACTCTCACCGAATACTCCAATTGATTGCGCGTCAATTGCGTTTCGAACACATCTATCATCGGTCGAATCCATGGTTCCATTTTACGCTCCATCTCCCCAGGGAGGTATCCCATATCTTCGTCGGCCGCAACGATTGGTCTCGTCAGAATAATTTTACTGTACTCCCTAGACTTGAGTTTTTCTGTTGCATATTGACACGCAAACATAGTCTTGCCAGACCCAGCAGGTCCGGTCGCGATTATGATTGGTTTATGTGATTGCAATACCTGTGTGTACGCAATCTGGCCGGGCGTCTTTGGGAGGTTCATATAATATTACTTAAGGTTTTTTCTTTATTACATTATAAGATGGAGTTTCACTTCGTGAATCTTGGTAGGACTAACTTAGCTACTATAACCGACCCGAAACACATACCAAGAGCTATATGTTTTAGAGATCGTGTAAATGCTGTAAAGTATGTTGATTATATCTCTACGTATAGGTCTAAATTTGGATATTGGCCGAGTATTGATTTAAGCGAGCCAATGACCAAGATTATTCCAAAGGAAGGTGCAAAAAAACGCACATCTGAGTATGTGAGAAAATTCATAAAAATAAACACGCTCCAAAAACACGAACTCAATGGGATATCCATGACTTCTGGATTATCTTACTTTTATTGTCATGAGTTTGATTGTGATGATGATCTTTTGAACTTAAAATTGCGTGGTCAGGAAATAGATGGCATGGTTGATGATGAAATGTACAAAGAATCACTTGAATGTAATTTAAAGATAGAATAATCTATTGTATTATATAATGGGTTCGATTGCACTTAAATTTGACCCGACCAAAAAGGAACACGTCGAATGGCTCAAGGCGGCGAGTGACAGTTTTAAGAAATCTATACGCGAAAAAAATGATTTTATGAAAATCGTGAACGAAAATCCAGTATCAGACGAAAAAATAAACCCCCAGGATTGGGCACAACTTCACTTCGTCTTGGCGTTGAAATATACAGACGCGGTTTTTGATGGTACCGCACACATCCCAAAATAAAAAAGTTGCATTAGATAAATGAGAACATACATAGGTGTACTCGCCGTCATCATTGTTTATTTTTTGTTAAGTTCTAATGAACTGTACGTGCCACGTATATTGGATAGTGATTGGTTATCTACTCGTAATGACACAGAAAGAAAAGGGTCCCCATTCAATAAATGTTCACCAGAATCATTTGGTGAGTGCGCAAAGGTTAAATTTCCATACCTAAGTAGGTATTAATTGTTGTAATAAGTAAAAGGCACGATATGATCAGAGACTACGTTATATCTAAATATGCCGAACTTTTGGAATTGCCAAAAGAGCACGCCTTATGCGTGAATCTCGAGAAAAGTACACACAATTGGGCCATTAATCGAAGCACATTACTCGGCGACGTTGCCGCGGCTGATAATTATAGGCACATGAATCGATACAAACACAAGTTTCTCCAGATTCAATATAATTTGAAAAGGTCACCACAACTCAAAAATGAAATTTTAAATGGGGTCGTAAAGACTGCGTCTATTATGGAACTTTCGCCACACGCTTTGTGGCCAGAAGGTCCGTGGGCAAAAACGCTCGAAGAACGCATAGAAAAGACCATGAAAAAGGATTACGTTTCAGTCATATTACAGGATCCGAATTACAAGGGGATATTTAAATGTAAGCGGTGTAAATCACACAAAACGACATACTATGAAATGCAAACTAGAAGTGCGGATGAACCTATGACTGTGTTTATCACGTGTCATAATTGTGATTCTAGATGGAAATCGTAAGACACTTTAAGAATAGAACATTACGATAGTAAATGGACAATCAAATCGTCGACGTGCAATTTGAAGATGGTACCATTTCGATATGTCAGATTATTCAACAGACGGGAGATGAATACATTGTATCCGAAATGATATGCAAACGAGATGGTATGTGCACGTTTTCGAATAACACATGTTCAGTTACTAAAGATGCTGTGTGTGGGTTCTATGATGTAACAAAATTAGAAGATACAAAATTATTCAGGCGCATTTCTAAAAATGTATATGAGTCGATTTATGATTCCGATGAAGACTATGAAATGTCGAGCGAAGATGAATCAGACTCCGATTCTGATATTAGTTTGGATGAAGAAGAAGATTAATTTCTGTGTATGTAATAAATGAAGAACACGAAACAAACACTGATACTTGCCGTAGTCGCCATCGTCGCCCTTTACACATTTATGTATCAACCAAAACAGCGTAAGGAAGGTTACTGCGGTGCTTGCCAAAAGTAAACCAATTAAACGTTAGACGCGTCATTTTACAAATGGCCCCGTACAGACCACCTAACACACATTATAGTGAATTAGATGTCTCGTCGTACGAGGAAGATGACATTTTCAAGTTCGTAGGTAAGTCCGGTAAGAGATTTTATTGGCTCACTCGATTTCTTGACTTGTCCTATCTCTGGTACGACAAGAACCGTAGAGTCATTGAAATTTGGGGACCTTATGAATCTCTCCAGAATTTTCAGGCTCATCACATTATCGAATGTGAATTAGACCTAAGTTGTAATAAAGAATAAATGAATTTAATACAAAATGCACAAGCGCCCCGCGTTAAGATTTAGAGAACCGTGCACGACCTCTTCGGTGGGTCCAGCGGATGGTACATTTTTACACTCTATAATTAGACCCAAAAAGACCGAATACTTTAAACCACAAGAAACATATATCGCGAACTATGATAATTATATCGAAAATCTACGAAAATCGTGTGAATTGAGTGGTGCCGAGTTTAAAGTTCCAAAATATATTTTACCTATATCCGAAACCACCGCGGTTCCACCAGAAAATAAGCCTTTGGTTAATCTTGTTGATGAAGTGATAATGCATGTAAATGTTTTGAAGTGTGGTAAAGTGCGAGTTAAGCTCATTACACACATGGCAACACTGTACGAAAAGTATTTTTCAAAAAATAAGATACCACCACCTAAAACATTGGCGGCGGCATTGAAAGCGGTCGGATACAACGAAAGTTATACGTCTAAAATAACCGATACGGTTGAAAGTAGAAAGAAGATGATGAATACTCGATGGAAAACACTCGATGCTATATTAAATAAACCATCTGCATCAAATTCAAAGAAGAAGACGAAGAAAAAAGTCGAGCCCGAAATTGAGCCTGAACAAGAAGATGACGAGGACGAGGACGAGGACGAGGAAGATGATTTGGCACCCGCCGAAGAAGCAATCGGTGACGAGGAAATTGAAGATGATGAAGAGGTAGTCGAAGAGGAGTATTTTTCAGACGCTGATTAGTTCCTAAGTCGCATTTAACTATATTGTAATTACACTCAAAATGTTTATCACAAACGTCATCGTGAATAATACCATTCTCGAACGCACCCTGTTTTATAATATAAAACAGGCATCTAACTACGCATTAGAAAAATCAAGAGAAAAGGTTTGGAAGCTCAGTGATACATCCGTGTATTACGGAAACGTTGAATCGAGAGTATACGAGATAAATATCGAAGAATCATCTGACCACAAAGATGAACATATTCTTTCTTTCCTTGGATCCATGTGAAAATGCAAAAATGAACTGTGACCAACACGTCGTAAAAATTCAATTGGAAATTGTACAAATGTTATACACGGCATGGCATTTGTCTATGCAGGGGGGCTATGTGTCAACGCACGCACCTTTCATAAAGAATGGAAGTCGACGTGGGTATAGACCCGCACACCCCAAACACCCGATGACCATGTGGGTTGCGTCATCTTTAGAAAACTATATGTACGCGTGTAAGATTGGCATCGCTCTTACACTCGAATACACGCGCAGATATAGAAAAATACACACGTGTGCAAAGCATCTGATGTGGTTATGGGATAATCATCCACCGTGTTTCGAATCACGTAAAAGTGATACAGCGTATTATTCAAATGAAGGTATTCCCGAGTGTATGCCCGAAATGTACCATAGTTCATCGATAACCGATGCGTACCAAATGTACTACATGATAGAAAAGATGCAATTTGCTAGATATAAAGATTTCTGTGTTTAATATAATATGCTAACAAGTGCTAAACTTTTTAGTGCACGTTCAATCTCGGTGCGAAAAAAAGATAAACCACAACCTAAACTATTCAGTCAGTTTATCAGGGGTGTGAAGAAGAATGAAGTTCAAGATGTTCTTGTTCAACCCAATAATCGTGTCGTGTACTATATCGATGAAAACGATGAACTATCAATTTCTAACTATGCGTCATCAGAAACATTTTGGAACACGCTCATAGAAAGTGACGCGGATGTGAGTATAGATTTCGAGACATCGGGTATGTCATTCGGTGATATCACATCTATTGGATTTACCCTACTTCTCGCATTCGCGCTCTTGCGTATGGTATTTTCGGGTGGAGGAGTCAATCCTTTCAATATGTCGGAGAAACCAACTGAAGTAGAAAACGAAATCACGACGAGGTTCGATGATGTCCAGGGCATAGACAATGCAAAAGATGAACTTCAAGAGATCGTTGGTTTCCTTCGCGACCCCACGCAATATATCGTGAGTGGTGCAAAAATACCAAAAGGTGCTATACTCACGGGTAAGCCCGGTACTGGTAAGACACTCCTCGCTCGTGCGATCGCGGGTGAGTCATCTGTACCGTTCATTCAGTGTTCCGGCTCTTCATTTGTAGAGATGTTCGTCGGTGTGGGCGCGAAGCGCGTGCGTGACGTGTTTGAAATGGCACGTAAAGTACAACCGTGCATCGTGTTCATAGACGAAATCGACGCCATCGGTAAAAAGAGATCCATGAATGGATTCGCCGCGAACGATGAACGCGAACAAACTATTAATCAACTTTTGACCGAGATGGATGGATTTGATAACGACACACAAATTGTCGTCATCGCCGCTACGAACCGTGTAGACATTCTCGATGATGCACTTCTCAGACCGGGACGCTTCGACCGTAAGATACAAGTGAGTCTCCCAGACGTGTATGGACGCGAAAAGATTTTACAAGTGCACTCCAAAAACAAAAACCTCTCCCGCGAAGTGAGTCTCATGGATACCGCGAGGCATACGACTGGATTTTCTGGTGCAGATCTTGAAAACCTCATGAATGAGTGCGCCATTCGTTCCGTCAAAGAAGGTACAAATATCATTACTCCATCTATCATTGAAGACATGTACCAGCGTGTCGTTGTGGGTGCAAAAGGTGGTACACCAATGTCAGATGAACGCAAGAAACGTGTGGCATATCATGAGGGAGGACACGCTATTGTCGGTGTTTTGATGCCCGAATACGATGAAGTTCGTAAGGTGAGTATCATTCCCCGTGGTGATGCGGGTGGGGTCACGTTTTTTCAGCCAACATCTGACGAACGGGGTATGTACACGAAGGAGTATCTTTTATCCGAAATAAAGGTTGCGCTAGGTGGACACGCAGCAGAAGAACTCATGTATGGAAAAGAGAACGTCACGACGGGTGCGACAAGTGACTTTGCGCAAGTGTATTCCATCGCACGCGAGATGGTCATGACGTACGGCATGTCTGAAGCTATCGGAAAAATAAATGTTCAGGATAACTCTTTGTCTCAACAAACTTCGTATCTCGCGGATCTCGAGGTCCATAGAATTACAGATGAATGTTACGCGGAAGTCATGGATATATTGTCTACACACAAAGGTCAACTCGAGGGACTCAAGGACATTCTCATCAGGGACGAAATCATCGATGGAAAGGTCGTGTACGACATGATAAAAATGTGAGTGAATAGTAGATATGAGTGCATTCAGACCACCGTCAGGTAAAAGCTCCGGAGGTCAAGTGAGAACATTAGAAACCTCGCCCCGGGGAAACACCCGGGGTGAAGAGGGAACAAGTCCATTTAGTGGTAGAGCTAGGCGAGCTAGGCGAGCAAGTGAAAGTGATGCCGGACGAAGAACACCTACTACGGGTGTTCGACCTGTAAATGCGATTATGCAGGTATTCAATAGAGAGATTGCACAGATGCCGGCTGGTATGCATCCATTAATAATGGCTAACACTCAATCTGAGTTAGAAAACACGAGAAAATATATAATTAAAAAATTAGAAACGGAACGCAAAAAGCTCAATAACATGGAAACGAAACCTAAAACAGTATATAAAAATATGAATAAACAAGAAAAAATAATTAAAACTCTTGAAAATAAATTGCGTGAATATGATAATGCCATTGAAAGAGTATTCGGACAAAAAAATGGACCACCCAAAATTATTGCCAAACAACGAAATAACGTTCCAAGACCAACTCCCAAAACTAGAACTAAAAGTGTAAATTTTCTTGATCAATTGAAACTCGTTACTGGTAAAATAAACCGTAGTAGACAAACTGTTGTTGAAAGTCAAGCACCGACAAGACAAACAAATTTTCCCAGTAAACAAAGGACATCCACAGACGCACCGAACCCAAGTGCATCAACAGGTCAAGGTACAACGAGCAGAGGAACACAAACCGAGCCACCTAAAAAACCAAACCCACCCGTACAAAGTACACCAAAACAACCTATAAAAAAACCCACTAAACCACAATCAATTAAAAACCAAGGTGCAAGAAAACGCCGGGAACGGGAAGGTTCACCAGCTGTACGAAGGGCACTTAATCAAATAGCCAATCAAAAAAATACACCACCCGGAATCACAAAGACGAACCTTGAACGTCTTTTCCAACCATTTAAACAACCCGTGACCGTGACCGTCGCCCCTACAATATCAGTCAAAGGTGGGTCCGCAAAAGCCACTGGTGGGTCAGCAAAACAAGGTATTGTGATGCTCGCATCCAACGCAACAAAAAAGAAAAAGAAAACACCCCCTCCCAAACCACAATATCTTAAGACACCGGGAACAATTCGGCGCGAAAAAGAAAAGGCGCGTAGCATTTCTGTACGTAAGCAACTCGTCGCTTCCATGCGAACGCCAACAAAAGGTCAAAGAAAAACTCACGTGATTCAACTCATCGATCGTGTGCTTCGTAAAATGAAAGCCCCCAAGGATACCGAAAAGAAACTTATTAAGTTGTACGAGAGCCTAAGTGAGAAGCAAATTAAGAGTTTATTTGGAGGACGTTCACCAGAATTTGTGAAGAATACACTCAAGAAACAGATTGGTTACCTAGAAAAGAAAAAGAGATAAAGAATACACTTCATTTCATAAGTAATGAGCTACATAGCATGGGACACTGAGACTACGGGTCTCCCCATGGCCCGGTCCCGGGCAACCCCAGATAACATAGATAATTTCAAACACTGTCGTATGTTGTCATTGGCACTCGTGAAGTATACCTCGAGCGGGCGGGAGGTGTCTTCCTATCACGGTATCGTGTATCCCGAAGATTTTGAAGTCAAAGCGACCGAAATTCATGGAATCACACCCGAACATGCGAAGGCGGTGGGTAAACCATTCAAACAAATGTATGACACATTTCTCGAGTTAACGCGGGGTGTGGATATTCTTGTCGCACACAATTCACGCTTTGACGAAGATGTGTTATTCTCCGAATGTTACAGACATGGTTTGAGTGTTGAACCCTTCAAACGTTTGCGTTTCGTGTGTACCCTAGACATGACCAAGCGCGTGTTTTTGCGGAACATGAAATTGGGTGTATTGTATCAAAAACTATTTGGTGAAGAACTCGAAGGAGCACACGATGCGCTCAATGACTCGCGTGGGTGCGGACGCGTGTATCCATATCTTCGAGACAAGAAGCCAAATATTAAAGAGATTGGTGTACCAAAGATTATTCTCAAGGCATCTGACGTCGCGGGTATCATTGGTCGAAGTCAATATCGCCCACCACTAGAAATTGTGGATGAGCTATGGAACAAGTATATGCCGAGTACGTTTGCGGGACAGACCAAAGAGCAAATTGCAATGAAGGCAATCGATACATCAAAGGTCGCCAAGGATTTACTCAAAGACGTCGAACACTTTAAATCTACCAATAGTTCGAGTGTTGAACAAAAATTTAGAGCAGTTTCTAATCAATTGGAGAAAAATTCAGGTTTGCAAAAGGTTGAACTTGATGCGGCGAAGGATCACATTCGTAAAACCTTGTATACAAACCACGGTACTCGACACGAAAAGACTACCGCGGATAATTACGAAAATATGCGCGAAGACCCAACGTTTTACAAGTATGATGTGTGTACTCTCGCCGGTACAACGTATCAAATCGTTGGACGAATTGACCGAGTTAGAGATAATGAAGATGGGTCAAAAACACTCGTCGAAATCAAAAATCGCGCAAAGGGTCTCTTCAGAACGGTCCGTGATTACGAGGAAATTCAGTGTCAGACATACATGGAAATGCTCGATATAGATGAATGTGTGCTCATAGAACAGTATGATTCTAAACGTTTGTCTCACGAGATAAAACGTGACCAAGGCATGTGGAATGAACAGATTCTCCCTATACTCAGAAACTTTTGTGAAAGATTTCATGATATGCTTTCGACAAACTAAAATGAGTGTGTATAATAAATGGCGAACACACCCAAGAGAAAAAGAACGCCTTCTCCCGTATCTACACCAAAAAAGCCCAAAGCTCCGATGACACCCAAAACAAAAGCTGTCGCGAATGCACTATCTAGGATGACAACTTCTATCAGATCTCCAGATAGACGTAAAAAGGAAGTGAGACGAAGTTTATTTTCGCCACAGAAATCAGTCGCAGAAAGTGCTCGTATGGCTAAAAGTGCGATGATAACTGCACAAACACGTAAGATATGGAACAATATAAAACCAATTATAAATAAAGCGAAAGCAAATGCAAAGGCAGTCCAAAATAAAAATAAAAACAAAAAATAATAATGACTCGTGAATGTATACACGGGATACCTAGAACACAATGCAGGTATTGTAGTAAATTAAACGATATATTAAACCAGAACACTATATCTCAGCGTAAACTCGTGAGACTTATTGAGGCTGTAGGTCGTAGTTCCATAACGAATACTATCGTTCGAGTTAGCCAGTTACAAGAATACCCTCGCATACCCATTTCTATTAGTAACCGAATGCGACAAGCGACGAGAAACCTGATAAATGCACCCCGTAATAGAGCAGTACGGGAACGTTTTGAAAATGCCGCCATGAATCAAGTAATTCGAGCAGAATTTAGTTTGGAAGGACCATACTCGCCCAGTACTGCGATTACTCCGTCTCGCTCTGGTTTGAGTGTGTACAATCGTTTGGGTACACCCAGAGACAGACGAGCTCGAAGCATGACACCCACGTCCACGCCACGTGTTCGCCTCAGGTCACCCGGATCAAATGAAAATAACATGAATAAATTTTCACCACCAAGGAAGAAATCTAAGTAATTAGTATGGCGAAACTCGAAGATGTCATACGAAATGTATCCATTTTTGGTAATGGTTTGTGTTTAGTAGACAGTGCTTTGAGATTTATAAAATTTGGAAAATAACCCCTTTTCGAAAGAATTTAAAAATTACACGCGATACTATATCATAATATGATAGAATTGGTTTCATCTAGGCTTAAACTGGGAAAGACCAAATATGGACACGGTGTTAGAACCCATATGGATACTACCACATGGGGAACTCCGAAGGATTCATGGATCGAGATGGCCATAGAAGAATACCTAGATGCTATTGTGTATACAGTGGCTGATTATATACGAAAATTTGAAACCCCGAGTGAACCCGATGATAACGAACGCATTCTCGAACTCGCAGCGAACCCCGTGCACATGTTGAGTGAATGTCACGTGAAAATCGTTGAGATGCTGAAAAATCTTGTGGTAGTATCGTTAGCAATAAAATAGTAGCTACTATTAGATATGTCTAACGGTGCCGTCGCTCAATTAGTTGCGCGAGGCAAACAGGACGAACACATCACAGGAAACCCCCAGATAACATTTTTCAATTCATCTTTCAAAAGGCATAGCAATTTTTCGGTATTTACACAGGAGCAAACAATTGAAGGGGTTAGAAAACCTGGGAGTGTGTCGACTGTCGTGCTAAAACGTTCAGGTGATTTACTTGGACCCGTCTATCTCGACGTAAAACTTAACGGTCAAGCGCAACTCATAGAAGATTGGCGCGATGTCATAGAAGAGGTAGCTCTTTATATAGGAGGTCAATTGGTAGATTGTCAAGATTCAGAATTTTCGGAAGATATTGCGATTGATCTTTTGGCGTCTACTTATTCAAAGAGCTTTTCCGCGAGTCTACACGGGGGTCTCGGATCGAGTTCATTCTTTTACCCGTTACGATTCTTTTTCTGTGAATCATGGCAATCGAGTCTTCCTATGGTTGCCTTGCAATACCATGACGTGGAATTAAAAATTAAATGGGCGGAGAACTTTAATGAAAACTATTCGTGTCATTTGAATGCTAAATATGCGTGCTTAGATGAACATGAACGAAATAAAGTAGCATTGTCTGAACACAATATGCTCATTTATCAAGTTCAAAAGAACAAACCTATGAATCAGATGGTACAAGAACTCACATTTAACCATCCAGTTAAGTTTATAGCGAGCAGTAACGTCAGTGGTTCTAATACCCTCGTATCACGGGTTAATAAAGTAAAGATTCAGGTTAACGGTTCTGATATTGATGAATCTAAAGTGAGTGTTCCATATTATACATCCGTGCCGTGTTACTATAACACGGAATTTTCTGCGTCCAATGCCGAGGGTATGTTTGTGTATCCATTTTGTTTAGTGACTTCTAAGTATCAACCAACCGGTACTTTGAATTTTAGTCGAATTGATTCGTGTACTATTCATTGCACAGAAAACATAAACAGGGCTATTTATGGCGTAAATTACAATATTCTAAAAATAAAAGAAGGTATGGGGCGGGTAATGTATGTAGACTAAATTTCTGGTATAGTATTAAAAACAATGGGGAGAGAAGACTTCTCCCAGAGTAGCCAACTATCTACTCTGGTAGGCAAGCCCACAAATCGGTATCAAAGATTACCAAAAAACGTGAACACGCTTCGATCATTAACCGAAGCAAAAGCTAAACCAAATAATAGATACCACTATTCTATCTATCCATTGGTTCAAAAGGAATATCAAGCGTCGTATACGCAACTCACGAATCTCGATTTTTATTCACCTATAATTACTATTAAGGGTTCGGCTATAGTATCCCATTTGATAGGGACGACATACGAAGACGCAGGTGTAACAGTTGATGAAGGTTCAACTTTGATATCGACTGTGTCGACGGTTGACGATACAAAATTTGGGATATATTCCGTCACGTATACGTCGACCGATGGTATTAATCCAGACACAACCGTGGTGCGCAAGGTTAAAGTGGGATTGCGACCAGATGTTACTATAGATGGACAGAATCCAATTAATTTGGAAAAATTTGACGTGTACGTGGATCCCGGTATTACTATCAACGACTCAAATTCATTCCTTACTTCTACGACCAGTACACTGAATAATTTAGCAGTTGGTACGTACACGGTCAATTACACTGTATCGAATCCAGCATTTACGGAAGTATTTTCTAGAACGGTGCGCGTGGATGATACAATTCCACCCGTGATAACCATCGCTGGTGATAATCCATACACCCTTGAACGTTTCGACGTGTATACAGACCCCGGTGCTACAGTTGATTTAGGGTCCGAACTGACGAATACCGATTTAACTAACGTTCAAAACACGGCGATCGGTTCGTTTGATGTAGTGTACACCGCATACGATGGTAATACGACCGTGACCGCGACGCGGACGGTGAATGTCGTGGATACGGTACCCCCCGTGATCACCATACTCGGAGATGATCCATACACGCTCGAACGGTTCGATGTGTACACCGATGAAGGTGCGACCGTTGACACGGGTTCGATTCTCACGACTGACATCTCTGCCGTAAATAATGCATTGACCCATGGAAGTTCTTTCGTGGTGACGTATACGGCGACGGATGGTAACACGGCACACGACGTCACTCAAACGAGAACGGTGAACATCGTCGATACTAAACCACCTGTGATCACACTGTTAGGTGACGTTGATCCGTATCAAATCCAGCCAGTCATTCTGTTTCAGGATGTGGACCCGGGCTTTGAGGTTGATTTGGGTACATCCGTGAGTGTAGATTATTCAAACGTGGTCACTACCGATAACAGCAATTTCGATGTTGTGTACAGAGCGAGTGATGGTGTAAATCCGGATACAGTCGTTTTACGACGAGTCGCGGTGGCCGATACGTTGTCTCCGGTAGTAATACTTAACGGTCCGAGTGTAATCACACTTGAGCGTTACGCAGAGTATGTAGAACAAAGCGTAACTCTAGATCCTGGTTCGAGTCTCGTGAGTACGACTACCGATTTAGATAATACAACAGTCGGTAGTTATACTGTCACGTACTTGGCGACAGATAACATTAACCCAAATACGACAAATGTACGCACCATAAACGTGGTGGATACGACGGCACCCATAGTGACCTTAAATGGTGCGAGTTCTGTGACTCTCGAACGCTACGGTGTTTTCGCGGACACAGATCCAGGTGTAACCATAGATGCTAATGGAACACTCGCGTCCGTGGATATTTCTCAACTCAATAATACTACACAAGGTACGTACACAGTTACGTATAATGTGGTGGATGATCACAATAATGCGAACGTCATAACACGCGAGGTTGTGGTTGAGGATACAGTTCCGCCCGTTGTCACACTTAATAATGAGTCGACATCTTATACACTCGAACGCTACGGTGACTGGTCCGCGATAGACCCGGGTGTCACCATTGATATAGGTTCGTACCTTGATTCCGTTACCGTCGATAACACGAGTACGGGTCTTAAAGTTGTTACTTATACAGTGAAAGATGGTACAAATACCACTCAAAAAAATAGGGTCATAAGGGTCGAAGATACAGTTGCACCCGTTGGTAGTATAAAAAATCCATCCTATCAACTTGAACGATTTGCTGTATTCAATGACCCAGGTGTAGAAAATCTTGATGCTGGTACGTATTTAGCTGGCACAGATACCAGCAATGTTGATAATACTCTAGCGCATGGCTCTACATTCGATGTGATTTATGATTTAGGTGACGATAATACGAGTAATCTCATTCTCACGAGAACAGTGACAGTCGTAGAT